CCTAGTTCTCTCCTTTACCAATCTTGATAAATGTATCTTCCATCAATGCATACTTAGCACTATATGTATCCTATACACGAATAGTACTCATATAATTACGCATCTTTTCTACATTACTCTGATACTTAACCCAACCAGTCTCATGCAATTCTGGTTTAGCATTACCAATAAAATAAGTGTAATCACCAATATGTGTACCATCAGTATCCAATACAGAAGAATAATCATCATCAAGCAAGCGAACCATTACTGACCACATATTGTCTGCCTTTCTAACACTGTCAGAAACAACAAAACACTATTGACCAGTGCTTTCAATCTTGAAGATTTCATGCAAACGATAGTAATTCTCTGGGAAAATCATTTCAATCTCAGAACCGTTTGCTCCATCACCAACTGGTTCAGCTGCAAATGGGACACGTTTAATATAATTAGTTTCTACTTCCCACTCAAAATAAGTAGAATCAATACTCTGATACTTACTTGGTTTAGAATCACCATAATAAACATTTCGCAGTGCCTCTGTCAAGAATGTAGCTGTTAATTCTGGATAGAGTCTTGACACTACTCCGAGTCGGTGAGGTCTTTCACCTAAAAACTTACTAAAATCTTCGTAAGTTCTTGTATCTCCCATGGTTGCATGGTTTGTTACAAAATTTGCTACTAACATAAATAAAATTAAATTTAAAAATTAATCCCAATCGTCTGAATCCCAAATAGATTCATCCTTTTTACTCGTAGCTTGCTTTGTGGGTTTAAATACGAACTTAGATTTGTTAAGAATGTCTCCTTTACCTGCATTATAACCACGAGTATACGCATCTTGTTGTTGCTTCTATAATTCTGCAATTAAATCCTATTCATTAAGTAGCCAAAAGGCAGCTTTAGTTAAAAGCTTAGGATCTTGTAATGCCTTACCTAAGGCACTAGAACCATCTTCATCTAAAGCTAACATAAATTCAGACAAATTGTCCTTGTCTTGATTAGATAATTGAATAGGCTGTCCTGCAAAACTATTAAAGTTGTCAATCTAATTGTTAACCACATTAGCAAATGCCTAATATCTCTGCTGAGCCGCAGCCTGTTGTTGATTTGCAATGTTTTGTTTTTGTTCTTCTTGTAATCTATTATATTGTTGTCTTAATCCGTCTACTGTTTTCTTAAATAAAGTTTCATTAGCTTTAGCAGCTTCTAAGGCTGCATCAAGTTCCTCATCTGTAATGTTATCATTACCAACTTTATTTAATATATCGAAAGCATATAAATCCTCATCTGACATAGCATCAAACTAATTTGTATCCTATGGCTGATTAATCTGTGGAGTAATAGTTTGCATATAATCCTGAACACTCATTCCACTATTTCTAATAGCGTTAATAAGGTCAGCTTCGTCTTCTGCCAAGTCATTATTAGTTTCCTAATGCTCTCTCTAATCTGCTAAGATATTTATCTGCTCCTCTTTAGTCAGAGAATCCCAAGAGCGTTCTGTAACAGCACCACTCTCATCTTCAAATTTAATCTTGTCTGGATTACTAATACCTCTAAGTCTTAATACTTCAGTAGTTAAATCATCTTCCTAATCTCCTTCACTTGGAGGAGTAGAATCAGTTTCCTAATTACCTGTTTTTTCTGGCTTTGGATCTGGTTCTTGCTTTTCTTGAGTAGGAGTTTCATCAAACTCATCTACATCAAACATTGAGTCATCAAAATTACTTTCCATATTCATTATTTCATTTTCATTATAAATATTAAAGAATAAGCATCAAGCTTATATTTATTATCTTCTTTAGGTTGTTCTGGAGTTGTTCCTCCAGGTGTAGTTTCAGTAGTACCTCCTTCAGAAGTAGTTTCCTCTGGAGGAGTTGTTTCTGTTGTAGAATTAGTATATTTAGTTAATTCTATAGATTCTTCTTTAAGAGTCATTCCTGCTTTAATAAACTTATCAATTAAATTAGGAGTTCCATTAGTTCCATCACAAATCTACCATTTATCAGGTATTTTATCAGCATTATTAAACATTACAATAGAACCTTTAGGTAAAGTGTTCTTATTAATCAGAGCTAAATTAGTATCACCTGCATCATCAACAGCTTTCTTTATTTTTTCGTTAACTATTTCCATAGTTGGAAACTAATTATTTGCCACTGTATCTGGCTTAGTTTCAGTAAAACTAGGTAATTGTCCAAAAAACTAAGCTCCACTTAATGAAATTCCTGTAACCTTAATATCATCACTATAAAATCCAAATTTATTACTAGTATCATCAGATATTCCAAAATTAGATTCTTTATAAGTACCCATAATAGTGTGATAAACATATTTATTGTTTTCAGAATCCCATTTACGTAATGCTAAGAATCCCTCACCCTAAATAAATTGAGGAACTCTCGCCTAATATATTTTAAACTGACCACTAGCTATAATATCACTACCTGCCTCCTAATTAAGTGGCGATACAATTATGTACTTATTATTAACTTCAACAATTTTACATTCTAAAGGTTTATTAGAATGTTTCTAACTAGTGGTTACATCTACAAAATATTTAGTGCTAGGTACATATGTTACTACACCTGCTTCTTCTTTTTTAACTACTAATTGAGCAGAAACTACATGTTTACTCTCAATATTGTTGGAATTTTCTAATTTTAATACTTCACCAACAGCTTCTGAACCATAGTATGCAATACTATCGTCATCTAACACCACTTTTAAAATAAGACCTTCTGGTAAATTCTTATTTAAATAAAACCAATTTTGATTTATAACATCTGTTTCAGTTTTTGTCCCTGTTTCAGTTTTAACCTCTTTTTCCTATTTAACTTCTTTAACCTCCTCCTTAATTAAATACACATTATATGTTGTATTTATTTCAGCCTCAATAAAGTCATTTACACTTAAAGTATTTGGATATTTTAAATTAAATTGGTAATTGTAAGTTGAATTATCAGAACTTACTTGCTAGGTACTTGTGACAATATTATATTCACCTATAATAGTGTATTCTATATACTCTTTTTGATTTTTAGGTAACTCTGATTCTATATTTCTCCAATTAATACTGTCTATATCTAAACTAGATTTACCTTGCTTATAAGATAAGGAGAAGCCAGATGAATTGTATATATAATTAGAGGATTGGATAGTGTCAGACAATAAGGACATACTACATATAATCTAACTATTTTTTAACTATAAATACTATGTTTTTCCTATAGTAAAACTTAGCTAATTAGAATTTATAGTATCATTTTTAATAGTTAAATTACTAATAGTTAAATCATCGAATTTACCTGAAGTAGGTAAAGCTGATGCCACCTAATATTCTGAAACTACTTTGTTTTGAATTAAATATAATTTATTAGCTTCAACTACATAAGCTAAGCCAGTTACGAGATTTGCTTTATTTAAGGCATCTATATTTTCATATATTAAGCCTAAATTAGTTAAAGCTTGCTATTTCTATTCAGGAGTTGTTTCCTATTCTGTTAAAAATGACACATAAGTAGTATTAGTATCATTTAATTTAGTTTTAGTACCTTCTACATTTATCCAAATAGAACTATCTTCTGTAACTAAATATATTCCATTTGCTTTAATTTCATCAGAAGTATCTACAGTGAATATATAATCTTTAGCTTCTGAATTTATTTTTCCATTTTTAACTAAATCTATAAATTTATTTCCCCACTATAATTTAATTTCTCCATTACTTCTTAGTAATAGTGGGGAGGAAGAGGAACCTGCCTCCTAATAATTTTTACCAAAAAGTTGTGCCATTATTTAATATTAAGAATTTGTCTTCTATTTCTATTAGAATAACTAACATGTACCCAAGAATAATTATACTCATTAATTAACTAATCAAAAGGAAGCTTTAACTATTTAATAAGTTCAAATAATTGTTTATTACTTTCTTTAGAATTAGATTTAGTATGAATATCTGCAGCCTAACCGAGTGTATGCTAACTAGTTCTAGCACCTCCAACTGCCTTATTTAATTCAGGGCATCTATATCCACTTGACACAATAATTGGCTATCCATAAGCTTCTCTCAGTGGATCTAAAATATGATCTATTAACTAATTAAGACAATTCTCTACTTCTTTAGTAGGTTTATTGCTAATTTTTCTTTTATTTGCAGTTTCACTCTTAGTTAATTCTGCAATGCTAAAATATTTTCCCATAGTATTTATATATTTATTACTTTATGGTCTATATATATTTAATAGAAATATTGCCACAAAACAAAAATAGAGGAACTCCTCAAAATTAAGAAATTCCTCTATTACTACTTTTTAATTATTTAATTAGCTATACCATATATGGATTTATTAACTATTCTGTAATATCCCCACTTAGAATAGCAGCATCTTCTGATTCTGGATTTATATTTAATAACTTACACAGATATATCTCTAGGTGATTCTTTTCATGTGCTAATGTGTTTGCAGCTTCATAAATAGAATCTGATTCTCCTACAAATATAATACTGTGGTTAGTTTTGTCGCAATTATAAATAAATCCAGAATTAATATAATTGATTAGTCTATTTGTTAATTTACCATAAATTTTGTTAGGTAAATTATATTTATTAGCTATACAGTCTAAGTATTTTAAATCGTGTTTATACTGTATTACATAAATATCAACTGACCAATTATATTTTTCTAAACAAGCTTTGTAATGTATCATATGAACTCTTCCCAATCTACCATTGTCCCATTAGCTACCATAGTTGCATACCATCTTCTCATAGTAGTACCATCACCTGCATCTTCATCATCTATTGTATCTTTAATATAAAGAGCAAAGTGTTTTTCATCGGTTATACTGCTACCATAGTAATCTGCTTTACACATATTAGCTACGAATACATAGTCGCAACCTACATTCTTTTCTAATTGGATATTGTATTGTTCTAAAGTCTTATCTACATATTCTTTAGATACTGGTTCGAGTTTTTGACCTCCTTTTTTCATCAGAGATACTGCATAATTACATAAAGCTTTATTGAAATGCCAACCATAATTACGTAAATACTACTTCATATATTTAGGCATATCGTCATAAGTATCTAAAGCTTGTCTCATAATTAGAAATATCTACTATAGTCAGGGTCACGATACTCTTCTCTAGGGTATCTACGTCTTCCATACTTCTCATTGTAATCCTTAGACTACATTTCTTCAATACAGTGCATTACTTTTCCACCATAATTGATCATTTTCTCTACATACTCAGAAAGATTATCCAACTTTGTATCTTGTACTTCGATTATTGTTGCCATGATTTCATAAATTCTTTAAACATTTCTTTTAGAGAATTAACTTCCTCTCTTAAAGCTTTATTCTCTGCTTCCTATCTTTGTCTTTCCTAGATTTCAGGATTCAATTGTATAAGTATTTCATCACATCCTTTAATAATATCTTTATGCAACTAAATACTATTAACTATATCTGTACTTCGCTATTTCATAGAATTAATTTCACTACTCATAGCTTCTTTATTACAAGATATAACTATATTATTACCAAAATCTGCTATCTCACTATTTGCTGGCAATTTCTAGAAATTAGTCATAGTTCCATTTACGTCAGCAGTAATATCTAAAATCATCTCCGGATTATACATCCCAGTATTACCATACTTAGGAACAGGAGGTGTTATGTTAGACACCTTACCTAATTCCAATGATGGTACATTATCTTTATGTAATATAAATAGTTGATTACCGTTACGTAAATTAGAAAACGCCATATTTATTATAATAATTGTAATGTATTATTTTCGTAATAAGCTAAATATATACCAGCCTAATTTAAAGTTGCAGAGGTAACAGCTACTCCACCTAATGTAGTTAAATCCTAATCTTTTCCATTTGTACTAAATACAATAGGAACTGCTGTAGTAGGGGCTGTAAATCCAGGTAATTTAAATAAAATTAATCCTGAATAAGCTTTATTTAAAAAACTATGTGGAGTAAAGGTAAATGTTACATTAGTGGTTCCAACATTTACTGAATTAGCTTCTAATCTAGGAATACCATTTCTATTTGCGTAAACATAAGGATTAAGTAATATCATAGATACCTCCTTTCTTATGCCCAAAGACCCGTATTAGCTCCATATAAATTATATGCTAAAGAAGTAGGAACTGCAGTAGCACAAGAATATGGTAAAGTTACTGTATTTGGAAGTTTACACTGAATACTAGCTATCTCTTGAGTTAAATTACTTACAGCAGCATTAATAGGAGTTGTTGCAGCATTTAACATCTAAGCAAATAATGCGCTTTGTTGAGAATTATTAATAGCTGTAGCCTACTCACTATTCTTTTCACGTAAAGCTTCAATCTTATCCTATAAAGCTGTAGTATTAAGAGCATCTAACTTAGCTAAAATAGCGTTAGTATTAATAGTAGTTGTGTCTTTAATTGTATTCTATAAAGAGCAAGTCTATTGCTGAGTAGCATAATTAGTATCTCTAAATCCATTCTGAATTACATTATTTACACCATTTAACTAACTAGTTAACTAATAAGTCTAATTCTAGTTGTTAATCTGATTTTCATAACCCATTTTAAGAATTTCTTTCTGAGTAGAGCAGCAACAGTTATTAAGAGCCTGGATAATACCACTATCTCCACTATTTACTGCATTAATTATTCTTTCAGAAGAGAATCCTACCTAGCTACCTACATTAGCTATACTAGATTGTACACTCTGAATTGCACTCTAAATAGCATTAGCATCACAACTTAATCTAGTAGATAAATCTTGTAGTGCCTAACTATTACCTTTAATAGCCTACATAACTAAATCTGAATTGTGATTATCTTGCATCTAATCCTAGAGAGTTTGAAGCTGTCTTTGTACTGCAGGATCTCCACCTTGGTCTCCATAACCATTATTCATCCAGCGCATAATGTACATCCACACGAGATACATAACATTATTATTTACTAATATGTCGTTTCCACATATTATCTTTATATTTCTATAAAGTTTAGACTATATCATTACTCTTTTAAGAGTACTCAGCACTTCAGATTCACTTGAACCTTACTCTACTCGCTTCCATCATTTGATGTGTTTTCGATAGTCGTTGCACCTTCTCCCTAAAAGGGAGCTTGGCTCAGGATTGTCCAATCTTTAACCTTATTACCGTACATGAGTAGTTAATTCATCCATATAAATATTACTATTTATATTTGGTAGTTAAAGCTCTAAGGAGTTTCCCTGAGTTCACTGAGTTTTAAATCCACTTATGTTATTCTCGTTTCCAAATATACCCTTTGTACGTTTTATTTATTCCTAACACAGCCTTGTTTATTCCGCTAGATTTAAATTCTGGAAAATGTCTGATAACATCACCACTTCCTGCAAATCTTCCTAAAATTTCCCCAGTATTTTTATCAATTTGAAGTATATAGCCTTTAAATACTGGTGATTTTTCACCACTTACTCCATACATAGGATTATGTTCTCCCTTGCAATCTTTTCCCAAAACATCAATTCTATGCCGTTGATTTTCTGTATTAGTACACCATTCTAAGTTAGATGCTTTGTTATTTTGTTTATCTCCATCAATATGATTTATTTGTTCTTTATTTTCAGGATTAGAGCAAAAATAAGCAGCAACCACTCTATGTAACCAAAAATTTCTAGTACCAAATACTAGCTTTATTTTAACACTTACATAACCAGTGGGTTCAATCTTTAATGGAACAATACTTCCATCGCATCTAACGTTTCCTAAATCACTTACTTCATAGTGATTTCCAGTTCCTTCAATTACTTTCCAATTTTCCATATCAAAATAATTTAAAAATTAAACATGGACAATTATAGTAATAATCCGGAATATTCCAAAGAGATATATCTGATTTTATAAATTTTTAACATTTTGTTAATGGATTATTCCACATACCTCCACCAAAACCTCCATTCATCATTGCCATAGTAGCAAGATTATCGTTGTTTCCTGTTAAGTTATCAGGAACAACAAAAGTTTTTGTTTCACTCATTGCCTAAAAATTTAAAGTATTTAATAATTATCTGTTTATGTTCTAGAACTAAACAATTATATACTTCAAATTCTAAAATTTTGGACATTACTAAAAATAAAAAGAGGAAACATAGTTAATGGCATTATCAATTGATAATAACCTCTAACTACGTCTCCTCAAACATCAGAACGTTACTTATTATTAGAATAAGTATCTAAATAAAAGTCAAGATCAGATTTCATCCAAGACAATTCCTTAAACCCATCCTATTTATATCCTTTTGGAATCCATCCGTTCTTAACATAATTGTCAAAAGTAGCACGACTAATACCTAAATAATCACATGCTTGTATTTTGCTCATTCTCTAATCTTTATCTGTTATATTCTAGATAAGATGAAGAATTTTACACTACTCCTCATATGATATATTAGAATTACCCGTATCAATATCATCTATTATTTGTTTTAATAGTCTTTTTATTAGCTATAACATACTTAGTATATATTATAATAAATATTCCTGTAATAATTAGGTATAAACAAAGTAATTGTTTATCTGAACAAGGAATACCTACATAAGTATCGTATAAACCTATTAAATTACTACATACAACATAATGTAAAGGAATCCTATGTAATTCACAATATTGAAAAGCATAAGATGCAGAATATAAAAAGATTAAACTTAAAATAGATATTCCTCCGAAAAAACTTAGTAATTCAGCAGGAATATCCAAATAAGATAAAATTGTATGTAATATATCTATAATAGCTATTGTTATAGGAGTATACTTAAGAATTATAAGTAATACCTTATGCAGATATTTACTTAGTCTTCTTTCCTCCACCACACTTGCCACCTGTTGAGAGTCCTGCTCTTGGTGAATTAGGTTTCTTTCTTCCCATATTACTTAGAAATTGTTTGGTTAGCGAGATAATCTTTAATTTTTTGAGTTGCAGTCTGAGCATAGTCAATAAAAGTATCTAAACTTTCTGGATTAGATGTAATATTAACATTAGCCATTCCATTTTTAGGAATACTATAATTATAGTAACCTACTTGATTGTTCAACTCTCCATCTTTATTGATATTAAAACTAATTGTTATATAACCATCAACATCCTGAGTTGCTGAACCGGTAATAGTCCAACCTTCAGAAGTTGTGTCATTAATATTAAATGTTTGATTCTGTTTTGTTATTTCCATTACTTAACAAATAATTCATAAAAAGCCTCCATAAGGTCAGCAGCTTTTACTTTCTGACCATTAATCTCATACTCACCATCAGAATTTACATCAAGAATATCACCATACTCATCTTCTGTAAATGTGTCCTCAGGTGCATCCTTAATATTCTCATTACCTTTTTGTACAAGGTATTCTTGATATTCTGCATTAGCTTTATTATTCAGCTCATTAAACTTAGTTTCCTCTTCAGGAGTACGCTCTGTCTTATTAGCTAAATCTCTCAGTTCATCTGAAACAATTTGCTTACTAAATTCTTGTGTATCTTCATCAAACTGTTTTTTAATCTTATTATAAGACATTCTAGTTCTCATAATCTTTACTTTCAACTCCTTAGGGAGCTCTTTGCCATTACTGGCTAAAAGAACCTTTGTAATAAGATTCTGTTTTGTCAAAACATCATTTAAAGTCATAAATCATTTATTTTTATTAATACATATATAATTGTATATTATTTTGTGATAAATCAAAGTTAATAATTGTTATCTGAATTTAACATATCCAAATATACAAACAGTGATTCTATTAGCTCCATCATTACCAGACCATAAAGGATTTCCACCCCACCAACTATCATTGTTACTATTATTTTGGCAAAAACCCTTTACTCTTACTTCATTAGTATTCTAAGCATAGCAATGAAGCCACCAAGCACCAGACCCTCTATGAACACCTGTCCAAGTATCCATTCCTCCTCCTGAATAATTTACAGAGGCAGTGGCTGCCTTAATATAAAATACTTGATGTGTTGTATCAGGGATATAAATTCTACAGTAACTTCCTCCTCTAGTATAAGTAAATGGAACTGAATACCCTAAGCATGAGAAAGAACTACTTATAGTACCATCATTACCATGATCTAAATTTAAATATCCTAAAAATATAGGATTGCTATCATCTCCTCCAAAAGATTTATATCCGCCTCCAGCTAATAACATATAATTATTGCTATTCACAGAAGAATGATGAAATCCACTCGCTCTCACCTAACCATTAACATCAAGTTTATAAGAAGGAGTAACAGTGCCAATCCCCACATTACCTCCTCCTTGGCATAAACTAACATTACCAGAATTTCGATAATTTAAATATATACCACCATTAGCACTATTATTAATTTCATCAGTATGTTCTAACAAAATATTACTCATTCTAATGGAACTACCAGAGTAAATTTGACCACTAGTATAAATTCCTACACCATTGTGTGCTCTAATCCAAGAGGTATCTGACATATACCAACCTCCTTTGTATGTAGTATTGTACCATCCGGTATTTCCACTACTTCTAAACCAGTTAGAACAAGATATAGAATTATCTATTCCAGGGTCATGTCCTGCACACACCCTTCTGGCTTGTACCATAGTTGCAACTAAATCAGCACGTATTGCACCCATATTAAAATTAAGACCTGGACAACTAGTATATGGTCCTCCTGTATCCTATGAACTACCGCCACTACTCCATGTATATTTCTAATTGTGAGGGGTAAAAGTAGCATCAAAGTCAGTATAAACGGTATACCTAGAACCTCCTCTTAAAAAGACTACTCCTAATGATGGATTACCTAACTGCATCCAGCCACAAGGATTCTGTGAACAAAATTTATAAGTATAATTTAAACATATAGTATCAGAATCAGTAGTTCCCCATCCACTAGCTGTTGCCCATATTTCCATATTGCAAGTAATTCCAGAATTATGAGTAGCCCAAGAGGGTTTATCTCCACTATTTAGCTACACTGAAACCTTAATTTTATTATATCCCATATGAGGTAGAGGTACTGTGACAGGATGCCAATAACTTTCACTATAACTACGCATGTCAATAATCTAAGACTTCCAAGTTAGTACCTAGGATATTAACGCAAGAGTACCACTTGCTGATGGTAAATTAACTACATTTCTATAATTACCAGTAGCCTAAAGTCTAGTAGAAAAATCATAACTACCGCTATTATCATAATGATAGTCGATATATCTACCTATTTCCATCACGCCATCACCTCCTATACAAGGTATTGTATTAAATGGTGCTTGACCATAATTTTTTGGCATTCCACCAAGAGTTTCTGCATTACCAGCGCTCGTTGCATATGCTACTCTAAAGTTGCTAGGATTATATATATAATAAGAATTAAAGTCATTTCCTCCCCATAACCAGGTAGGCTGTCCTGACTAACCTGCCCAATTAAAAGCAGCAACTCCACCATCTGCTCTTAATAATTGACTTGCATTTCCACCGCTCTTTATAAAAGAAGAAGTTACTACTGAACCACCTACAGTTAATCGTTTATTTTTAGGATTATAATATAGGTCTGCCCAAGATTTATGTAATTGATTTTCAGTAACATTACTAGTATTAGTCTAATTAGACCATACTAAAGGATAGTTTGTATCATTAGTGGTATGCTAGTTTACGATTACTTTAGTAGCACTTGTAGCATTGCCTATAAAAGAAAGATATGTAGTACCTATTAACTACACAGTACTAGATGCAGAGGGCAAGTTAACCCAAGAATTTGATGATACCATTTTGAAACCATCAATAGCTACAATAGAGAGTCCCATAGAACAATCCCAAAGATTATTTTCTATATACACATCAACTTTATAACTAGACAAATCCTTAACGACATGTACACAATCATAAGCTGAATTAGTTTTAAAAATCCATCTAGAATATACTGTAGGATTTTTATCGGTGTTATTCCAATGTCCTAAACTAACTTCATACCTACCAAAATAAACTCTGTTACCAGAGTATCCAGACGAGAAAATGTCAAAAATTAAATAATGAGCTCCCCAAGTAAGAGATGAAGTATCCATGGAAAAAACTTTTATATTGTATGGACCATTTCTATTATAGCCTATATATTTTTTATAAGTAAAAGCATCATAGTGATAACCATCCACTGTGTCTGCATTTGCGACATTTAAAGCACTAGTTCTATAACTTCTTAGATAACTATCGCTGCCATTACTACCCCATACTCTATCAGGAGATGAATTATTATTTTCATTACCTCCAATATTTATGTAAGAAGGGAAATAGGTAAAACCATTATTACCAAAAGTTATAGTATATCTACGATCCCATCCATTATCAAGGTTTGAATATAAATATAAACTACTATCAGAACCCACATGCATAGTTTCTGATGCAACATTATAATGAGCAGCAATGGCATCACAAGCTTCACCCCCACCAATAATAGTAAGACCGCCTCCTCCAATAGCAATACCATTTCCATAAGGGTCATTGGTATTATTTATAAATTTAATCATATCTTGGGTGGATTGACTACCTATGTACGCTATATTAGAGTTAGTTCTGAGTATGGCTCCTAATTGTACTGCTCCTCCTTCGTTATTTAAGTAAAGAGTAGAAGCTTTTCCATTGTTTCTAGCCATAATTTCATTACCATCAATACCAAGATTTTCAGTATTACTAGCTCCTATAATAATAGAACCAGTATATGATGTATTAACATCAATATCAGGTAATATAATTTGACCTTTTAATGTTCCTCCAGTAAGCTTCAAATAACGGTCATCATGGTTGTGGTTTTTTGTCGCATAAAGAGAATCAGTTTTTGTTTTTATATAATCCCATAAATGAAGAGCCTTTCTCTTATATGGAACATTAACAGCATTAGTATCTGCAAATCCACTATTAGATGCACGTGAAGTAATAAGCATAGTACCATCTGTTATAGTAGACATACCTTCAGTAACCTAACTGATAAAATTAGAAGGACCGACTACTTTTGCAGCAGAACCATCATATATCACTCCAAATACATTAAATGAGTATGGATTCTTTAAAGATGATGGAATATCTGTAGTAAAAGCTAAAGTTTTCCAAGATTGCCAAGTGCTCTTATTTTGACCTCTAAAGTACATTTTATTCTCTTCAGGAGCCAAAGCCAACTAGGTATCCCATCCTCCATTATTGTCCCACGCTAAATGTAATACAGTAGCATCATCTGGACATTTGCCTACAGTAGTAGATGAAGTAGCATAAAATATCCTTAAACTACCGTCACCAAATTGTGCATTAAGTGAAGTTGGTCTAGCAGAATACCAATTAACTAATTTTCTTGCATTTGTAGAATTTGTAGAGTTTGTTGCATTATCTACTTGAGTTATAGTAGTACCGTTAATAACACCTTTACCATTAGCAGTATAAGTAGATGAAGTATCAAGAATAGTATAAATTCTAGAAGTATCAGAATTCCATCTCAAAAACTATTTATCCTTAGTACTATTATTTAATCCTATATATCCATATATATTTGATTTACCTCTAAATTGAATAGAAGCACCATTAGCATCATCGTTTCTTTTTATAGTTAATGCTCCAAAATTTGTAGTGTCAATAGTTAAAACACCAAACATAGTATCTCCAGACTTTTTCACATACCTACCATCGTGATTGTGGTCTGAATCAGATTTGCCATTAATTAATCCTGCTAAAACTCTACCCTAATTAGCAGAAAGAGAACTAGTAGCGGAATTACTAGTTAAGTTATCCACTACTGGTCTCCAAGTATTCGTATCTGTACCTTTAAATTCAACCCCTCGTGCGTATATACTATGCCCCTTGAGGTCGAATATTATATCTTTATTATTTTTAATAAGATCAAGAATGTTCTTACTAGAATTCGAGGGGTTAAATGCTATTTTCATTATACAGTCTCGTATTTTCCAGTATCTAAATTATACCATGAAATTCCAAAATCTATTGTTACTGTATCGTCTGTTTCAGCTTTGGCAACATATATATCCCCAGAAGCGTCTATATTTAAAGCTTTACTACCTATAGATACATTACCTATCTTAATATCTCTCCAAGTATTTTCATCGCTTATTTTGCCACCATAAGCATTCTCTAAGTTAGCTCTAGTCAAGAAGATTTTACCATTACTATCTACTGATATTGTAGGTTTAGTAGCATTATCAATACTTACACCTCCAATACTAGAGGTTGTAGCAGGAGCTAAATTTATTTTTACAGCAGCAGAACCATCATAAGAGAATTTTAATAATCCAACACCATTAGTTAAAGCGTTAGCCACTTTAGAAGCAGTTCCTATAACTATACTTGCAGGATTTACCCAAACAGGAGCACTTCCGGTACCCTTTGAAATTAAAATATTTCCGGCAACACCTGCACTTACTGGAGCATAAATATCTAGGATAGGTTTATTATTTTCTCCTGGAGAATCATTAGAATATACTTTATATACTCTATTATTAATTAAGTAATCAACAGTTCCATTAATGTTAGTTTGTGCTACTGTCCATTCAGCTGCCTTACTGTCAGTACTAGCTGTAATACACATTAATAAATCACCTGTTTCACAGATAAATCCCATATAATTACCTGATTTAGTAATTCTATAAGTATCACCAACCTATGCAGATGGTATATCTGATTTTTCACCATTAATTACATATTTCTTCGTATCTGAGGTACCATTATATGTAGGATTCAACCCGATAGTACCTTTAAATCGCATTGCAGAATTAATTACATAACTCTCGTTTATTTTCTAGTTAATAGTTGCAGAATCCCACAAATGCGTATTATCTGGATTTTTACCGTCTGTTATAGGTAATTTATCAATAGGAATAGTTCCGTTTCCCCAAGGAATATAGTCAGTTCCATGGGTGATAATATGTCCATCCTTAGTAAAAATTAATTTAACATAATCATTCTCCTAAGAACCTTCTAAGCTAGGAGAACTTGCTGTTAAATTCTTGTATTTAACTACATCCTTATATTGTGTTATAAAATTAAGTAGTGCCATTTCCCCAAATTAATTTAATATTATTATTTTCATTAATAAAATCATCTCCCAAATTTAGATTAGTCTCTGTACTACCATCGTATTTGACCTATTGTACTCCATTTACAAATATGTTTAATTTCTCAACGGGTTCTGTATTAATTATTTCTCCCTATTTATTATATTGAACTTTTAAATTCTAAGGGGTTGAATTAGGAGTAATTACTGTTCTTTCTATATAGTCTCCTAAAGTCTATACTTTATTTTTATAATTAACTAATACAGCCTCCTAAGAAGTTCTTGGAAATATAAGTGTAGTACCATGTTTAAGTTGTTCAATCTGTTGTGACATTACTTCCATCCATTAAGTTATCATATAAATCTTTAGGAATTTCATAGTTGACTTTAATTATAATACCACTACTATTAGTTACTGGAATACTAGTTATGTAATCGGATAAATCAATAGTGGTTTTGGACTCTCCTAATTTTTCCCACTTATAAGTTTCACCTACTTTAACACATAACCATTCTACAAATATATTCATTCCATTTTCAGTATTATCCGAAGTGGTTGGAACTAAATATAAAGTATTGGTTACCTCTGCAGATGCTAATGGTAATGTAGAAACAATTTTATAAATATCTCCAATATTAGCAGTTGTACTAATTACTCCATCTTTAATAACTATACCGTTACCAGCTGTTAATTTATCCTATTTAGTATCCTATAAATTTTTAATATTTATAGTATTAGTACCAACTACTCCCGTTAAACTATATAAGACTTTATCAAGAGTCGTTATCTTTAAGGAGTTAAATCCTGGGAGATTATTAGTATTAACTACAACTGCTTCTGCTAAAGAAATAGGAACAAATTCCTTACCTTGTTGAAATAATCTTCTAATTTCTGTCATAAACTAAATAATTGTTCAGGAATTTCATAATCTATGTTTGCTTTGATAGAAGAGTTAACAAAATCTAAATTCTCAACCAAATTATATACTTCTTTTTTAGTAATAAAAATAGATGTGTCTAGATTTGCAACTGCATCTGCTAAAACTTTACTTACTTCATCTTTACTATAAACTCCTAAATTATCCCTAGCTAATGCTTTCTCAGATTCCTCTTTAAATTCTCCTAAATAATTTTCCTTACAAAGATGAGTGTGTAACTCTGGTTTGGGACAATTTGTAGTTAATTTATCATCACAACTAAACCCACTATCTATAGTTGTCTTTTTAAGTTCTACTTTATCAGGAATTTCAATAGGAATAGAAGGTGGTTCTTCAGGCTGTGGTGGAACAAAAATGGACCAGGAGGAATTATCTCCCAGTCCAATCTTTATGTCATTCATTGTAATCTTATTTTCTTAGGATAATTTGCTGTAAAATCATAATTAAGTAATTCTTCTGTAGATTTTAACTAGTTAATAGCTACTCTATGTTTAGCTGTTACAGAGAAGCATTCTCCTGCATAAACTTCTAACTTATTTAAGAATTCCTTTAATTTGTCAGCAGAAATATCTAATAATTCAGAACCTAACTAAACAGTTATAGTCTAAGCTCCGCAATTAATTAAATTCTATAATCCAATTCTAGTATCTTTGTCCAACCACTTCTTATCTTCTTTATAATAGAAAGAATTAACATAAGTAGATTTATCATAAGATGTTAATTTAGCTTGTAAAATATCTTTTAACTAAAAGTCAAAACAAACCCCATCTTTTTCTATTAACAATTCTTTCCATTTAGGGAGAGGAAGAGCTAGTAAGTCCTCCCTCTCCAACAGATTATTTAAAGATAAATTCTTATCAATCATTTTAAGCACCTTTATTATAAGTAAATTGTGTAAATGGAACTCCCTAATGCTTAGTTACTCTCCAAGCAGCTTCATACTAATACTAATTCTAATCATATGAACCAACCATGAACTTCTTACCAGGAATCCACTCATATCTATGTGCGGCACAGCTATAATCTGTACACATACTCTAATATGAGTAACTATTATAATTAGTAGAAGCATTTATAGTAGTAGTTGTATTCTAATTATTAGCTATATTAGACCATACTGAAGGGAAATTAGTTCCCATAACCTATTTAGCATTAGAGAATATAGCTTTGTTTTTAGCTTCACTACCTGAGCTTATTTTTGCAATAGTTTCTGCAACAGAAGTACTAGTTAAGAATTGAGTTCCCTTAGCACTGTAACCTCTATAATACATAATTCTTGCTAACTACTTAGCAGATGGCACATACCAATTACCCTATGCAAACTAACTATAAATAGTACCTTCAGTAGATTTTAATGCAGGCTAATATAGAGTTGCTGCATAGTAATAAGGATATAATATACAGCTAGATAGCTCACTTATAGTTACTGAAGGTAAAGTTAATCCCTTACACAGAGCTATTAACTTATCCATACTCTTAATACTATATCTTTGATTAACACTATCATAAGTAATATAGTTTTTAACTGCAGTGCCAAATGCAGAATAGACTTTACCTAAAACTGAATTATTTATAGTATTAACATAAATAGCCGTATCTTCCTTACCTGTAAATCCTGTTGTAGTGAAATCAGTATATGATGTATAAGTAATCTCATCTACAGGTTTATCAGTAGACACTCCTGACATAGCGATATAATCGTTAGAATCAGAACTATCCACTTTTGAAATTAAGTTTTGATTCTTAAGCCAGTTACCTACATAGAATAAGCAATATTCTAAAGTACCTCGGTCTGCTCCACTATTACCTCCATCAGGACTAAATCCAAGATAGAATGAGGCATTCTCAGTCATATTCTCCTTACCTATAACGTAAGCTGTTCCGCTGGTATTTGCATCATTAGTGTTCTCTACAGCATATACCATACCTACACAAGTCTTATTAGCATTATAGTTATTAGAATATGAACCATCATAATAAACAAAGTCTCCAATTTGAGGAGCTGTCCACTAAATTTTAACTTTACATGTAAGTTTAGTAGGAGTAGAACTTCCAATTCTATATACTAAGATATTAATTACTGGCTATACAGTAACACTTTCTCTAATTAAAGTAATATTACCTGTCTTTGAGTCTACCTTTAAGTACTAATCATAAGTAGAACTAGCTAACTAATAATCAATATGTAATCTAGGAGTTGGATCACTTACTATTCCCACCTAGTTACTATTAATCTGAAGATTAAATTTACCAGTTCCCTTATCACCTAATCCAAATACAGTTATTTCAGAATCACAAGTAGCAGAGAAAGCTGAACTAGATGCTTTATAATTAACTTTTGGATTATTAGTTGCACTATCAATATCTCCAAACTATTCTACTAAACTCTTCTTAGTATCATAACTAATTTCTACCAAATCACCTGTACTATCTACAATATTAATTGTTCCAGTAATATTGTTTTTAACAGAGAGTAACTTAGAGAGAGTTTGCTCAGTTACATTGATAGTTAAGTTACGTAAAGAAACAGATTCAAGACTGTTACAATCAACTAACTATTCTAAGAAAGAATCTACATCAAATTGTCCAACATTAGATAAATCTACTGTCTTTAAATTACTAATTCCTTCTAATCTAAGTTCTTTAACTGGATTATATAATTCTAATGTTTCAATAGTCTCAGGGAGAATTACAGTTTCAGCTTTACTTGGTAATATAACTCTCTTAAATGTGGTTCCACTTAAATTAATCTCTTTTAACTTATTAAAGTCCGTAAGATTAAGAGTTTCAAGAGTAGTCATGTTGTTAAGAGTTAGACTTTCCAATACAGGACCCTTCATACTGAATACATCTAATCTATACTCTGGATAATCTGTACCAAAGAAATCTTTATAAGTCTTTAAGTTATTATTATCAATAGTAAAGTTAGTTAATCTAGTATATTCTTTTTCTGGAGCTATACTATAGTTAACTAAACCAGTAATATTAAGTTTCTTAAATAATACTGTAGATATTAAACCTTCGTTAATAGCTGGACCAGTCTCTTTCAGGTTAACTACATAATCCTAATTGGCTTTAGCTAAATATTTAATTATGTCAGGTCTGTAATCAGTATTACTATTAGGCATCAAATATTTAGTACCATCATAGAAATAGGTAGGATAGAAATCCTAGAAAGGAGTAAACTCTAATCTTAACTACAAAGGTCTCTTATCATTACCACCCGCAGAAGAGCCAGTTTTATAATCAGGAGTTTCACTCTATTTAGTATATGAAGCTAAGAAATTTCTTCTCTTTTCCATAAACTACTGTTCACCCTCTAAACAAGAACCATGACTCTATTCAATAGGTTCAATTTGGTTATTATCGTAATGTTCAATAGCTCCTGCATTCTTAATTATCTGAGCATTCTCGTAGTAGATTTGAGCGGTGTGATTATATGCAATAGCCGGATACTTATCTGCCTGAATGCTATAGAAGTATTTATAGAAATTAGTGTTTTCTCCAGATGCCGTTCCAAATGCTTGATTAATTACCTTGTAGAGCTTATTCTTAATAATATCCTCAAACTACAAATCAAACATATAGAAGAAAGCATTTAATCCACTATCACCCCATTGAGAAGCTGTCTCAGGGACATAAGATGGTTCAAGTAAATTATAAGGTTTAGACTGCAGACCATTATTATCAGTTGCAATAACAGTATCCAAGTCATCACCATATAATCTGATTAAATAGTCACCTTTATCTGAAGGCTACCAATTATCAGCTTCATCAGTCTATGCTTTATTTTCATAGATTTTACCAAATATCTAGAAGTAAGTGTTTTTAGCTCTATTATCAGTACCTGATAAAAATCTAATTACTGCTTGATGCATAGCTACATCATTTACATCAATGTATTTAGTTATGCCTTTCTTAAATAAAGATTTAAGTTCATCAATAGCTATATCAAGCTGATTAATACTAGAATCCATATCGAAGTCTTCATAGATATTAAGTCTTGACCAACCGGTAGCAGGATCATATACAGTACCTCCTCTTACCCAGCCTCCAATAGCTTCTCCAGTAGCACTTGTACTTCCTGCAAACTCATCATAACGATAAATATCACCTTCTCTAGAACCAGTAAATGCTGGGATAGGTTTAGTAGCTATATATCTATTTAATGTATTCCATTTAGTAATATCTGTCTCACCAGTCTTAACTAAATTAAAGTTATATTTATAAACAAAGTCTACAAACTCACCAAACTTATTTAATGACTTACGAGCAGGTTCTGTAAAATCAGTAGCTTCATCATTTAATCCGAAGTCTACATCCCAAGAACCACGATTCTAGTAAACAATGGATTCATCAGAAATCCAAAGATTCTTTGAATAATCTCTATTAGGTGATTGCTATTCTGCTACTGTTACTGTAGGGAAATTAGTTAATGTTCTAGAGCCAGCTGCATTTAATCCTGCACGTTGTAAAGCAGCCCAAGGTCTTCTAAAGTTAACATGAGGATCAGAGTTTTCACCACCTTCTATTAAAATATATTCAGGAGTTACATCATCGTCATAACCGAAAGTAGCCTTATCACCTTTGGCTGAACCAAATGTCTAGAATCCCATAAACTAAACATTAGGATTCTTAAGTAAGTCTGCTAATTCATAGTTAGCTACAGACTCTAAATCAGTAATTAAATAGAAGTATAAGAAAGCTTCTTCATGTACTGCTTTACGTCCTCCATTAAGTAAACCTTTCTAATCAGTGTCTGCTTTATATGCATCATTATAAAGTTTACAAGCACCCTCTTTATGAGACTGCATAGAAGATGCAAAGTTAGTTTTACCTACAAGTTTAGTTATTTTTAAATCCTTTTCAGTGGAATCAGTCTAACCATCATAAGGTGGCATATTATAATAGCCTTTCTTCTCGTGAGCAGGCTTAGCAATAAACTTATTAGTAGCAGTATCTAAGTCTTCATAAGGAGTAAACACACTCTTTACTTTAGTTTCCCCATCCTTAAACTTATTCAACTAGAATGCCGTATTCCAAATTAAATAACGCATAGCAGAAGAACCCTAACCCTTAACAAGACCATTATTTATTCTACCACCATATATTTTATTAATTGCCTAATCAGCATAGTTAATAAATAAAGTACATCTAATTGTCTTAGCTACTTTATCTTGGTCTCCAGGTTTGTTATTTTCACCTTGCCAGGTTCTATTTGGTAACTTACCTCCTTTAGGGAATACATATACTAATGTATTGTATTTACCAAAACTCTTAGCGAATGAAATAGCGCCATCGGTTCCTAAGATATTATTTCTATCGTAGAACTTATCTTTCTATTCTCTAGTAGCTAAGAAGGAAATATAGTTATGCTAAATCTAATCAAAAGTAAGTGCTGTAGAATTATAAACTCTTAACAAATATAAGTCTAAGTCAGAACCCTTAGGATTTATTTGTAACTAAGCTTCCTTCTACAAGGCAAGTAAAGTAGCATCATCAATAGATATTTCTCTATTAATTGTTCCATTAACATAGATTCTTACTAAGTTAAACTTAGCACTGTCCAAATTAGCTTTTAATGTATTATAAGAATCCTATGCTAAGAAATAATTAGGATAATATGGATCATTCTAATTGAGAGTAAATCCTTTTTGTACAGTAATAGTAATATGTGTATCTGCATCTTCTTTGAATTGTGCAAATCTAGCATTGTAAAGCTATTCTGCTGATGTATTCCAACATACTACAGTTGGTTTAATTAACATTTGACCAAATGTAATTACTGGAGACTCTTCATTACTTACATTATATGATTTAAATCCAAATTCAAGAGTAAAGTTATTACTTAATTGTAAATTAACTGGAGTTTCAAATACTTTATTAGTATTAGCCTCAACTCTATAAATTATTTTACCATCTGAAGCCTTCCAATAGTCTGGACTATCATTAAATAATGTAGTAGTTCTACCACTTATCTAATCAAAGTTAATAGTAGGTCTAGGGCTAGAAGTATATAAGTAATTAATATTTGCTTTAGATATAGAGAGAGTCTGGTTATTAGACATGAAAGCCTTATCTGAACCAGCTGACTAGAACTAGTAAAGCTAACCATTTACTTCTACTTGTAAATACTATTTGGCATTATCACTATTTACTTCTATATATTTCTTATAAGTAGTTTCATATTTATTATCTGAACCATAGTTCTGAGCATTAACTACAATAGTATCAAGTAAGTTTTGTCTATCCTAAGATGAATCAGAATTTAAATATGTATTAATAGTAACAGAATCCTTAGTAGGACTATAAACTGTAATAGTATATAATTTTACTGTATCGTGATTATTAATAGAACCAGTAATACCATTTACTGCTACTGCTACTCCTGTAAATCCCTCTGATTTAATTACACATGCATTTACATAATCTGTCGCAATATTCTAAGATTTATGTACTGCTCTAACTGTTAATATATTTAAACCAGATCGTAATTCATTATAGGATAAATTACCATCAGTAGTATTAATATGGTTTGCGTTTAAATAACCCTCAAGATGGTAATCTGCAGGAGAACCTCCTTTAAGAGTAAATTCTGCATTATTAGAAATAACATTACCTGTATAAGATAAACTTATCTTTTGACTTTTAATAGATACATTAAGAACACTAGACTTTTGAGGGTAATCTACAAGTGTTGCTGTAATAGTACTCTCCTATGAATCTGTAAATAATTCTGTGATATTAACCCATTTTAATTCACTATCTGCTTTATTAAGATGTTCAATTTTAGTACCTGAAGAATCTAATGTAAAATCTTTTAAGGCATAAGGAGCAACAGTAGTTTCCATACTATTAACCCCATATTGTATCTTAACCTTTACTGCACCAGCTGCATCCTAAACACCAAAAGACTAGGTAGTAGAAGTATGGCTTGTAGCTACTGCTAATTCTACTTTACTCTTAGAATTACACTACATAACTACTTCCCCAGTTTTATAAATAGTGCCATTAATTCTAACTGCAACAACCAATACATCCTAATCATAAGATGGGGTTTCTACAGTAACTCTAGTAGAAGTAATTGCATCTCCATTATAATCTCTTAATGTAAGTGTGCTATCAGCAAAATCCATAGTCTTAACAAGATGGCGAGAGATTAAATCTTCTACCTATTGACCGGTCTTTTCATTCCAAGGTGTCTCAAGTTCAATTTTATTTTCTAAATCTTTAAAGATTGCCATTTTATTTATTTATTTTTCCAATAATCATTATCTAACCAATTTTTATCTGAAAGCCAAGAACCACTACCATAACAGCTCTTTATAGCATTTAGCACAGTTAAAAATACTAACTAGGAACCTTTATATACAGCTCCTATACTTCTCTGTGCTACCTATTCAATTGTGTCGATTAATTCTGAAAGATTTTTATTAATTTCAGAAACTAACTTACCATTTCTATATATCATTTAAAATCTAATATAATTTATTAAGCTTCTATCTAAGTATTAGTTTCAGTATGCTTGGCTTCAAGTGCTGCAATACGTGCTTCAAGTGCTGTAAGAGCTGTAACATCAGCTTTAGCAGCAATCTATTCAGCAATCTCACTTTTCTTAGCATATTCTTCAAGAGATTGGTGCTCTGTAAGATAATTACCCTTAGGTTGCTTTGCGTCAATAGAAGCCTTTAACATATCAATCTGCTAATTAAGTGCTGTTGTAAGAACATAGTCATTAAGTACAGTAGTGTCTGCCTTCTGTGCAAGCTTTTCTGTAACATCTGATGTAATAGACGCTTCCGCTGTTTTAGCTCTTGTAATCTCCTCATTAAGGGCAGCTGTAGTAGCTTTAGTAGCAATAGTATTACTAATAGCTGTATATAAATCATCATTATTCTTGAGTTTATCTGCAATCTCCTTCAATGTATCATAAGCTTCAGGGGCTCCTCCAATTAAGTCTTTTATAATTTTTCTAAAGGAACCTTTAGTATTGGAATCCCCATTTATAATATTTACAAGGTTAGATAATAGTTTAAAATCTTTATTAGTGACATACCTAATTAAAGGCTAATATTTTCCATTTTTCCAAATTGTTGACATAATAAATAAGTTTTAGTTTAATAAATAATAGGAAAAGACAACAATATAAGAATATTATTAAACTTTGAATTTATCTATTATTTCATTTACTTTAGAAATACAATCTGCTAAAGTTGCTGAATCTTGTAATTTAGTCACACCTTGCATAATAGACTTTACCTATCTCTCTAATAAATCTGCAGTTACAAACCCAGAATCATCTGTATTTTTGCCATATGTTAAATAATAAGTATCATCTTGTAAAGTGCCATCTGTTTCTAACTATTTATATTCTTCTTGAGATAAACACATCCACTTAGGCACTTCTGAAACTTTAGCTAATTTCTCTGCACCATAGAATATACCATCAGTTTTAATACTCATAGTATTACCTGAAGTATTCTAAATAGTATTTACCATTAAACTTTCTAAGGTGGCTCTAGAGTTTTTAGTTATTTTAGTGTCTAACTATTCTGTAACTGTAGCCTTGTATTCTTCAAAAGCTGTAGTATTTAAAAACGAAAACTAAGTATTTACATCTTCTACTCCAAAATTTGAAGGCTTTAAATATTTAGAATCAGATGTTTCTGCTGTTTGATACTTATCTGTTACTTCTTTTAAAGTAGTTTCTGTAGTACCCTCTAAAAATGATTTATTTATATAAGTATTTGTGGCATCTCCTTTAGATAAGTAGTTAGTAGTAATATTAGTATTATTACTTTCTACTTTCTTTTGTAAAGCTAAGAAACTAGTGTTATCAGCTTTAGAAGATGCTAAGTTCCAAACACGTTGATACTATTCTTGATTTACATAATATGTATCTTTATTTTCAATACTATCCTCATAAATATAGTAATAAGTATCATTATGTAAATAGGGTTTTTCAGAATCTATTGCAGTTCCTTGTTCTGTAGTATTTTTCTTCCATTCTGTATATTCAGCTTCTGTGCAACTGACTAACTAAAGAGCCTTATAAGAAGCTACCCATCCATCGGAATTAGTTATATTAGTTTTGTCTACCAACATATAAATATAACCATCTTCAAGATTAGAAACTGACATACCTTCATATGCTATTTCAGCAGGAATAGTATATAATTCCTAAGTAGTATCTACTACAGTTCTACAATCTAATGGTTTAGGAGTCTTTACTGAAAATGAAACTCCTAACAACGAATCACCTGTATATTTCATGCTAATGTGAATTGAATTTGATGAGGTAGTTCAGAAGCATAAGAATCATTCTTAGTCCATACCTAATATGTATAATCATTTATCTATTCAGTAGTTTTAGTCCATCCAGACATATCAACATCTAAGAATCCTAAACCACCATTTACTTTTAGACTATCTAAAGTTGAATTAGTACCTGGTATTTTAATAACAGCTTTGCCCGATAAATTAATTTCCATTGTATTAGATTGAGTGCCATATTTAACTAAAGTACCTTTATGAGTGTTATAATACCAAGGATATGTTGCTGAGATGGTAGCTACTGTTTTATCTATAGAACCTGCTTCAATTCTTTTATCAGTAGTCTATCCTCTATCATCAATCAAATATTCTCCAGCAGAATAATCAATTACTACCTTATAAATATAATCTCCTAACTCTGTATATGTAGATTCTGTGTAAGCCTAATCATTATGAGTTATAGAATCTGTTTTAGAGGTTGCATCTCCAGCATCTCCTTTGATGAAAGTTGTATTTGCCGGAATAACTGAACTACCTACTTCTACTAGCTAACTAGATACATTAGATACTACATAAGGTTGAACTAATTCTCTAACTGATACTGGGAATAATAGTTTATCTAATATGGTAGAGAATGCCTTACCTTTTAAGTCAGACACTTTAGTTCCCTATTTAAGTCCTCCCACAGAAGTATTCATTTTAATATTATCCGATAATTCTGACTTATATACAGCTGCAGAAGAATTTTCAACATAAAGACCGTCTTCATTAGACTTAATAGCATTACCTTCGGCTTTAGATATAGCAAAATCTAACTTAGATTCCTCATTTAAAGCTACTGAACCTGAATGTGCTCTAATCCATGCTTCTATTTTATCATCTACATTTAAATTAGCTAATTGACCATTTAAGGTTCCTACCTATGTATTAATAGTATTAACTAATTCCTATAAATCAGATAACTCCTCTCCCTAATTAGTAACAGTGCTGGTTAACTAATTTATATTAGCTTTAATAGTTTCTATCTATTCTTCTATCTTTTTATCTTGATAAGACTTAGCTAGAGTTAAAGCATAGTCAAGTGCTTCGTATATAGATGTAATCTATTCTATATTTGTTATATGGTCACTATCAGGTTTATATGTATATTTACCTGTAACTGTTACACCTATACTTTCTCTAGCTAATTTCTTTTCTAGTTCTGTTTGAAATTCTCCTAAAAAATTACTCTTTAAAAGAGGTATAAGTTGTTTAGGTCTTTCTTTAGAACATGGTGTTAAACCTACCTTCCCTACCTAATTGTAAATAGAGTGTATCATTCTAATTTAGTAAGTTCTCTTTAATAAATTCTTTATTATCTATATCTATAGGTAAACTAATAAAACAAATAATATTTAACAATAATGAATAATCATCTTGATAACCTTTCTTTGCTCTATTTAATAAATCTCTATAAAGTTCTATTGCTTTACGCTTTAGAACATCCACATCCATGAGCTGTATGCTATCCATATTCATTATTCTAACAGAAACCTCCACAAGTATTAAATTCTTCTACTATTTTTTCAGCTTCCATAAATTGTTCAAACTAGATTAAATAATCTATTATATTAAGAGTCATCCAAATGAAGTCTCTAGCATATAAATCTTCATTATATGCAGAAGTTCGACATTTATTTAATAACGCATTAAATAATTTCTTACAATAATTAATATAACATTGTTGCATATTTCCTGTAAAGAAAGTATTTATATGTTCCTACTAAATAGGAGTTCCTTCTAAGTTCATTTCTAATACTTCTCTAAGAGTAGTTTCTTTTAATACTCCATCTACTTCTTTCTTAATAACTCCTTCATCTATTATATATACTCTATTTATTTTATCTTTATATTCTTGTGAAGCTTCAGTTTTATACCAATTATACCAATCTATATTCGGAAATATATAATGGTCAATAGTGTAAAAACCATCTTCCTTAAGGTTGAAAGTACATGCATCATCTTTATATACCCCATTTTCTAACTAATTGTGTTCATGTATTAACGCATCTAAGAATGTTATTTCTGTAGTTCCTATTTTCATTAATACATTTACAGTTACTGACTTACTGTATTTAAATAATAACGTATCTTCATAAGTACTGGCTACTTCTTCCCCTTCAGATAAATATTGACCGTACTCTTTAGATAAATCTAATACAGTTAAATCACCTTGTACTGAATTACATATATCTATTTTAAATTCCATTACTTAACTATTGAAATTAATTGAGGTTCACTCCATATATTCTTATTGTCGTCTAAAACATAATTATTATTATTCTAAGAGGCAGAAATCATCCATAGATAACCAGTAAATTCCTATTCATTAGTATCTGTCCACTAATTGCCGGGATTTATTGCAGTTCTAGTTAATTGAGGTCTTTCAAAAGTACTAGTTACTGTAAATTTAGTAACAAGTCTACTATCATAAGACCATTTAGAATATAGAGCAACTTTAAATAAACTCCAAGCACCACTTACTCTCTATCGTACTGCCATAAATCCATATGGATTAGATGCAGTTATTTCTGATGGATATTTACTCCAATTATTCTTACCTTCTTCACTGGCTTTGATTATTTCATCTATAGAAGCATCTGTATCATCTACATTCTATAATTCTCCACCTACTTCTACAGCTTTCTATGGATATATCACCTTAGGCTACTAAGAATTATCTTTAACCATATATAGAGTCTGACTAATCTCAGCAATATCTGCAGTTACAATTTCATAAAATTTCTAACCATCTTTAAGATTCTGTCCTTCAAAATACACAATAGTTCTTTTCCATGTGTAAGGAGTTTTCACAGAAGGTAATACAAAGTTTTCGCCCCACTAATTAGTTTCAGGCTAACCTTCTAATTCTTTCACTTTATCAACATTTGCAGTATTAGTAGCTAAATAGTCTATTTTAAACTTTAGGGATTTAGCTATCTAATCAGCTCCCTACATGTTTGAAATCTTTTTTGATAGGTCAGCTAAATATATATCAAGAGTAGTATTTGCAGCTAATACTGTAACTGCTTTATCGGCTGTCTCTGGATAAATCTAATCACCAGTTCCAGAGTATACTTTTTCACAACTGATTGCCATTATGATTGTCTAATTTTGTCATTATAAGGATTACCATCATTTAACTAAGCTAATTCAACTTTAGTTCTCTAATCCTCTATATCTAATTGTCTATCTTTGTAAGTTCTATCTGTTTGAGCTTTATACCAATTAACTTGATATTCTAATTGAATCTTCTGCTAATCAAGCTGCATTCTTTGTTCATTAAGAGATTCTGCTTTCTATTGAGCCTTCTGTAACTCTTGCTATGCCTATTGTAACTACTAACTAGTTTCCTCCAACTTCTGCTACAGTTGCTATAACTAATTGTTTTCAGCTTTCTATTTTTCTATAGCTTTTTTAACAGTATATTTAAGTTCAGTTAAACTTTTAGCTGTGAGAGCTTCAAATATAATATCAGCACTAACTAATCCAGACTTAATTAAATCAGGCAATGTAGATTTAATTGTCTACATATCCTACATAATTTCAGTACTAGATATTACATGTATATCATAGTCTGTAACCGTAAAATATTCAGGAAGGGCTGTAAATATTTTCTAATATTTATCTCCTAAAGTGATAGTACCAGTCAGTCCTTTCTTATAAACTATTTTAGCCTAGTTAAGACTATCAAGTAAGACTTCTCTTACAACTAAATCCATTTGCTAATAGATAGGTTTAGTTACAGTGTAAGAATTAGTTACTCCCTATTTAACATTAGTTACAGCATCTCTCTATTCAATACCATTAAGTCGTTCTCTAAATACACCCGTAATAGATGATACAGTAGATTCAATAGATTGTATAGCTAAATCAATTGCTTGTATTACCTATGCAGGTAAAGATTCATCATAGCCATTAAATATAGTATTTAAAGGAGCCTATCCATCTTCCATTCTTCCTTCTTGAGAAGAATCAATTAACATTTCTCCTTGTTTCTTATAAGCTCTCCATTTCTTTACTCTGGCTCCGAAATCAGGACCTAACACTTTAGGAATCATAGAAATGTCAATAATACTACCCTTAACTCCACTATTTGCTACAATAGCATCTCTATAATAATGTAAAAGATCATAACGATCCTACAAATGGGCACATTTTAAGATTAAACTATAAGGCTAGCGAGCTCTATTTAAAAAATAAACACCATTTACTGATAGTCCACAATAATTAGGATTATCATGACTTCTAATTACCTATTTATCAATTCCCCTAAGAATATAATATTCATCACCGATTCTAATTGTATTATATCTCTACATAATAAATTTATCATCAGTTTCTATCCATTCTACTTCATATACTGGAATCAGATTATATCTATGGGAATCGTCTTCAGGATAACCAGGGAGTAAATCTTGTTCTTCGTCATCGTCACTATCTTCATCTATATCTACAACTGGACCATATGCTCTTCTGTATCTAGCGGTATCATCATCTGTCCAGTTCTATTTAAAATTACGTAAGTCTTCTTTACTTAGTTCATTTCCATATTTAGCTAATATCTAACTTTTAGAAAGCCATTGTCTCACAACTGACCTATAAGATTTCTTAACATAAGGAGACTCAGGATTTCTGTCTACAAAGGTATTTAGAGGATTTAATACCTCTATTTCAATATTAGTTTTACTAAATGATGGCTTTACTCTGTAAAAACAATAACCTGTAACTAATAAGTCTATAAATAATTGTCTAAGTTTAGTTACAAAATCAATTTCTTCAGACTACATAATGTATTGAAGAATATTCTGAGCAGCAATTTCATATTGAGAAACAAATTGCTAGTCTTGCTCTTCAATTATTTTATCTAACTACTATTTAATAGATTTATCAGTAATATCCTAGTTATTAGCAAATTTAAGTAAAGAATTATTTAAATGTGTCTTTAAAAATCCTATTATTTGTGTCTATATCAATAGCTATTTTTCTCTATCCATATTACTGATAGTCCCTGCATCTTTACAGGATATTTTTGGCAATATAGGAGTTCCTAGAAATTCACCAACTAAAGCATCTACATGTTTTCTTAGTAAAGGTGTAAATTCAACAGAAGTAGGACTTCCTATACCAAAATTTTCTTCTAGATAACGAAACTATTCCTTGTCTCTTTTTCCATTATAGTAATTATAAGCTTTCTATAACTTAGTTTTATCATATACAAGTTCAGAAATAGTTTCGTTAGTCTTATCTATAAGCTCTTTGTCTGTCATAACATAGTTTAGGTTCTGGAGGTTGTATTTTAATTGCTTTAAAATACTTTACTCTATGTAATTTACTTCTTCTTAATTCCTCTTTTATAAAATCTACAAATTTATCATCAGGTAAATCTGCCATTAGTACAAAGGGGTTCTCAGAATGGTCTAGATTAAGAGAAACTTTATATCCTATAGGGTCCAAATCTTCAATACGAATATCTCCTATAAAATCTATCTAAAACTGTGTTCTCATATAATCTAGGATCACTTGTTTCAATTCGGTATGGGTCATTGTTTTCCTCCTATTTAATTACTATTTGATTTGATTGTTTCTTTGGAATAACTCCAAATTCTCTATAACCTTTATCATTTATATAATATCCGTAGTCCTAAAATTCTTCAACTTCTTTGTCAACTTTTGTAGGTTGTCTTCCTGATAATTCCTAATCTGCAAGTTCAACCATTCCAAGAGCAGCTATAATATCAAATTTTGTTTTATTCTCATCATTATAACCATTTAACTATTCTAGCATATCCTCAAACCAGATATTATGTCCATAGTCTTCTACATAATCAGCTATAAGGTCTGTTTGTTGTTCTATAATAGTTTTAGTTGCAGGAGTACCATACTATTTAGTAGTACCATATTTAATATCAGTTAAAGTAGCTCTAGGTCTTTTCATAAAGTATTGTAGACATTTATTTTCTCTAGCCCAAGTAATCATACCTACACGGGTAGCCTCTATATTAATTCTGCAATTATAATATCTACACATACACATAGCTATCTTATAAGCTTCTCTAATATTTTGAGGTCTGTCTTTATACATAGCCACATATTGTGGTTCATTAAGACCGAAGGCTCTACGTTTAATTACAATACAAAAATCAGAAGGGTCTCTAGTTTCTTTAGAAGTTTGAGCAGCACCAATATCGATACCATCAATACCTGCTACATATAAATCATTCATTTCTGTATATACAGGAGCTTCAAAATCAATTCCCTATTCTTCAGCTTCTTTCTTCTACTTCTCAATCTATTCCTTATATAAATCAGACCATACTGGATGCTCCAATATCTAAACTTTACCAGAATTAAGGAGCCATCTAAATCCATCTATATTTTCTAAAGAATGCTTATTAGATTTGTAAGTATAATCAATAGTTCCTACTTGTGGTCTAGGTCCAATTTTATGAAGACGTATTTTAGCTAACTAATCTGCTATCTTCATTTTATTAAACTTGTTCTAACCTTCGAGAGTAAATGCTTCTTCTGCATTCCAACAACGCTCAGCACACTTTTTAAGGTAGTCTTCAGGAACAGCTAACAGATTATTTCTTTCTTCTTGTAATACTTTTTTATATTCAGTCTAATTACAAACTCCTCTAGAATCCATGTATTCAGGATTCAAAGATTGTAGAAAATAAGGAAGAAAGAATCCACTTTCTATAGTGGTTCCATCTTGTGTCCATTTATGTCTAAATGGTAGAATCTTAAAAGCCTTAGGATTATAATAAATCTTTTTTAATCCTTCAAGAGGAGGACCAAAGTCACCTCCAGTACCACCAAATAACATAATACCTCTAGGAACACCTTGTACTTCACATAATTCTTGTCCCTGTACTACAGCAGTAGTTAAATCAGGCCACGAACCAGCCTCATCATAAATAAGAAGATCAACACGATCACCACGAATATTAGAAGGCTTGCTTCCATTAATACCTATTACAACAGAACGCCATCCAAAGTCTGTAAACTGACCATCTATTTTAACTTGGTATCCTGATTTCTTTTCTAATGCTTTATCAGTCAATCTAGGTTTAAAAAATCCATCAGCATTTGTATTAATAAATGTGAGAGCATGGTCTAACTTACTAAAGGTACCATTTAAATAGGTATCTTTAAAACAAGTAATCATAGTTCTACTTCTCTTTATAGTAGTGTATAGTCTGGCTGCAAGAGAAGCATTTATCTCACTAAAACCAATTGAACGTGCTTTCATTAAGGCAGCATTTTTATGTAGTACTCTACACATCTATAAATAATGAAAGAACATATATTGAGAAGCAAAGAATACTGGAAAACTTTCATTTGTACCTTCACCTGATGCCTTATCCATATCTACTACTGGTAACTAATAAAAATTTAAGAAGAAGTAGTTATCTCCAGTAATAGTGTATCCATGTGAGGTCATACCGTATTTACATCTAGTATATTGTTCTTTCCAAAATGCATCCCATCTTTTACTTCTAGGTAAATAAGAACAATACCTTCCAGTTCTTAGAAATGTTTCTCTAACTTCAGTAAACCATGAAGGATCAAAATCTAAACCATGAGTTTCATCTATAGGTCTATAACCAGTTAATTCATAAGATAAAGTAGGATCAAAACATTCTATTTTCATATCTTTAGTAATATCCCAATATGTCTTATCATTAGAACGTTCAATTCTATATTCATCAACTAATTTCTTAGCTTCTTTAGTATCTTCTTCCTACTATTTCTTTTTTACTTCATCTACAATTAACTAGATTTCATCAGGTAATACTTTCTTTTTTCTAGGCATATCAATTAAAAATCACCTGGGTCATATCCAGTATTAACTCCACCTCTAGTTGCAGACTCTTGTGATACAGACTCTTTAACTTCTTTCTCTAAGGTAATTAATTGCTCATGGACATTACTTAACTAAGCCATCTCTTTCATTACTTTTTCTGCAGAGAAAATAGGTTTACCATTAATATCTCGTTCATTTAAATCTACAATAGTCTCAAAATAATCTATAAACTAATCTGCTGCCCTTCGAGCTGCTTCTAATAATTTTACAGATTTATTGGATTCTTGTAATTTCCTATATTTTCGACAAGCTTCTCTAAATATAGGGTCATTAAACTAGGCTTCTGTCAAACCACTATCAGCTAAGGCTTCTTCATGTCTTTCCTATTCCAAATAATTAGAATAAGGAGATTTCCAATCTAAAGCCAAATAAATGTAAGTGAGTTCTTTATTTACTCTAGTCTTAGTTTTTGTTTTATCTCTATCTAGAAGAGCCTTAAATTCTCTAATTAAAAGAATCTCAGGCTCATTTAATTCTAGAACAAGATGGTCACTATCATAATTAAATACATTCATAAATCATTAACATTAAACATCAGTATTTTATTTCATCTTTTTCTTTTTCTTAAAGTTTTTAATAGGGTCAGATTTTCCTCCATCTTGCATCTTTTTACCTGCACACATTTTACAGATTTCTCCACCCTTTTTAAAATATACTACTTCTTGACCTTCAGGACATTCCCCAATAGACTATTTAATATAATCTAACTTAGCACCGAGTCTTGCTTTACGAGATCCTTTCATTTGCTAAACAATATTTTTTAATAATTGAGCTACTTGAGCTGCTTGCTAATCGCCCTGTTCTGCTGCCTACATAATTTTCTAAATAGTCTAGTTAGCTTTCTAATCACCCTACATAGCTGCCTAAACTAAAGCCATTGCCTACTATTCTATTCCCTATTGTCCACTTACCTATTGTGGTTGTACCATTTGTGCTCCTGCTGCGTATTTATACATCTGTCCTCCTTGTTTAAATTTTAAATTAACTAACTAACTATTCTAACTTGGATTATATCCTAAATTAGGTTTAGTTAATTGATACTAACTAGTCTAGTTCTAAACAGCATTATTTAACATATTCTACTAGATTTTACCATCTCCTATAATTTTACTTACAGATTGGGTGTAGTTATCAGTTGTAGGATTATTTAAATATGTTCTTAACTATTTTCTATCTGACCCTGAATAATCATAAGGATTTATCCCATTTGCTCTCATGCCCTATCTAATATCACCTCTATCAAAATTATGTTTAGTAAGTTCTGAATAGCTATCTAATGGTCTACTTTCTAAATAATTAGTAGTCATACCTCCTAAATTAGGGGCTTTATAATTACCATTATTAATTAAGGTAGATACATTATGAGAATTAGTTATATCTGTAGTTGAGCCATTTGGAATAGATAAAGTTACACTACCATTTCCAACATGAATGCCATACCCAGGAGTTCCTTTAATAGGAGTTGCTTGCTAAGTTGGTGTAGATGAATTAAACTAGTTACCTCCTCTTTTACTATAAATATTATTTAAATAACTAGCTAAATCTCTATGTTGAGACAAGTAACTTCCTACTTTACTGAAATCTCCCGTCTTGTAAGCATTTGCTACATCTGCTTGGGATACTCCATTATAATTCCATATTCCTCTACCCTTATTAATCCATGAATTAGATGTAGAAGTTTTTGGAGCTAATGTAGTTCTTGATTTGTTAGTAGCAGGAGAATTCGTAGGAATTTTATTCTATTTATTTACCTACTCTTTATAACCATATAAGTAGTTAGGATTAGTCACCTAAGATACTATATCTTTGGATCCAGTAGAGGACTACTATTTTACAGAAGTAACTGGTTTATTTACTTTTTTCTTTAAAAAATTTCCTGTATTTATGTCATAATTACCCTTTGCTCCAGATCTAGAAAAGAATCTGCCATTAGAATAAAATATTCCATTGTCATTTACTAATCGGTAAGATTTATCTTGAGGATTATACTAAATATTACCATTAGCATTTCGATGTGACATAAGTATATTAGAAAATCTTCTAAAAGCATTTTGACTTTGAGCATCTGTTGACTATGCTGCATTAACTGTTTTCCATGCCATAATTATACAAGTATTAAATCCTTAGTGTTGAATACTGCTTCCTGCATTAAACCTGAGTCAGTAAACCATCTACATCTCAATCCTTTCATTTCATCTTTAAATAATGCTTGCTCTTTTCTAATAACAAGCATAGCCGGACAATGCATTTTGTCACGCTAACGTAACTAAACTACATCTCCCGGCTGCATGTAAACTTTATTACTTGTTTCCATTATTCTTAATTTGATTCTTTCTTTCTGTTAATTTCTCATTAACTATTGCCATAATTCGTGATTCATTAACTACTACAAATCCTTGTTTAAAGAATGGAACAGTAGCTTCACTAGCTTTAGTAAAGAATACTACATCACCTTCTTTCAAGAACTCACATTTGAACCCAGTCTCAATTACAGTACCGACACGAATAAACTGTTCCAATTCGTGAATTTGACCATCCTCTTCACTCTTATATTGAGGAGTGAATCCACCCAAGTCTGTAATAATTCCACTCTCTACTGTTATTTTTTGGAAAGGATTCTCATCAAAAGGTTTAATCAATGCATAAGAACCCATTGGTAATATCTCTAAACCATTGATGTCCTTTGAGATTTCTTTAGCATAGTCTTCAAGTGCTTTATTGTGTTTTTCAAATTTATCTACATATTCATCTACTTTAGTATTAAATTTAGACTTCTTCTCATTAGCTAAAATAACATCTGCTCTTTGTCCATTAACTACAATAGGAGTTCCTGTGCTTTCCATACCGATAAGTGATTGAGCTACTTTCTCTTTTCCATTTAATTCACTTCTAAAATCCATAGTCATTTACATTTAATTTATGGCAATAATTACCATTTACCTTGTTCACAAAATTCATCTTTAACTCTAGTTTTATTATCTAATACACATCCACATAAATCACATAAATCACCGAAGTTAGTGTCTAATTTATGGTCACATCTATGACATATATCTAATCTCGTGTCTGCTAAATCTTGATGTTTATTCTTAATATTATAATATATGCTTTTTAATATAGTTAATGGCTTAGTTAAAATACCATGTAACCATTTAATTAATATGTTTAATTTCATTCTGCTTCCCATTTATTACAAGGACAATGTGAGTTTTTATTATTAATCTTCCATTTTAGGTGACATCCGCATCCCTTTAAATATCCCTTCTTAGGTGTTGTACTTACATCATTATTTTCAGGATTTAAATACAAATGTGCATTACAGACCTCATTTTCTTGGTCACAAATAGGACAAGCTCTACATATTTTAGTACGTTTAGTTATATATTCTTCCATATATTAATTTGTATATTAATTCTTAGTTAATTCTATTATAGTGCTATAAATTAAATAAGCTATTAGTAATAATGCTATACATAGTATCATATTAATATTCAATTCGTTTATTCTTTAATCTACGTTCTTGTAGAAGATGTTCCTTTTCATAGTAGGATAACATACGTTCTACTTCTTTTCTAAGATAAGGTAGATGATAAACAGTCATATTGTCATTGTGATCAAAATGTACTAATACTAAGTCTTCTATACTAAAGTCAGGATTATATGATTCAATTATATAGGCATAAGTACTAAGCTGAAGACAATAATGATAATAATTACAATCATCTAAATTATTTAGAGGAAACTTCATCTTAACAGAACTTCTTACTTTAGAATCAAAATAGCTCTTGGTATCAATCTTCTTATTAGTTTTCCAGTCTCCGATTATGATGGAATTGCCCTTTTTAACTAATAAATCAATCTGACCTGCAATATGCAATTTACCAGATGGAGAATCCCAATGAATTAAATACTCAGGGTATACTGCATTTTCCAAATCTAAAGAAGTTCTATCTTTTTGGCATTCAAATTTACCTCCTATTTGATATTTATCTAGAGTAATATTCTTTTTCTTAGTATAAAAGGAATTCTCTAATCCTGCATGTATTTTAGTACCTCTTTCACAAGACCTTCTATTCTCTTCATCCCAAGAGTCTAATATTTCTTGCTGTGCTTTATTAAAATCTAGTTCTGTAATATTATGTAACTCTAACAGAACAGGATCAAATTTCTTAGTATTTAAAAGAGATTTCTTCTCAATCTTAAATTCATCAGCAGGTAATAATTTTTCTAAAGCTTTATACGCTGACCAAAATTCTTTATCAAATGGCTGACCAAATTGTTCAATCATAGTAGTTACAGAAGTAAACTTGATAGAAGGGTCATTAACATCCCAATAACGATGTACTTCTTCATTAAAAGCTACCGTTCCGTTTTGTTTATCAATACTTAAATTTTCCATATAACATTAACATTTTACATTTATTTTATATTTATCTAAACTAATTTTTAACTTTTCAATAATAATATATAATTAGGTGTATAACAAATTAATTAGTAATATAAACTCTTAAATTTAATTAAAATGGAAGATTTAGAAATATTTGGTATCCCTTATCTAGCTAAGGGTTCGGGAATACACATTAAAAAAGAAAATAGAGGAAAATTTACTGAGACTAAAAAGAGAACAGGTAAAACTACTGAAGAATTAACACATAGTAAAAATCCTCTAACTAGAAAAAGAGCCATCTTTGCTTAGAATGCAAAGAAATGGAAACATGAAGATGGTGGTGAAGTACATAAGCCAAATGGTCATAGATCAATACTAGATAATGGATGGTTTAAAACAAAGGATTTAAAGAAGAATCATCCTCTTACTTATTAGTAGGGTGGAAGTTTTACTACAGGAGCATTAGCTAATACAATTTGGGAATTTCCTAATCAAGTAAAATATGGAAATGGAAATTATAATAATGTTAATAATAAATTATTATCTTAGTTAACTCCTGATTCTAGGGGGCATTATTCTGATAAAGTAAAATTAAGTAATCATCCCACACATCCTTCTAGAGGTAGATTTAATAAGTCAGGAACTAAGTTTTATTTAACTGATTTCGGAATGCAAAATCCAAATCTTACATTATTTGGAACTGCAGACCATAACTAGGATGGTTAGACCACCATGATTTATAAAGAGGGAGTTGTACTGCCTGAAATTACTGTAACTCCTAAATAGGGAAGATATATAGATAATACTTACGATTAGATAAAAATTTATCCTAATACAATTAAAAAACATTAGTAGGGTGGACCTTTTTAGATTAATAATTCATAGCCTCAAGTGTTATAGAGATATATCTCCTTAGTTAATTAGGGCATTCCACAGCAGGCTGCTTTTGACACTTCACACTTATCTATGATAGAAGATGGCAGACCTGGAAAATATTATTCATTCGGAAGAAGAGCTTCTAATTTAGGTGGATGGACTAAGAATGCAACTGATAGTTTAACTAATGGCAGATATAGAAATTTATAGAATGTCTAGAACTTTGGACAGTTTAAATAGGGATTAAAATAGAAGAACTATAATACAAGACCTGCCTTCTATAATGTAGAAATGAATAGAGGAAGAAATAGGGATAAATAGATTATTAATTAGTGGAATAAACAATAGGGTTTGAATCCGATTGCCCAAATATATAATTAGAATATTAACTAGGTATGAGAGATATAAATATACAACTGGACGAACTACAAGAATTTTTAGACTTTGTAGATGAAAGAGATAAATAGTTATGGGACAAATATTTAATTAAATGCACTCAATTAAATGACGATATAGAATTATGAAATAGTTTTTAATTAAATTAATAACAGCACATACTGGAATAAGCAGTAAAAGAGTGTGTGGAATATTAGGATGGATAGTTAGTTTAATTATTCTAATATACTGTTCTATTAGTTAGATACAAGCTCCTGATATGGTAGATACAGTTTTATATTGTTGTATGGGATTACTAGGTATAGATAGCATAACTAGTATATGGAGAAAATAATTATAGTAATTAATAGATACAATAAAAGGCGGCTTAGCTTAATTGCTAGGTCGCCTTAAATATTTTATAATTAAATTGAAGAATTAACTTCATTGTCTTTACGTTTTTTAACTACATCGGTACAATTTACTGAATTACATGTAGTATGGTCTGTTTCTAATTGCAGAGAATATAATGCATCTGAAACAGAAGGAGATTTCAATTTTGAAGTTAACAAAACATTATCCATACTAGGATACGTATAACCTCCGCTATTAATGTGTACAGAATTATTATAACTAGGAATCTCTTTAATACAATCAAGTATGATTAATAATTCATCTATATTTAAATCAGACAATGCTGAGTGTATATTCTTAATAGTTGCTTTATAATCAATCATTTATTATTTAATTAGTTACAATTTAATACTGAGTACTATATGTATTTAATTCATCTAAATAATCTAAGTACCATTGATTATCTTTAAATTGTGTAACTAAAGTATCTTGATTTAAAGTTGCGCAATTACCAGCTAACATTGCAGCTTTACGACTTAGATAGTTAGCCATTATATTATTTTTAGGTTTAATTAGTCTGTTAAAAACATCAGTCGATTTGTTCATATCCTTCTAAAATTTCATTATCATATATACTAGTGTGCGTATAACCAGTTTGTCTATTGACATAATGATGTAAAACCACATTACTAGTATCATCTACATTGTCATCTATTACATAGTTCTTTTTAATTATGTAATCTAAATAATTCTCAGCCTCTTTTAAATCCCCCTCATAATCCTCCTGAAAAAGAATTTGTACTTTACTATCTAATTTAGACTTTTTCAACTTTTTAAGTTTCTTTTCTAAATTAGTGGTTTTTAAAAGCTTGTCATTTAGTCTATAAATTGCTATAATCATAATACATATCTTTTATAATTAATTTGTTCTCCCACAAGGATTCGAACCCTGACTAAAAGATTTAGAGTCTTCTGTGCTGACCATTACACCATAAGAGAATATTAGCTAGTTATCAAACTAGCTAAATGTGTATTTAAGTTATTAGTTAAATTTAACTAATTGCTCATTCAAATAGTTAGTTTTATCTGCAATGAATTTTCGTGCATGTGCTTTAAAATAAGAAACTGCAGAGCGGACAGATTCAATATTTTCTGAGTCTAAACAATTCTGAATCTTTTGTAAACCATCATTACCAATCTGCTCGCAAATGTCTACAAACAATTCATCATCCAAACCATTTAAGAAATCTGTAAACTTCTCTACTTCAGATTGTACTGGATTAGTGTATTTAACACTAAGTTCAAAACCATTATCTGAACTATTCATTGAAATATCTAAACCATTTTTATTAAATTTGTAATCTTTATTATTTTCAGAAGCTTTCATAAGCTCTTGAAATTCTTCATTTGTCATTATTCCTTCTAACAAGTTTTCAACCATATTAATTAATATTTTAAAATTGTTTTAATTTAGTTCTTTTTTAATTACATTCTACAATAGATTAAATGTCAAAAATATAAAAGTTAAAATAATTTAAAATGTGACAATAAGAGCCTTATACCTAAATTATTGTTAAAAATCATTGTTTTAATCCCTTAATTACTAATTGATAAATGCATTTGAACGACAGTAAAACTGGTACGGGTACTTTATATAAACAGCCCCTGGGGTTGTTATAAATCCTTACTTTAGAAATTAGAAATATTTTTATATATGTCAGAAATTAGTTTTTTAAATTCTTCTATAGACATATCATTTTTCATAGCGTTTACTCTATTAGTTGTAATTACAATATTTCCTTCTATATATCCTAAATTGCTATCTATTCTATCTATGGAATAGTCTTCATAGTTTTCTGGCACTTGCCCAGTATAATAGTCTTTATACTCTTGTTTTAACAAAAGTTCTTTTATATATTCTAATGTTAAGTTATACTCCAATACTTTATTTCTTCTTCTCCTACACTGAGAAGATTTCTTTAATAGAAATTGAGCTATTATATTATCTTGAGTTTTTTCACTAGAGTCTAATCTCTTAATATTTTTATTTGTTTTATATCCAAATTCTGTTTTGATTGCATTTTCTGGTTTTAATTCTTTTACTATATTAAATTCACTGATTATATCAAATAAACTATCTTCTCCTAATATCTCCAGGATTCCATCTACTGAACGTGAAAAATTCCATCCATTTTCATTTCCATTTACTCTTCTAGCCATTTCTTTCTTAGAAAGATCTTCTGTTATATTTTGTTCTATACATCTTAATAAGAAGTCTTTTTGAGAATTAGAAAGTCTATTATCTAATATAAATTCTGGACAATCTATATGTTTTAATATTTTATATCTATTATAAAATCCATTTATTGTGTGATTTTCTATATATTTTAGATCTACTAAATCTTTTAACATCTGCGGAATATTTTTAGTAGCAAATCCAAATTTATGATTTAATTCTGCCCCACTAAAATGAGAAAATTCTCCGTTTTCTTCGTATGCATTTATAACTGCTAATAATACATTTAAATTTCTTTTCATATTTGTTCAATTTAGTGTTATTACTTATCTATACGATAGATACTCAAAAATATCGGAGGGTCAAAGTTAAAATTATCAAAAATGCTAATTCTAACATAATATCAGTATTTTATACTAAAGCAAAGATGAGGATAGGTATTACTTATGAAAAATTCACATAGTGATCGTAGCATGGGCTCACTACTCGTTTTATCCCCCCGGGGCATCGAGTAGAAAAAATAAATATTAAAATAGCCAGTTATTAGCAACTATTAAAACATAGATATAAATAATTATATCGAAACCGAGCACGTCAAGCTCGTCTGAGGCAGCTGTCCGAGCACCTCATTGTCGGTCACGCATTCAGTCTGACCTTAAGCTACTGAATGATTTTGCCCATTTCCAAGAAAATGGGATAGTCTCGTCTACTCCGAAAGAGTGGTCGGCGTAATGTTGCGCCTAATTCTGATTTAATATGGCAACAGTAATCGTAAACAATGACGCTAATGTTCAGGCAGCTAATGGTTCAAGCAATATGAACCTTCGCAATGCGATGGCAATTACTAACATTGTCACAGCTTATCCAGACACATTACCTGCTGATTTCAAGTTAGTTTTTCATGATGACCTGCGCTACATGAAGCGCGATAAGTCGTTCTCTGAAAACTGCTATTGTGGTCTTGTTCCTTTCTTTAATGGCAAGGAACACTTGGAATTTGCAATGTTGCAGTGGGATTTGCTCACTGATGACATCGCAACATTCGATGCCAAGGGGGAGTTTGTGGCGTTCTCTACGCCTAATGATGAGCTTCATACCTATGCTCGTAGCAAGGCATCCGCAGACATCACAGTAAAAGACTGGATGGAAGGCATCGCCAAGAACTTCAACAATGTTGCGAACTATAAGTTCACTAAACTGGACTATATGTGCAAGTACGAGGAAAGACTTTATACCAAGTCTCTTCTTGGCATCATTAAGAAGTAAGGCTCTCAAAGAGGGATTTCCACTTGGATTTCCCTCTTTCTTTCATTAAATTTTTAACTCTTTAACATTAAAATCATGATTACATTACATTTTACAGTTTCTAATTATTCCGAGGATTTCATTGAGTTAGCACTTTGTGCTGAGGATAAGGTGCTGACTTCTCAGCAAGTTACTAAGTACGCTTGGGAAAAGAACGAAAACGGTCTTCAAGACTATTGGAAGTTTAAGCTAATTACCGAGGTTAAAAAAGACATCGAGGGCTGGCAGCCAAAATATGAGCTTCCAAAAGACATCTATGATGCTTGGTACAAATGGTACTATTACGTGGATGGGGAAGATGCCTCAGAGTTCATTCGTGAGATAGGACGCTCTCAGCATACACTCCATTTTCAGTCTAGTTATGCTATTATATTAGGCTGGAAGTACTTCAAGAAATTAAAGGCTGCAAAGTTTAAGACTAGTACAGCTGCTATTCTAGCATACACTCGTGGTTATCTTGGAGGAATGGATGCTAACAATAGATACGAACAGGAAGGCACTGAAGCTCTTGGCTTACTTGGCTTACAAGTTTTACCAGACACAAACTTAGTTGATTAATAAAATAAACTTTTTAAAGCCGTTCTCAATTCAGCTCTTGTGTGGTGGAATTGAATATATTATGCAAGAAATTGAAAAATCTGCTTACACAAAAGCGCAAGATTGGTGCATTGAACACAATCTTCCATTCAACATCATAACTACTTATGCTAATGGAAAAGTACAAATACATCTTTCAGTTAATTTTAATTAACAATATTATGACAGAAGAAGAGAAAGAGGACTATCTCTACGAATACGTAGATGAGTTCGCAAAAGCATTGGCTAACCTGGGGAAGAAATAACTTCCTTGGGTTAGCCCTTATTTTTTAATTAGCTTTTCTTCCTCAGAACTCCCTAACTTCTCCCTCAACTCTTCCCTCAACTCTTCCCTCTGTTTTCTCCTCTCATAAAAATAGCCATAAATAGGTAGAAAATAGCCATGTATAAGCACCTATTGTAACTTAGCAACAAGTATAAGTGTTGTGGTAGCAAATTTTGCATACTTAATGTATAGCAAGAGACTACATAATTAAACAATAGGAGAATAAAAACAATGACAGTCATTGAAAGAATTAATGCCAACAAAGCTGATGGCGCTATTAAGATGGGTTTAACAGTATTTACCACAGGTATGAAACCTGTATTCGACGGTGGTGCAGCGTTGAACGAAGGTGATATTCTTATCTTCCCTACAATTGAGGAGATGAAGGAGCGTATTGGTTCTCGTACATTCAACGGTAATGACTATGAGTTCATGGTCATCGAAGTAGAAGCACCTGATGGAACTAAGCGTTCAATTAATTGGTTCCCAACAACATTCCAGAACCCATTGTTCGTATGGGCTGAGGATAGTGATAAGAAGCCATATCGTACTTCAGACGTGCTCTATCCAGAAGGTACAGCTGTTACCGAGTTCCTCAAAGTACGTGGTCAGTCTGATCTCGATGCTAATGGTAACATCATTAAGAGTGATACTCAGAAGGGTGTTGAACTTTTGGCTGGTAAGAAAGTCAAAGTAAGTTCTAAGGTGCTCTACAAGACTGTAGGCTTTAAGGATGGTGTGCAAGACACATCAAAGCTTATCGATAAGGCACTCTTTAAGTACGACCTGGTAGCATAAGCGAGCTAAGATGGCAATCTACAAAGGTCGCCATCTTAATCCTCTATCTCGGAAACTAATAACTGTAAAGGCTCATAAAAAGGCTTCAAGGTTATTAGTCTCTGAGTATAAGTATTATAAAGTTCGAGAAGACATCACCAAATATCCAGCTTGTGATTGTTGGTGGCAACTAGAACTCTTAGAAGTACTTAGAAACGGAGAACGCCGATATTCAGTCAGACAGTGTTATTTATGCAAAACATAAGTGGATAACACAATCGAGACGGAGACGGCTGTAAGGTGGCGCTGGTATGGGGAAGTGGTTTTTACTACTTTCCCATTATAAGTCAATTTTCAAACATTGGAGGCATAAGTAACTCACACTCTAATGTTTCACTAAAATATAAACTATAGTCATAATTAAATCAGAATTAAAAACCTTTTAGTGTGTAGGTTAACTAATAATAGCTTATGCAAAAATAAAACTCAGCTAGGGAGAGTATAACATTCATGTTGACGAGACCTAGACGAAACACAGAGGAAAATTATTAATCACTGGATAGTATTAATAATGACTCTGTGTCCATGAACCAAAATAAATAAAAATAACACATTAACAACAAAATTATGAATAAGGTAAATAAAATAACAGCACTTATTATGTTAGTATTAGTAAGTGCAGTAGTTGTATTGTCAATTAATTTAGTTAATTGTTACACAGCCAACAAACAGCTGAAAAAAGTTATATCTATACAGGCTAATCAGTTGGACGAAAAAGATTCAGTATTTTATAATTACAATGTTTCAGTTAAGTAACTCATATTCGCACATAGTTTTAAGACGAGCTCCTGAGCATGAGTTTAAACTGCTCACTTTTATTAGTTAACAATTTAAATAACAATAAGGGATAGAGTTGTAAAATAAATATGGTTGCAGTATCACCCGATGTGGCAACTAGTAGTATTACGCAATAAAATACTAATTAAGGTAGTGGGTTATCAGCTCTATCCCAATTACACACTTAACAGAAAATGATTACAGGTAGTTCAACACTTATTCAGGTATTCCAGTTTTATCAGAATAAGATAAAAGAGAAAGAACACAAGAACTGGAAATTCAATGCTGCTAAATATCGTAATATAGCAATAGCTAATAGAAAATCTCATAATTATGCGGTAAATCAGCTTATTAAAGAATCTGGATTAGAATATACTCCAGAGATATTTAAGTTGATGTCTCTCGTAATTAATGAGAAGTTCTCAATTAGAAAGATGTCTATTGTTAAAGTAGATATTGCTCTATTTAAATTAGCTAATAATGTATCGATCTAACAGCTGGTAATAAAATAATTAAACACATTAACAAATGAAAAGATTTTATTTTTACTTTACAGTATTCTATATCATTGTTTATATATGTGGTATAGATTACATTGCCCATATGTCACTCTTTGTGGCACTCTTTATGGGTTTTGGAGTGTTCGCCCTTTGTATTCTTTGTTCTACCTTTATGAATGAAGAATTGTTTAAGGAATATACAGGTTGGAATTGGCTTATTAAATGGGCTAATTCCTAGTTATTAACATTAAATAGTAATAAAATGAAACAATTTAAGAAAAGTCGTGAGCCTACTAGTTTTAAAACTAACGTAAGGATTTTGCCGTAAATAAGTTAAAGGCATTCAATAAAGTTAGTCTAATTAAGCGTAGTTAGATTGTATTTAGGTATCAATTCACAATTATAATGAGACAGACATTATGTCTGTTTATAGATTCACAATTTTTTAGATTACAACAAAATGAAAAATGGAATTTTTTCTTGGACATCTGAGGGTGTCAAAGTGACTACCGAAACAGAGGTAGCTAACGGAGTGCAAAGAACTGAGATCATCTTGAACTCAAATGGTGATTACAAGCCACATGAGTTTGATGATGTTGAGTTGTTGCACTTGTTCAAAGATGACATTATCTATGCGCTTAAGGAACGTATAGATAAATGTGAACATGAGCTTGTCAACGCTAAAGAGCGTGGTGAGCGTAAGGAAGACTCTTGGGACTATCGTACCAAGGGAGATTGTGATGATACCTTTGAGTTGAAATCTCATCAGGCTATGCTTGATGCTATTAAGTTGGCAGAAGAAGAGAAGTTTGATGAGTTTACAGCTCATATGTGGTGCCAGTTGGAGAAAGCACTTGCTTATGTTCCTAAGAAGTGGCATCGTAAGCCATACACATTTGGTACGTTGTTTGGCTTTGTAATGGAGAAGGCACAATATGCTATGCATCTTCTCTATAATGAGAAGAAATAATTTTTTCTGTTAAGTTCCATAATCAAAAGACCTAATTAGACTTTAATTATTTATATAGTTATTGTTTAGTTAGGTCTTTACTATTTAGTAAGATTGTGGGATTCTCTAATTATGGAACAATTATGACAACGGCAGAAGCAGAAAAAATTGCAGAGCAGGTAGAAACTATGTTAATGGGTGTAGATATTAAGCCAGATACAATGACTATCGAACCTAACATTACAGTTTCTATTCAGTATGACAAAAAGGGAGTAAATCGATACGTAATATCTGATTTACAAGGTACATGTGCAGTAAATGGACGTTCTTTGAAATGCCCTAAATAACAGAAATACGAATAAAGATAAATAGGACTCTAGTACTATAGAGTATAATAAATAGTTGACATCTTGGAAAGTAAATTGGTTAATCATAAGACAAGACTTATGTATTTTTTAGATAATTAATTAAACAGATAAGATTATGGATTTTACAAAGAAAGTAAACGATTTTGGTTTGTTCGGTAACGTATTGGTAGTTAACAATGACATCATGGAGAGTGTCAGTATTACCAAGACTGAAGAGAATAAAGAAGTCCTTATGATGGCTGCTCACATCACTAGTAAGGCTATTGAAAATAAGGTTAAGAGTGGTGACCTTAATGCCTTTGAAGGTCTGATTGCTGGCATTGGTGCTACAGATTCAACAAAGATTACTCTTGTCACTCCAAATCTCAAGGACATTAAGATCTTCACTGAAGCGGTAATTAAGACTGCTGAAGATGGCAATATGTGCCATATGAAGGATTATGTGCATGAGACAGGCAACAATATCCCTCAAGACATCTGGGATTATATCTACAAGTTAACTAACGACAAATAGTTATGACACTATTAAATATAATTTGTGGAGCAATTCCTATTATTATTATTTTAGTATTAAAAAGTAAAGAATAATGGAGTTTCTTAGAATTGTTTGGGCTATAGTATTTGGATTAATATTTGTAGCCATTATAGGTTCTGAAATGAGTAAGTAAACAATGATTATCGATAAAGATAATTTCGAATTACTAATTGAAGCTTTAGATTTCTGGGTTAAGGATAGTGTCCTTCCAGTAATTCCTAAGAATAGAATAAGTACCAGAAAGGTTAATACTTGGTCTACTAGCTATTTATGCTGTACTAAGGAATGGAAGAAGAGATACAAAACTAACCCAGCTAAGGCTTTGTGCGAGTTAGTAATAGACCATTATAAATATATTTATATTAGAAACTATCCAATTATTGAATTAGTTAATAACTATAAGTATCTTTACTATTGGTTAATAGGAAATGAGTATAAACAAAATAGAGAAGCACCTCTATTGTAGTAATTAATTAGATTATGGTAATAACAGTATTAGCCTTACTAGCTTTAATTATATTTATTATAGTTGGGGTTATGGCTCGAAAAAATCAGGAGAAGAAGGATAAAAAGCATGTGATAGAACATCAAATCCTTCAGCTAACTAAATTTAAGGGTGAATTGATGTCTCATCACACTCTTGAAGACACTTTTAAAATTCACAGACAGTTAGGAGCGATGCATTTAGCATGGAATTCTGCAATATGTCCGGATAAATATGGTATGTTTAGAACTTCTAACATAGCAACTATGGATCCTAGTGAAGTATTCTTAGGTGATATTTATGGATTGTGGACACATTCTCTTAGTTATTGGCTTACTTGTTGTGATGAAGATGCGGTCTCTAAAATAACTAATCAATATTATCAACAGGTGCTCAGTGGTATTAAAGCCGAGATGAAAGAATTAAAGAAGAAAATTAATTCCCTATAATCATTCTATGCCTATAAAAGAATTGGTAAGTTTTTAAGTGTTGATTATAAATTAACATTTATTAACTACCAATTCTAAATAACTGACTATATAGTTAGTTCACTTGGCAAGGTTAATGAAAAAAGGCTAATTATTAGCAGCTCCCATAGCTCAACTGAATAGAGCAACAGCCTTCTAAGCTGTGGGTTTCCAGTTTGAATCTGGATGGGAGCACAACTACAAGTTACAACAAAGATATTTAAAATATTTTCAAGTTGTAATAATTGTGAATTAAAATAGGTCGACAAAATATTGTTCTACAATGGTTTGTGATAAATAGTTGTAGGTTTCTTCAGAGATAAGTTTAGTGGATAACTAGAGTATTATTTAGGATGTACTATTTAATATATCTAGCACTCAAAGTCCACTAAACTTTCTTTTAGATTGATATTTATTTTAAGTTATATTGATACTCTCCTCCTAGAGGAAGTATAGGACACTATTAGATTATCTAGCAGCTGTGAGTGATGGATAGGCAATGAGTGTTTAGTTTCAAAATATTGCGCAAGCTTACTTAGGTAAGATTAATATGAAATAACTGTTAGTTAAGATAGCTAATTAATTAACAGCCTGCAATCAGTATAACTATTTTAAATATAGTGATAGAAACAGGGGTTCGAATCCTTTAATTTTTGTAATTAGTTAGCTATCTAATTATGGAGATTTCGTCCAAATTTGGGAAGTAACAGGAGAAAAATGATTCTCTTAGTGCCTCACGTATGTAGAGTTTCTACAATCACCAGCCATGATGTGAGAAGACGCTATCACTTTAATTTGAATTTATTGTAATTAATTATATTTTGTTAGTGTGTTATGCCTATTTGGGCAAAGTTCTTACCACTATTCTACTTATAGAAATGTGGGCTATGGAGATATAGCTTAGAAGGTCAAAGCGCGAGATATTTTTAACTAAAATTATTAATATGGTATAATATGGTATGTAAATACAAGTAGATTTCTATAGAAGAACTAAATAAATTAGTAAAAGAAAGTATATCAATGGCAGAATTGATGAGAAAGCTAGGATATACAGCAAATAGAGGAAACTCTTATAAAGGATTAAAAGATTATTTAATTGAAAATAATATAGATTTCTCACACTTTCTAGGTAGAGCACATGGTACAACTAACAATACCAAGTATACTTTAGAAGAAATAATGGTAGAAAATTCTACATATTCCAATATGACTAAATTCAAAAGTCGTCTAATTAAGGCGAATTTGATAGAGTATAAATGCTCTTGTTGTGGAATAACAGAATGGAATGGAAAGCCATTAACTTTACAATTACATCATATTAACGGCAATAATAGGGATAATAGGTTAGAAAATTTAACTTTTCTATGTCCTAATTGTCATTCACAAACAGATAATTTTAGTGGTAAGAATGCGGGGAAGTAACTCAGTGGTAGAGTGTCTGACTGAAGATCAGATGGTCGGCAGTTCAATTTTGCCTTTCCCCACAATCCCGAGATTGTGGTTCGATTCCACGTATCTCCACTACGTACGGATGCCTGAGTGGTCGAAAGGGTAGGTCTCCAAAACCTATAGAGACGAAAGTTGAACAGCGTGGGTTCGAATCCTACTCCGTGTGCAAATAAAGTTAAATATTAACTAGTTCCCTTAGCTCAGTTGGTTCTTAGAGCATTGGATTTTTAATCCAAGAGTCACGAGTTCGAATCTCGTAGGGAACACCGCTTCTCTTAAAAGAATATTCGTTTTAAATTGGTGCTTCACTGGTTTGTGATAAATAGGTGAAGATTTGTACCCTTAGTTCAGTTGGTTAGAACGCAAAACTGTTAATTTTGATGTCGCAGGTTCGAATCCTGCAGGGTGCGCTCCTTAAAATGTTAAATATGTTTTATTTAATATTAATCTTGAGATTCTTGGTCTGTGATAGATAGAGAATCTACTTGGCACTATCGTCTAGCTGGTCAGGACGTAACTCTTTCAAGGTTAAAAGGCGATTTCGAGCATCGCTAGTGCTACCCTTTCATATTATTTGATAAAACTAATACGATTAATGTTTAAAATATAGAGTCAGCGGACTTTATAACGTTAAAGAGTTGTTATGCTTCTGGTCTGTGAAGATAGGAAGCTTTTATGGTCCGTCTAGTGTAACTGGTAACACGGTAGTTTGTGAGACTACAGTACAGGGTTCGAATCCCTAGCGTGACCCTATTGGAGAAATGGCTGAGTGGTCTAAAGCGGCACCCTGCTAAGGTGTTAGTCATATTACATGGCTCGAAGGTTCGAATCCCTCTTTCTCCGCAACATTTATGACAAATTGTGAACTTGTAGTTGGAAAATATGGTTCGTGAGAATAGTATTTTATTGGACTATGGTGTAATGGTAGCACTACAGATTTTGGTTCTGTCAGCCCCAGTTCGAATCTGGGTAGTCCAACAATTTTAATAGGTACTAAACAACTCTCAGTAACTCTATTAAATAGCGTAATCACCTTAAAATTAATCATTTGGGTTAAAAAGAGAAAGAACGTTAGATAGCTGAGGACAATGGAATAGTTTAAATATAACCAGTGAAAATCGCCTATTATTTAAATAGATTATTAACACATTAACAGATAAAATTATGACAAGAGAAGAACATTTTATTAAAAAGACCAAACTATTGGCACAAATAGATAGTGCTGAGAAGCTAGGTTGCAAAAATGTGCTTAAGTATGCACGAGTAGAGTTAGCTAAATTGGAGAAGAAATTTTGGGAGGAACATTTTTCTAATCCATTATTTAGTTATATGGTAACTAGAGAAGAAATGGATAAACTCATAGAAAATGGAGTAGATCCTACTTTTCAAATACGTGTAACCTTTAAGAATGGTGAGGTATATGATTTAATGTATTATCACGAAATTGCTCCAGGTGTTAAACATTCTGCTATTGAGAAATGGGCAAAAGATGAATTAGCTAAAACTATTCATCATCCTGAGGATATTGTGAGCACTCACTTTATTATGGATTAATTAAATTATAATATGGAAATAAAAACAATACAAATTGATTCTGACACATTTCTTGTATTTAAAGGTATTGAGTACAGACAAATAAATATAGAAGATATAGTTAGTTTAGAGGCACTGAATAAATATGTCCTAATAGTAACTAAAGATTGCAGAAAATTTATTGTTGGTTGCTCTTTAACTGCTGTTATTAAGAAATTGTGTATAGAATATATAGTAGTAACTAAAGGTTTATTAATTAATAAAAAGTATTTACTCGAATTAACTAAGAAAACTGATGATAAAGATAAGTATCTTCTAGTACTTAATGATTCTGAGCATACTACTAGAGAAGTATCCTCATATATTGCAAAGAATATTTTAGAACAATTATAATATGAAGAAAATAGTATTAAAAGTAACAGTAGAGGTCCCAGATGACTATATACTGGATGATCCATCTTGGTTATTAGAAAACATTGGTATTGGATATGACTATGATGTTGAATGTATTTAATTTGTTTGAAAAATAAGAATACCAACCCCCATAAATTACATGTTGGTTTTTTCCCAAATATTGTTGGCAACTAGCAGATAATTAGTTGCTCCGTTTTTGTCTAAAGGTTGGCAGTATATTCCACTAGACGTTAAAGACTAAAACTGCCAAATGGCTCAGTGGTGGAATTGGTAGACACGAGGGACTTTAAGGAAAATTAACTTACTATTTCTTGGTAGACGAAAATTTCTGTATATTATTATCCCATGAAAAGGATAAAATATACAAAAGAATTATTAGAAGAAAATGTGAAGGGTTGTTATTCCTTTGCAGAATTATGTCGTCGTTTAGGATTAGCTCCAGAAGGTTCAAATCCTAAAACACTAAGAAGAAAGATGGATGAATTTGGAGTAGATTATTCACACTTTACTGGAAAAGCTTGGAATAAAAATCCTAGTAACCCAGTTTATAAAGGTAAATATTTAGCAAAACTATGTGAACATAGTTCACTACCTAGTTCTAAGGCTAAAAATTTGGTGTATAAATTAGGTTTGAAAGAAAATAAGTGTGAAATATGTGGAATTACAGAATGGCTTGGCAAACCTCTAGTATGTGAGTTACATCACATAAATGGAGATAGCACTGACAATAGGATAGAAAATTTACAAATTCTTTGTCCTAATTGTCATAGTCAGACTGATAATTTTCGTTCTCGAAACAGATCTAAAGGTAATGAGCACCAAGATGAGAAATCTCTTGAGTGAATGCTGGCTAATTCGGCGAAGGTATCAGCCTTTAAATGATAATAACGCCGAGCTAAATTGTAATTAATACATAAATGTGTAGAGACTATACACTAGCCTCCTAAACATTTAAATATTTAAATGCATGGAGAAGACATAGTCCAAATGAGAGTAAGCTCATTGAAAATTCCTTGGTCAGTAATGACTGTACGGGTTCGAGTCCCGTCTGAGCTACAATAATAAACTAACTTAAATATGGCGGAATTGGTATACGGCAGTAGATTGACGGAAGCGCCTCTAAAGTCGTCGTTAAATATCTCTTGAGGATTGAGGGTTCGAGTCCCTTTATTTAAGTTAGTTTGTCTGAGCTACATAATTAGTTATTTATTAATCAATATTATCTATAATTACTATGAGTTTGTGAAAATTTATAAGTAATGTAAAATTTTCGGATTTGTAGAAGATTTTTATCTTTCATTTTAAACTCATATTGCTTGTGAAAGTAGTATGAGTTTTTAAATAAGGCTATATAGCAATACTAGTATAAAAGCATGTCCAGATGCTTAATCCCTGGAATAGGCTATCTGACTGAATAGTATGGCAGTATGTGGTGGCACATAATCAACTAACTAGAATTAGCTATTGTGTATACTAGAATAGCATCTACGTGAGATTCGTAGTGGAAATGCGTAGCTCAATTGGACAGAGCAACGGACATTAATCCGGAGGTTGGCAGTTCGAGTCTGTCCGTATTTACCCCATTATTATTCATATTCGATGTTTTATACTCATAAGTTTGAAAATTTTCTAAGTTTTCGGTAAAGGGTTCTGTTTGTGAAAATGGAATTATTTATCTGTTTTTGGTTATGAATATATGTGAGAACTTTAATAAGTCGGAGGACTTACAAAACTCAAAAACAGTGTGTCTTAGTGGCAAGTTGCAACGTTCTCTTGATTGAGAAAGGAGAGGATTAACGACCCTCAGACACATCTTTAGGGCTTGTAGTTCAATGGTTAAAACGGGAGACTCATAATCTCTTATTCTCGGTTCAATCCCGGGCGAGCCCACTATTTCTTTTATCATATTATTCTGTTTTGGAGAGTCTAATTAGTTAATCTAGTTAGGCTCTTTTATTGTTTAATTAAATAACACATTAACATATGAAAGATATAAATAAAATTATTGATTCACTAAGTCCAGGAGAGCAAAATGTAATGTATAATGCATTACGTGTAAAGCTTGATAAGAAGCCTGAGTACACTATTAGTAAGGATGAACATGGTTACTATGTCAGCTCTGATAAGAAAATGTTCGGCACTTTCAGATTTGAAAAGAAAGAATATGCTGAACTAGCTTATCAGATATGGAAAAATATGAAACCTGATGAGCATCTTATGTATACTATTAGGGGTGTGTTCAGACTTCTTAATATTGATTCAGAATGGACAAAGTAGTGTTACAGGTAAATGACATCTTTTCCCAAGCGTGGAAAGGATGTCAGAAACCTATGTGGTTTAGAATTCTTAATATAGATAGAATTACTAACAGCATAGAAGTAGAGTGTCATTCATTTAATGGTCTCACAGTATTTCCTGAAGTTTGGTCTTTAGATTCTACAGAAGCAGGATTTGAAACTGGTGATTATAAATTAGTTAAATAATGGAAAATAAAGAACGTGATGCATTAATAGAATCTATTTATGAAGAAGTAGACTCTCTTAGTGATAAGTTGTATAATATAGTATGGGAACCTCAAGATCCTACTAGAAAAAATCATTTTGATACGCTTCCCAAAGGAGAGCAAGTTGCATTAGTGGGATTATTAAATGATGCTTGTAGATTTAGGAATTCCCTTTCTATGTATATTAGTTGGTTTAAACATAAATAATTATGTGTTGGGTAGGTAAATGCGATGTAAAAATAGCTAAACGAGATTTTTACGTTTATAAAATAGGTCGTGTATCTGATAAAGGTTTTAATAGTTTGTATCAAAACTTTATTTATATACCAGGAGTATTAAATGAAAAGGTTAAAATAAGACCTATCATACATAATTATAGTATACATAAATTACTGGAAGAGCAGTATGGAGTGATATATGAAGGGTATCATTCTTATAAAGATATAGCTATGCCTTACTCTGATTTACGCCCATATTATAGAACAATTTATTTAGGTAAGATTGCAGAGGATATTAGATTATATAATATTTATTCTATTGCAACATTCATTATACCTAAAGGTTCTGAATATTATGAGAATGGTGGAGGAGAAATAGTTTCTTCTAACATCATTTACACAGGTAAGTATGTAAAAATAGGTAATTCTGAAGAATAATTATGTGTTGGACGGAAATTAAAGATAATATAAATGTTCAAATTGCTGATCGGGATTTTAAGGTTTATAAGGTAGTATCCGATGCCAATAAGCAATCTTGTAAATCTATTATTATGGGCTTTGATTATACAGTAAATACTCCATATTATATACCTACTATAGAGTATGAGGTATTTGGTTTTAAGTATAAGGTAGTTAACATAAAAAAAGCATACCATAGTTATATTGGGATACATTTTATATGTGACTCTTCTTTTTATAACAGAGCAATTAGGTCTAAGGGTATGTTAGTTGGAAAGCGACGGATATCTGTTCCTTTTGAAAATGAGGGTTATATAGCAACTTTTATAATCCCTAAAGGTGCTACATATATTATAAATGCCCAGGGTGCAGTTGTATCTGATACAATTATTTATACAGGTAAATATATAAAATTATGAAGAAAGCATTATTAATTATAGGATTATTATTAATTGTTACTCTAGTTAATAGTTATAACTATCCTGACACGTGGACAGGTAGGAGAAGCTGGGCTTATGAGAACAAAACATTAGAAATAATGTATGATTCTAAAAAGAGACCTCATAAAATAGTTATTTATTCCAAATTTGAAGAAGGAATGACAGCTATTGATTTAGATACAAATACATATAAATGATTATACTTAAGGTATTGTTAGGGATAGTTACAATTGTATTATATATAATACTTAGAGCGCAATTATTAAATGAAACTCGAACTATATATAAAGCAGGGTATCTTGCTGTAGGATTAGGAGTCTTTGCTATGATTTGGGCTACAGTTTGGACACTAAATGTAGCTAAGTATAATACAATTATCTATTATCCAATTATAGAATTATTTAAATAGTAGTAAAATGGCAAGAATATTTAAATGTAAGGGTATTCCTTATTATATTACAGGATGTCCTACTAAGCAGGTAGCTGCAGTTGTTGCAATTAAAAATCGCTGGGGAATTACTCCAGGTGATTTAATTGAGGTTGAATCTATTGATGACAAGGATGCTCATGTGGTAGATAAGTCTAAATTCTATCCTGAGTAGTAAAATATTAATTGTTTAAGGGTTTGGCTATTAGTTAGCTAGGCTCTTTGTGTTTAATAATTTTAAATTAGGTTATGTGTTGGACAAATACTATTGCAATTCCATTGGTATTGAAGAAACCTTTAATAGTTTATAAAGTAGGTACATCATCGATTTTCGGTGGCTTTATAAGTTTATACCGAGATTTTATGTATCGCGAATCCCAGACTATGCCTACAGTAGAGATAAATCCTGAATTTGTATTTGAACTTTGGAGTTACGATAATTTTTATATATATGAAGGTTATCATTCATACTTAACTGAGAAGATGGCTAAATGCAGTAGGGAGGAATATGATGAAATAGGAATATTTGAAATTCCAGCTGGTGCTACTATATATGTCAACTATAAACGCAGAGAAGTAGTTAGTACTGATATTAAATATTTAGGGTTATTAGAAGAATAACAATACAACCAATTTGGGGGATACCTATGTAGTTGCAAATGCATAGGACAGATTGATAAGGAAACGGAAACAATGAATGGGTAATTCTAGTAACCCCCAGGAATTTGTAAACGAAAGTTTCGAAGTACGTTTAATTCGTAAGTCCCCCACTGCGAAGTTTCAATCGTTGTATCTAATTAAGGATTTGTGTACTTAATTAGAGAAAAGAGGAGTTACCTACATAATCCGGAGTGTGTAGGACAGGTGATAAGGCGAAAAGGTAACGTCAGAATAATAATGACAGGTGAATTCTTTTTTGTTATTAGCTATGTAATGTTTTTAGCAAGTAAAATAGTAGCAATAAAAGTTTGTACATCAAGTAGCCAAAGTACGTTCAATTCGTATTACTTCTCCAAAGTCTTTGATAGACTGAAATGCCAGGTTTCATAGGAGTATATTAGCTAATTAGTTAGTATACTCCTTTTTATATTTAATACATTAACAAATAAATTATGGACAATCAAGAAATTTTTAATCAAATTAGAGAATTGCAAAAGCAACGAACTCTATTAAGTGCGCAAGATACAGCTTTAGTAAATAAGATTAATGAGCTAAGAGATAAAATAGCATTAAAGAATATCAAGAAGGGCTATTATACTGATAATAATGGTTTATTCTGTAAAGTCTATGATATTAAAGAAGATGTTATATTTGTGTATGAAGTTAATACATCTGAGCTGTATATTAACCCGATAGTTTATCCTTATCATAGAGCTTTTAATAATGCATATTGTAGAGAGTGCACTAAAGAAGAGTATGATAAAGCTTTAGATTATATAGTTAAATCTTTTAAAGATTAAGCTTATGTGTTTCTGTAAAACCAGACAAAGCAAAGTGTTAAGGGCTAAAAGAGATATAGTGGTTTATAAAATAGGTGTGAAGGCTAATAAAGCCATCTTCACACCCTACTTTATAACTAAATTCTCTTATATAGCAGGTATTAAAAATACAACTGATTCAAATTTCAATATATCTCATATAAATGAGGGATTTCATGGATATATAAATATAGCTTTAACCATTACTGTTATTACTCCAGCATCTGCTGTTATACAAAAAAATACTAAGAATAAACCTACAATTAGTATTTATCCAACAAATAATGAGCTTCTGTATTTAGGTAAATTTATAGTACCTAAAGGAGCAATTTACTGTGTTAATGAATTAAATGAGATTGTATCTAATCAGATAATTTATACAGGACAATATTCTAATGTGTGGAGAATTTTTGACACTGATTTGAAAGAATCTTTTAATTCAATTTAATATCGAGCTTATGTGTTTCATTAGAACAAAAGAAAGTAAGGTACTAGTAGCTAAAAGAGGTATTAAAGTGTACAAAATAGGTGCTTATGCTGATGAGGATACTTTTATACCATTTTTCTATAGTAATTTTGACTATCCTGTAAATCAATTAGTAGTTGAACCAGTTATATTTGCAGATTCAATAGAATATGGACTACATAGTTATCTTAACTGTATATTATACCCACTATATCCAGCTGCTGTAGATTTATATATTCAAGGAAATCTTCGGTATACTTTATCTCTATCACTGTATTCAATATTTTTAGGAGAATTTCTTATTCCTGCAGGTACTCTGTATTGTTTAAATAGAAGTGGTGAAGTAGTATCAAATAGGCTTATATATACTGGTAACTATATAAAAGTACAGCCAGATAAAAAATATGATACAAGAGAATTATGGAAAGAAAAATAGGTGAAATATTTAAATATAAAGGTATAACTTATAAGACAGTATCTAGAAAGAAAAATTGTGAAGAATGCATTTTTGTTAATGATGACTGTTTTAAAAATGATTTATATTCTGCAAGAGGAAGTTGCTCTGAACCTTTAAGATCAGATAAGTTGAATGTACAATTTAAAGAGATAAATAATGGAGACAAATAGCAATACATTAATTATTGAAATTCCTGAAGGAATGGAGATAGATTTAGAAAATAGTGATTTAGCTAAAGGTATAGTTAAATTCAAGAAGCACGATATTACTTATAATGATATACTTCAAGCCTGTCCTACCAATTTTGGTGGGCTTAGAGTACGTACTCACTGTATGGATAAGATTTTAGCTATTTCACAGTTAATGAATATTGCTAAATATTATAAGGGGGATTGGGAGCCAGACTGGAGTGATTCAAATGAATATAAATATTCTATTATATATAATAGGAATACCTATAAAGTAGATCATAATTGGACATCTATTTCTAGTAACATCTATTTTAAAAATAAAGATGATGCCCAAGCAGTGATAGATAATCCTAATTTTAAAGATATTCTTGATGCCATTTATAAAAATTGATTATGGAAACATTAGAAGAACTAAAAAATAAATATAAGAAATTACAAGAAGAAAGTAATAATCTTTATAGTAAAATTAAAATACTAGAAAGGAGAGATGCAATTTCTAAGTTTACTGTTGGTGATTGTTATTTAAATACAAAATGGAATGATTTAATAAAAATTGTTTCAATAAAAGATAATTACATATATTATATATGTTTAAGTGAGGCTTGTATCGCTAGAGATAGCTCTTATATATATGATATTGAAGATTGGGAAAAGATTACTTCTCACCAATTTAAGGATGCTTATCTTGCTACAGTGAAGGATATTCGAGATCCGGATTTTGAAGAAGGACCAGAATCTAATTGGAATAAAGCTTTAAACTCTATTATAAATAGTGTTAATAAAGAAAGTAATGAAGATAAAGATTAATACTGTGAAGATTCTCAAGGATAAATCACAGTGGACTAAACTATACTCTAATACTGTTCGCAGAACTCAGCTACGGACTCTTGAAAGAGAATCTATAGAAAATATTAAGATTTCAATCGATGAACTACGCAATAATGGTTATAAAACTCGATAAATGAATACTAGATTATTGGATTTAGAGCAATTAGTTTCTGAAATAAAAGAATTTAGACCTGATTGTACAGTAGCTATCGATTACTTGAATAAAGTAATAGATAAACTTAAATATGAAGATATAATATACAATATATTTCGTTAAAATTAAGTAGATTATGGAACAGAAACTTAACATAGCAGAAATCCTAAAAGATAAGCCCGTCGAGCTTAAATTGTATAGTTCCACTTTTGGCTATATAAAATTTAATGGTGTTCACAAAGATAAAATATACTTCTCTTCAGAAGACACTAATGTACATTCAGTCAAGACAAATGGGAAAATGTATGATGGTGGAGAATGCATCATCTTCCCATCAAAGGAAATGCGTGATTGGTCTAAATTCGCCTGGAATAAGGGAGACGTGCTGGTAAGTAATGATGGTGGCACAGAGGTTATCTTTGACAAATGGTACGATGAAACTTATACAAGTTTCTATTGTAAGCATTACCTTAACAGTGAAGATGAGAATAAAATTGTGTATTACGAAACTTTCTTATGTACAACCGAAAGATATTCTCTTGAAGATAAGGATTCCGTTCAGACCTACATCAAAACTATCGAGGAAAAATTGGGTGGTAAACTCAATCGTGAAACCTTGGAGATTGAGAAAACCCAGCCAGAGTTTAAGGATGGGGACATTGTTTGTATCTCAGGCATGGGGTATTTTGCTTATGGTATAGTCAAAAGCATTGATTATTCTTCAAAGAAGCTAGAATACTATGTGTTAAATGATATGAGTACCTTGAAATTTGAAGATTGGTTATCATTTGAAGACAAGCAGATACAGCCTATCACAGAGACTCAACAAATAATTCTCTTCGACACTCTCGCAAAAAGAGGCAAGGCTTGGGATGCTGAGAAGAAACAGATTGTTGATTTAAAGCTAAAGTGGACTCCAAAGCCATTCGATAAAGTTGTAGTAAGATGTGGTAAAGCTGATAAATGGTCTATAGATTTCTTTAGTTATAAAGTATCTAATGGGTATATATGTACAGGAGACGCTTGGTTTGGATATTGTCTTCCTTACAATGAAGAGACAGCACATCTACTAGGAACGACTGATGATTGGGAAGGAGGTGAGCAATGAAAGAGCTTAAAGTTGGAGAAAGAATCACTCTTGAGGCAGTTGAGCAAAATGGTTGTAGAGGTTGCTTCTTTGAGGATAATCCAGTATGTATAAAATTTGCATGTTGTGAAGGTGTACGCTCAGATGGAAAATCGGTAATTTTTAAAGAAGTTAAGGAGTAAAGCGTATGAAACAGAAGTTGAAAATGATATGGCGGATTCTCTGTGATAGACAGGTTGTAGTAATAACCGAAGACCACGGAAGAATGTATTGTGATTGGGATACAAGAAGTCTTGAAGATGTTTGTCAAATGTGTCGCAAAGTACACGATATAGCTCTTGCGATGGATAATAAGAAGTAAAGTGTATGGAACAAGAATATATCAAAGGTGATATTGTTATGTATGACAATAAAATACATACAATTATGGATACGCTTGGGGTAAATAATTACGAGTTATCTTATGTAGAACATCCAGTACACCAATTAGAATTATCAGGTGTTCCCGTTACTCCAGAGATTCTAGAGAAGAATGGATGGGAAAAAGATGAAGAAGCTTCTTTTAAAACACAGCTTTATTATAGAAAGAAAAGTATAAGTAAATTTATAGTTATTATAATTAGAAAAGATACTTTAAGAATTGTATATAATAGTGAGTGTTTAAACATCATACAATATATTCATGAACTACAGCATCTTCTCTTTGGTCTAAATCTTAATCATGAGATAGAAGTATGAATATAGTATTGTTAATAATAACAACACTTTTTGGTTATATTATGTCTTATTCCGGGATGGAAATGACTAAGAGTATATGGTTTGCTGCTGTAGGTGTTCCTCTTTTTATATTCGGAGTAGTCATTATGTTGATATCCTCTTTAAGTTTAATATGTTTGATGTTTAACACTTTTGAACATAAATAATATGAAACATATTAAGTTCACAATAGACATAACATTGCCTCCTGATGAAAAGCTTCTCACCAAGAACGATTTCATAGAGGCAGTATACACTTGTTATGGAAATATTAGGGATGTTTCCTCTATGGCAATAATAAAAATTGATTAATCATCCTATAAAGGATTAAATAATATGACAGAAGTAGATGAAGCATTGGGATGGGTTATATTAATACTTATAACTACAGCTACTATTATAGGTTGTGCAATTCTATAAATATATTATTAATTAATGAACGTTGGTAAAATAGTAAAAACAGAGTTCTTTGTATATTTAAATAAAGAACTGTACAGAATAGTTCATTCTTGGGAAGAACTTGAAGATACAGAGAAGGAGATATTTACTAAATATTCAGGTTATAATTTACTTTATGGAAGTACAGTAGACTTTTCTGTATATATTAATAAGAAAACTAAGGATGTTCTAACTTACTGGTTTAAAATAAGGAGAACTACAAATCTTAAGGATAGTCAGGGAAATGTTGTCTGCATAGATGATGAATTAGTAGATCCTACAGGTCGTAAATGCTGGCTACTTTGTGACGATGAATTGTATATTAGATATGATTACTGGCTTAGTCCAAAGGGAAGACCTGATATAAAAGATGTTAAGGATTTATCCAAATTCACTATAACTAAAAGGCATTCAATATTCTAATGATAACTAAGTCCGATATAATTAGGAATCAAATAAAATTAGCACAAAAAGCTTTTGATAATTTATCAAGTGAAAATGCGACTATTGTAGTTAAAAGGATTCTAAAGCAAATACTTAAATTAATAGATGAGTAAGATTACAGCCATAAATAAAATTATCGAATTTCGAAGAGACCTCTATTATAGAGCTCGTCATCCTGATCTTGCTTCTAATTTATCTATAGATGAAGTTTCAGAAATGTTAGATGATATTCAAAAAGAATTAGAAGAATAAAATATTTGACAATGAGAAAATATTTAGTAAACTATCGAGTAGACATATCAGCAACCTCAACAATTCCTTATCTTGAGTATACAGCTATCTATGAGACAGAAGATGCAATGACTCAAGAAGATGTTGAAGCTTTTGAAGAAGCTAAGACTAAGGAACATGGAAATACTGCTACAATGGTAAGTTTCTGTGAACTTAAATATTCAACACCGACGTTGGAAGATTATATTAAAGCACTTCCATATTTAAGTGTCGAATCTGATGCTTCTGGTAAAATGAAGCTTATAACAACAGATAATGACTGGGCTTATATTCCTACTTTATATAAGTTTGAAGGAGAATGGGCTATTGATTGGATAGACTCAGAGGAGAGTGATTCTCTAGAAGTAATAAAAGGAATGACTCCCTTTGAAGCCGCCAAGAATGCCTATAATTGGTGTGTTGAAAAAGGCTATATTAAAGATACATTAAATAATAAATAGATTATGATTAAAGAAGTTCCAGATCCTACTTTGATGTGTGAAGGGTGTGTGTATGATGGTAAGTTTGAATGTATTCAGCACGCATGTTGTGCAGACCCAAACCATCCAGTTAAGTATATTGAAGTAGAAGAGTAATCAGTCCTTATAAGATATAAATATAAGTAATATGAATAAAAAAGTAAGTGAATTTGTACGTAAATATGTTGAGGAACACTTGGATAAAAGTGATCCAAAACAAGAGTTTGAAGTATTTGTAGTATGGCAGTGCTACATCCTTGGTAATGCAAAGTGGTTACTTTCAACAACACTACCTGATGGTATGTACTATGAGGTAACATACAATAAGGTTAAGGATGAGTTCTACCTAGATGCTTATAAGAAATTTGAGAATCGTTGTATTCCAAATACGTAATTAAATATAAATATGAAACAAATTTCATTAGAAGAAAAGGTTAATAACACCTTGAAATGGCTAGCAAATCAAATTGCAAGCATTCAGGTATATCATTGGGATGAAGAATATAAAAAGAAAAGTTTCAATGATGCTTGGCAAAAAGTCCAAAAGCAGTTCAAGAAAGACATTGATTGGGGTACTCTTACAGAAAGTCAATGTAAAGCTTTGCATTTTGGAAGTTGGCAATCTGATGAAGATGTTGAAGAAGAGATTTCTCTCATTCGGTCTGAATTTGGGAAGGGGCATCTTACAAAGGAAGAATTTGAGAAGAAGGTTGCCAAGGAGAAAAACACTCTTGGACTTCGTTTGATTCCTCTCTATCTTTATCCTTCTTTGCCCATAGGTATTACTCTAACATCTATCGGTGGAGAAGAAATTGTATTTGATGGCTCAAATATTGACACAGACACTAGATTTGGATGCCTTGCTTGGGGTATTAAACCTAAGAAGGATTAACAAATCATCCTCTTCTTGGTAACAGGGAGAGGATAAAAAGAAAGGAATATGACATGGTATAATAAGTACATTGATTTAATCCAATTTAGATTAGTTATATTGGATGAAAAAGATAATGTGGTAGATGTATTATTTACATCGAAAGAATATAAGCCAAGTTCAATATTCGATAAGCCTTTCAGCGAAGATTTATATGAATGTCTGATGGACGCTCACCAAAAGTATAATTTTGATGATTGGGAAAATGTTCCGCCTATGGAGTTTCAAGCCAGAAGAAAGGGAACTGATGAATGGATATATTTATCAGACCCAATAGAAGATTTTATGAATACTTAATACGAATTAACTGCTGAATAATAAACTTAAAAAGATATGAATATAGATGTTTTTGAACTTGTGCCGGACAATGATAAACCGAGAAAAGATTGCTATGATTGTTTGGGTTGTCTACATTTAGTTGCTATTAGTGTTGATAGTACACATAATGCATCTATTGAATGTGATATTGATAATGAAGATATAGAATTGTAGTAAAAGAGGAAGAACATGCATAAAATAAATGTCAAAAAGTCACTTCTAGAAGTTGTTGAATACTATAACTTAGAAATACTTAAAATAGACCTAATGAATGATGAAGAATCTTCTGCTAGGTTCTATGGTGAAGAAAGAGACGTATTTTCTTGTAAAGTCTATACTACTCTAGAAGACTTAGACTTTGAGCTAGAATCCGTTCTCATACAAGAAGAGGTTCAAGGTATGGTATATTGTCGAGATAAAGATACTAAAGAACCAGTATGGATAGTATCCTATGGAGATGAAGGGGGTTCTTGGTGGGAAGTTCACAGAGTTCCAGAATTCTATAAGAATATTTAAACGATTTATAATATGGAGAAAATTTATAAAAAAGATATTAATAAAGTAATGCCTATTTTACAAGCATTGGCAGAAGGTAAAACTATCCAATTTGCAGCTACTGATAAAGAATGGGTGGATTTAGATGGTAACAAGGATGGGTTATCTTTTGAAACTCTTATAAATAACCCACAGTCTTACCGTATTAAGCCTAAATCAGAGTTTCGTCCTTTTAAGGATGCAGAAGAATGCTGGCAGGAAATGGAAAAGCATAAATATTTTGGGTGGATAAAGTGTAAAGACGCTTCAGTTCCAAGTAAATTTATGATTATTAATAGTGTAAGAAACGAAGAGGTATCTATTACTTCAGGTATTGATTTTACCTATAGTGAATTAATTGAGTGTTATACCTTCATTGATGGAACTCCATTTGGTGTAAAAGTGGAAGAATAATTATGGAAATTAATGAAAAAATAGATGAAATAATTCAACAAGCAAAAGAAGAAGGAGCTTATCAGGATGATTTTAGTGCATTTGAACAAGGGATATATGACCAAGGTTTTCGTAATGCAATTTATTTCATGCTGTGGAATCTAAGTGAGCGAAGTTGTTCTAATTGTGAGTATCGGTACAGTAGAGAGCTATGTGGGGAAGAGTACTGCGGGCAAAAATACTGGAGTCCAAAATTGGAGGAATAGCTATGGTTTGGTGTTTTTGTGATATTTGTGATTATAAGGATAAGTGTGAACACTATCGAAAAGTAGTAGTTTGTCCTTATTCAAAAATGAAGAAATAGTTATGAGAAAATTCTATATTGGTAATATTACTCCTGAGACAAATACTATATTTGTATTTGGTAGTAATCCTGAAGGAAGACATGGTGCAGGAGCAGCTAAAGTAGCAAGAAATCAATTTGGTGCTATTTATGGTCAGGGTGAGAGTCTACAAGGTAATGCTTATGCTTTGCCTACTAAAGACCTTCGAGTAAAGGAAAATTGGGGTTTGAGAAGTATCTCGAAAGAAGACATTGTAAAGTCTATTAAAAAGCTTTATGAAACTGCTAGACAATATTCTGATAAACAGTTTAAAATAGCTTATAGAAATACTTATTCTGCTTCTCTTAATGGATATACTGGATTAGAGATGATAGACATGTTTCTAGAAGCTGGTCCAATTCCAGATAATATCATATTTAGTAAAGAGTGGATAGATACTGGTAAATTATAATAAAAAAATAAAATAGTTATGGATATTCCTTTATTAATTATAATGATTCTGATAGCGGTTATTAGTGTAGTAGCTGTTACAGTAAATATCTTTTCTATAATTATGGATATTATAAAAAATGATATTTTATAGATTTGGTGATATTCCAGAAGATGAATGTTCATCTATATGGAATAATAGTAATGAAGTAATAGGTAAAGAAAAAGGTGTGTCTGTTTATGAAGCTCATAAAAATATAAATGGAACATATTCTCCTGTTCTTCCATTTCCAACAAATGAAAAAGCATTTAATGATTTTATAAAACATATAGCATACTTTACTGGCAATAAATATCTAGTAATAGGTGATTTGTTAGATGAAACCGGTACTAATGGTGAACCGTTAATTAAAAATGTAAAGATATTAAAAAAATTATAGCTTATGGATATAAAAGATATTAAGTTTAAGGCTAAAAGTCTTGATAATAACGGAGGATTGGTAATCGGTGACTTAATACATAGTACAACTTATGTTGGGATAGGTTATCCAAGTAGTGTGTTTCCTGACGTACCTATAGTGCATAGAGTTAACCCACATACAGTTTGTATGTTCACAGGATTAAAAGACAAGGAAGGTAATGAAATATATGAGCATGACCTTATCTCTATATTTAAAGGTAGAGAATCTTGTGAAGTAATCTTTGAAAAAGGATGCTTCTTGGCATTTAATCCTAGAACTCATATGCGTATGCCATTAATAACAGGTATTAATGACTATGCCTGGGAATTGCATGTAGTTGGAAACAAATTCGATAAGGAAAAATAGGATATGAAAGAAGAAACAAGAAAGGTAGTAACTCTCGATTGGGAAGATAAAATCAAATTACAACAAATTATTAAGGATTTGAGAGAAGTTTATAATTCTTACGGTGGTGGTTGCAAGGATGCTATTACTATCAAGAATACACTTTATTATCTTGAAAAGATTGAGGAGAAAATTAATTAAGGTATAGAAAATATGAGTGATTATTCAAAAATGTCTATTGATGACTTAGAAAAGCTTAAAAAAGATCTTTTAAATCAAAAAAGTAATTTAAATAATACTATAGAAGAAGTAGTAAATAATATAAGATTTAAAAAGACACAAGCTAGTGATGATACTCTTAGATTAAATCCTTATTATAAAGATAAAACCTCTTATATAAAAGTAGTTATTAGTGATGAAGGTGGATACGTTGTAACTAAAGTCACTCCTAGTGGTAAGTGTCTAGGTATATATCAGTTTCTTTCAAATACTGTTGAATTCTTAAAGTATTATGAAATGTGCTCTAAATTTGATTGGGAATGTGCTCTAAACAAACTCAACATGTGGTTAAAGGATGCCAGTTTAAAAGTCAAAGAGTTATGACAGTAGAAGAATGTACGAAACTTATGATAAATGCCTTAATAGAAGGTCATTTATCTACAGCTGACATAGTTGATAAATATTGTGAATGGGCTTCTCTTGAATTAAGAAATTCATTAATCGCCGATTTAGAATATTTAAAACATTTATATAAATTTAAAAGAATAATAAATGATTAAAGCAAAAGATGCAAAAGCTATATCTAGAGCCGTTACATTAGACCAGCATATATTAGACCGAGTAAACTATGCTATAATTGCAGAAGCTAGTAAAGGTAATCGTTGTGCAAATATTACTCTTATACATAAGGAAATGAAGCCTGAAAAAGCTTATTTTGATTATTTTTATAGTTTAGGATTTAAAACATCTTATTTAGATAATGGAGATCCCGGACTTTATATAATGTGGTAAAGATATGGACAATATAATTTGGAAAATAGTAATGTTTTGTCTAGCAATATCTGTACTAGGCTTAACTATTAGTTATACATCTCAAAAAGAAGAGATTGAAGAGTTACAAACAACTGTCACTAGACAGGCAAACGCTATTCAGCAACTTGAAAAAGAGAAGAATAATACAGAAGTAACTATTCCTCAATATTTGGATAGTTTGCCTAATGATGATTAAGTATCTATAATATGGATGCAGATATTCAATTTGTAATTCTATTCTTTATTATAATAGGAATATTAATTGTTTCTATGACTTTTTTATTGTATTATATAAGTTAATTGCTATGTATTTAGAAGGAGATAAATGGAAAAATTGGCACACTAGATGTTCTGATGATGCTATTAAAGAGAACAAAGATGAAGAAGATACTAAACTAAGTACTATATCAGTATCTAAGTTACTTGAATATGCTCACACTGCACTACGTAATTGTGAGATTAATAATTTAGACCCTGATAAAGTCCCTGTATTTCTTGCTTTAGGAGGTGTTGATAATTTATATTCTAATGTTGGTTTAGGTATATGTTGCAGTGGTCAGTTGGGAACTTATGTAACTTTAGGTTCTTCAGACTATTATAAAATGTTCTATGTTGCTCCAGATTCTAAACCTGAAGTAGGTGAGTATTGGAGAAGCAGAGGTGTAGGTTATGATTTATCTGGTTTTGTAGTATCTAAACTAGCTGGAGAACGTTTAACTAGACTAGTTAAGTATGTACTGAATACAGATGAACCTCTGTCTCATCTAGATTACAGAGAATTTGAACCTAATTGGATTCAATTTAAGTTTCAAAAGGAAGAATTTAATCTAGAGTTGTTAGATAAGCTTGCAAGAGAAAATGAGAATATAGTTAATGAAGCTATATTAAGACAATGTATGATTAATAAAGAATAATAAAGTCATATTTATGTATAGGTATAGTTTAAGAGAAATCAAGAAACTACATGAAGCTGATGCAGTTATCCGGAATTATCATTTACATCCGGATGATTCCAAAATACCTGCAGTTAAAAGGGCTTTTCGTATATCTAACAGAATTATATTATTTGGAAGATGATTCCGAAAAAGAGACAGATTTATAATTTCTTTGACGATGGTAAATGTTCACCAAGTAGATTATATAAAGCTTATGTAAAGAAAGTAATTCCTTTTAATAAAGCCGATATACATTTAAAGATACATTTAGTTAATAGTGCTCTTGATTATGATTGGATATGGAATGGAGATACTGATTATTTTATAGGTTGTTATATTCCTAAATACGATAATCATCTTGTTTGGTTTGCTAGAACAGTAAATGGAGGATGGTTTAGTATGGATCTTCAATCTAATTGGAATGGAGGATTATTAGATGTCAGTAGAGATATTCAGTTTAGTTTTTAACATTAATTAATTTTTAGATTATGGGTGACGAAGATAGAATAGATCCAGATGATTGGTATGATATGGGTTCTCCATATAGCCGAAGAATCAGAAGATATTAAAGAGTTCTATTAGGACTCTTTTGAATGGGGCATTCGTGGTTTTGATTGTATAGGAGATAAGGAACACAGCAAGGCAACTTGGATAGACAAGTAAAAAATTAATTGGCGAAGTAAATAACACTTCTGTTTCTTACGCTATTGCAGCCTAAGAAACCGAGCAGCACTTGCTTGGGAACGGAAAGGTGCACTATTCTTTCATTTCTTATAAGTTCTCTGTATACTTTAGGAACAGAGTGGTGGAAGTTGACAATATGTTAATCTTGTCAACCCTAACAGACAAGGATAGTCTTTAAAACCTATGCTGTAAGAACGTTTTGATGCAAATATGCAAGACTGGAGTTCGACTCTCCAATGCTCCACCAGTTCATAGAACTGTTTTTATTATTTAACGTTATTTTTATCCCTGGGCTATTATTATAGTTCAGGGATTTTTGTATTTAAATTATTATGAAAGTAATAGTATTAGTAATTTTATCTTTATTAGTGTCTTGTAGACCCTCTAATCCAATTCAATATAAGGATTCTATATTGAATTATAAGGGAGGTGTAGTAGTATCAAAAACAATACAATTTGATTGTTGTGTTTTTAAGATACGAATGTATAATAAGAAAACTAATCGATATGAAATTAAAACTATTAGTGTGTGTGATGGAGATGAGTATAGAGTAGGTGAAACAATTAAATAATTTTAAATAATGGGTATATTAAGTAGTTTATTTGGGTTAAATTCAAAAGAGGAAGAAAAGCCAGCGGTTGTAAAAGTTTTCACAAAATCTGTAGTAGAACCAACTATTAAAGAATCTTTAGCTAATTTAGCTATAAAAGTAATTGGAGCTTCAGAACGTACCGCCCTCATACCTTTAAAGGAAGATAATATAAGTGCTAAGTACTCTGAATTAGTTAAATTAGGATTAAAAAATAGTGCTAATGCTAAAGTTTTAAAGAAACAATTAGATAATATTAATTATTATAATAGCACTATTTTAAAAGCTCAGGAATTATTAAAGTATCTAAAAGATATAAATAATCTTTTAGGAAATTCAGTTATTTTAGTTAACACTAGCACATTTTATGAGTTGTGTCATAAGTATGGATTATTTGTAAGTTTCCTACAAGACTTTACTGGTGTTATACCCGCTCAGAATTTAAATGAACTTATTGACATTAATAATAAGTTACATACTAATAATGCCTCTGAATTACGTATAAACTATCAGACAGTCCGGGTTGATAAGATTTCTAATTATAGTGAAAAAAGTGATTCTTATATTAAAGAGCGCTTAGAATATTATTTTAATATATTACAAATACCTAAATATACATTTGGTAAGGTTAGACTAAAGGATGCTAAAGATTTTATAAAGGAGAGATGGGTACATAATGTTTATATTGATGTGAATTATGCTACTTCTGAGGATTTCTTTATAGCTTGTCCTAAATCTTATCTTAAGGAAAGACCTATTATAGCATCTAAACCAATAGACCCTATAATATTTCAGTACTGTCCTTATGGAGTACTAATATATACTATGTGGGGAGATGAAGCGGAGGATAAAGTATTTGAAGAATATAAAAAGTTGAATAATTTAGTTTAATTATGGAACAAAGATATATTCCAGGAGATTTAATAATGACTAACGGAATGTCTGGAGGTACTGCCAAAAATGTCATTTACAGAATAGCATCATCAGACCCATCGAGGATTTTTGTGTTGGATGATGGAACCGTTCTAAAAGGTATTGTCCGACTATGGAATCTTGAGGGTGCAAAATTGGAAGATAAAGGTTATCTTTATTATGGAAGTTGCCATGTTTATTTTAAGGATATAGTTCCAATTCCTATTACTCCAGAAATATTAGACAATAACAAATGGAAAAGGTTAAAGTCTAAGAGATATACATGGTGGAGGGCAAGATTTGATGGTGTGTATTACTTCATTAAACCAAATAAAGATTATCCTTCTGTATGGGAACTTTGTCGTGGTAAAACTAAGCATCGCTTTAAAAAGATTAGATATGTTCATCAACTTCAACATTTTCTATTTGGTTTAGAGTTAAACTCTGATATGAATTTATAAAGTATAAAATAATTTAATTATGGAACAAAACATTTGGATTCAAGATGGTAATACTTTTGTGAAGGGTAGTGCTACAACAAAAGCACATCCTGAAGGATTGCCTAAAGGAATTTATGAAGTTAAAGAATCAATGACAGGTTATTATTTAAATAGACTTGGAGATTCTTTTGTATTTAATTACAAATTATATGGTATTAATAATGAGTTTATTGACCATTTTGTAAAGACTTATAATAATACTACAGGTAATTTAGGAGTATTATTTAATGGCATTAAGGGAACAGGTAAAACAGTTACTGCAGAAGAGCTTTGTAATCGTATAGGACTTCCAGTTATTATTGTTAAATCCTGTAAAGAAGTGAATGATATGCTTAAATTCTTAGCTACTCAAATTAACTTTGATTGTATTTTCTTCTTTGATGAATATGAGAAAGAATTTAAAGAATCCTCATCAGTGCTCTCTTTTATGGATGGTGTACACAACTCACAGCATCGTAAAATATTCTTACTTACCACTAATGAGTTAGAAATTAATAATAATTTATTAGGGAGGCCATCACGTATTAGATACGTACGTTCTTTTGGTAATTTACCTGAAGAAACTACACTTGAATTACTTAATGATATTTTAATTGACAAGGATGCAATAGAACCAGTACTAGACTTAATTAGACAGATGCAGATAATTACTGTTGATCTAGTAAAAGCTCTTGCTCAGGAAGTTAATATTCATGGTAAAGACAAGATTGATATGATTCGTAAAAACTTCAATCTTGAGTTTTCTGATTTTACTTATTTAGTAGAATCTATAGAATTAGAAGCTGGTTCTCTTCAGGGTGTTCAGAATATTAATGAGCAGTTATTTGAGAAAATAATTAAAAGTCGTGAGATAGCTCGTAAAATAGGAGGAAAGTCTCCCTCTAAGTTAACTGAGGAGGAACTGGATGCTCAAAGCACTCTGGCGGGTACTTATATTCGTACAGATTCTGTGAGTGTACATAAAGAAATAAAATATCTCAAGGTAGGAGACGAATTTGATGACCGTCCTATATTTTACATAAATGCTAAAAAGGGATACGTTGTAACTTGTTATAACAATTTTATTATTTATGTAATTAAATCCGGGTATTCTACAAATGCTTCAGGTAAGTTTAATCAGATATATTAAATGAGGAAACAGATATTAATATTTTTATTATTATTATTAAGCTTCATGAGTAGGGCTTTCTGCCAAACAACTACTCATGTAACTCTTACTTGTTATCAACCAGTAAAGAGTCAGTGTGACAGTAAACCATTAGTTACAGCTGATGGTTCTAAAATTAACTTGCGACATTTAAAAAGGGGCAGTATTAAATGGTGTGCAATTTCTCGTGATTTACTTTACTTATTTCCAAAGAATAAGCCTAAAAAAGTATTTATAGAGGGATTTGGAGTATATGAAGTTAGGGATGTTATGAATAAAAGACATAAACATCGTATCGATATATTAATACATCCCAAAAATTCTAAGAGAATTAGTATAAGACATGTAAAAATTAAAATTCTTAAGTAGATTAATTATGGCTAAATTAAATTGTCCAAAATGTCCTGATTTTGATGGCTTTGCTATGTGTACTTCACAGCCCTTATCTAAAGTCGCATCATATGAATGGTGTCGTAAATATTTAGAAGGATTAGAAGAAGTTAATGGTACTATTACTTTATCCACTAATCTATTTTTAGGACTTTTACGAAAAGCTTATTTAGATGCTTATTATGGAGCTACACATATGGAATTTATGAGGGATATTAAGGATAAGGATTATCCATTACATGTAGATATTGATGACACTTCTACATTGGAGGAATTAGGTTTATTAGGTAATGATTAAAAAACTTATAATAATTAGTGGTGGCTTATTACTATTTGGTATAATAGAAAGTGTGCTTGCTGTACAGAATATGGAACTCGTTGAGTTTTGTAAAACGACAGCACTTATTGCACTTATCTTTTTAATTGTAATTGTTCTTATAGAATCTTAATTATGGTAAATGACACTCCAATAAAAGGTATTCAATGCCGTCTTAGAGATGCTTTGAATATAATTAATAACATTAAACTAAGTGATGTTAGTTCTATAGAAGAAATGGGAGAACTAGTAGAACTTAGAAAGGAATTTCAACCTCTTCACGATAAGTTTAACAAATTTTTAATTAAATAATATGAAGAATAATATTAAGCATGGTTTATTATTTTTAGGTGCATCTATTATATGTGCCATTCTGTTCTTATTTTTATGGAATACCCAGATATTCGATGATATGATTAGTGACAAGGGATTTCTAACCCTAGAGGGATCCCCTAATGCTATAAGGATGGGTTTTTGCCATTGTGTTATTCAATGGGTTTTATTTATCGCGACTTTTGTCACCGCCATTATTGCTATATGTACATTTGGTGATAGGGAAGGAAACTATTCAAATGTAAATATTAAGAAAAAGTGGATTGTAATTCCTGGAATTATTATATTGTGTTGGTTTATAAGTCCTATTGGTGCTATAATAAAATTGTATAATAAGAATATTGAATATACTAATCAGCTAGACAAGCAACAGTATGCTCGTAAAATGTTCTTCGATAAATTATGGAAAGTGTATCTTCAGAAGTATGAAATTTGTGAATTAAATAAGAATACCTTCTTGGAAGTCACTAGTATGATTATGGAGGGAAGACATGATGGAGCACAAGTTACTTGGAAATGGCTTCAAGAGAATCAAAATATTCCTTATTCCGAATTTACTAAATTTTATGATGATTTATCTGGGTTTGTAAATGGACAACGAGAAGAGTACTACAAATTAGAAGAAGCGTGCATGGAAACAGTGAGACAGCAGAACTCTATGTTGGATTCTTTTCCTAATGTAATGTATAATAAAATACTTGGTATTCAGAAATTACAGTATAATCCAGGATTTACTTCTACTCATACAGAACATGTATTTAAAACTAAAAAGGAAGATATATAATGAATGAAGATGAGGTAATAGAGGGTTGTATTTCCTCAGCGGAAGTAGCTCCTTCTAGGAATAGTTCTAAAGACAATATTCCTGACGCTAAATACTATTTAATACGTCCTGAAGATAGTAAGACAGTATATATAATGAAGGAGAAACCTGATTATAACAAGGAGCCTTTTTATAAAGCATGTGAAAAGAACATGTCATATCTAAATGCTTATTGCGTAGGTTTATTTGGCGTTCCATCTCTATGTGACAAAGGATGTAATTTTCTATTTGTCATAGGATTAGTGCCAGAGGAGAATTCAATAACTTACATATTTGATAAGCCTAAAGAAAATAAAATAGACCTTAACAAGGCTCTAGCTTATACGGATTCCTATAAAATAGATAATGAAGTAGCTGACCATTATAAACTTTATGATTGGCATATTTCGATACTACTTAATAATGAGCCATTTAAAAGTTATATTCAAGAGCATCTTGATGAATTTAAGGTTGAAAAGTCTGAAGCACTTCCTGTACCGAGTCCAACTAAAGAATCAAAGAGTGCATCAGTAATTTTAAATAAACGTTTATTAATTTAATTAAGAATGAAAAGTATTAAAGAAGTAGTAGGTGCTTCAACTAAGGATTTAAAAGATTCTAGAGTTAGTAGTGCCTTAAAGAACATGGCAAGTGTCTCTGAACAAAACATTCAGAGTAAGGTAGTGGATTTTCGTAACAAGAGAATGAAGTTTGATTCTCTGTTAGACCTCGGAGATGACACTACTATGGATATTGCTTCTAAGATTAGAAGTATTGATCCAGTTAAATTCACTACAGATGTTAATGCTGCAGCTGAAGAATTAGTTATTCTTGCTCGCTCTATTAGTATTGATGTGGCTATTCATAATCAATTGTTCAGTGATAAGCCTATTAGTGGTCTTGATGCTGATGACATTGATGGTTTCGAAGATGCTATTTATCCTGTAAGACCTGAAGCATGAGTATAGAAACAAGAGTCATTAATATAATTAATGAAGAACTAGGTGTAGATGCTAAGAGTGAAGATACTTTCGACGATTTATATGCAGACAGTCTTGATTTAATAGAGATTATTATCGAATGTGAAGAGGAGTTTGGTTATCCTATTAGAGACGATAAGGCTCAGAATCTAAAGACTGTTGGAGACTTAGTTAATCTTATTAAAGACTTAGATAATAAGGATTACTTAGAAAGTACTCAGGCTGATTTACAAGTAGATGAATAAATCTTATTTATATGATGATAAGTTAACTAAAGAACAAAAGTACTTATTCTCTGAAATGAATGCTGCAATTGAGAAAATAGTAGATTCTTATATTATAGAAGGTCATTCTGAGAAGGAAGCTAGAAAGTTAACTTATGATAAAGTTATGACTATAATTAGCCGTAAACTTTGCGGCAAATATTAATTAAATTCACAATTATGATTCAATTAAGTAAAGGAGGTAACATCAACCTCGCTAAAGAAGCAAATGGTGTAACAGAGTTTTCAATTGGTTTGGGTTGGGATGTAGCATCTCAGGCAGGTGTAGAATTTGATTTGGATGTAGCTGCCATTCCTTTGAATGCACAAGACAGAGCAGACGATCCAGATGAGGGCTTGATTTTCTATAATCATCCAAATTGGAAAGATGCTATTAAGCATTCAGGTGATAATCGTACAGGTGCTGGTGCTGGAGATGATGAGACAATTGTAGTAGATACCACTAAGGTTCCTGCAAGTGTCGAGAAAATTATCATTGTAGTTAATATTCACGATGCTAAGAATCGTCAGCAGAACTTTGGTATGGTTAACAATGCTTATTGTAACTTGTATGCTAAAGGTAATACTACTCCTCTGGCTAAGTTTGACCTTACTGAGGATGCAAGTATGTCTCGCTGCATTGTATTCTGCCAACTTTATCGTCACAATGGTGATTGGAAGTTCAAGGCTCTTGGAGAAGACAAGGGTAGCTATCAGAACGTTATCTATCGTGACATTCTTCGTGGCTATGGATTTATCTTGCCAGATGCCCCTGCTATTTAATTAATAATAAATTAATTCGGTTTTAATTCTTGATTCTATAAGGGAGTATCTTTAATTAGGTACTCCCATTTTTAGTTAATTAGTAATTCACAATTATTTAATAAAGCTTTATGATTAATTTAAGTAAAGGTGGCAGAATCAATCTGTCTAAGGAGTCTAACAATGGTTTAAGTAAGTTGTTCTTCGGTTCAAACTGGGGAGCTATCAGACGTCGCGGTTTATTTGGCATTGGCGGTTCTATTGAGAAAGTAGATTTGGATTCTACTGTTCTTCTGTATGATGCCAATAAGAATTGTATTGGCGAAGTAGCTTATTACAATTTAAGTGCTCCAGGTATTCGTCATAGTGGTGATGATCGCTCAGGTGATACTAATGGTAATGATGGTCTTGATAATGAGACTATTGAGGTACGCTTGAATGAACTTGACCCACGTGTTGAGTATATTGCATTTACCCTCAATAACTTTACACATCAGACATTTGGTGAGATTCCTTATATGGGTCTTCGTATTTATACAGGTGACCGAGTACAGAGAAACACTAACACTCCTGTAAATGTCTTAGCTAAGTTTAATCTTGAAGATGGTAAGGAAGGTACTAAGATTTCTGATAAGCAGGCAGTTATCCTTGGTATTGCCTATAAGAAGGATAGCGAATGGCGCTTTAAGGCAGTTGGTGAGTTCGGAGGTTGGACTTCAATTGATGCTATGAAGCGTCCAACAGTTGCATTTCTTTAATTAACTATAAGAATAGAAAAAATGACAGATATAAATTACGGTCTTAGCTTAACAGAAGTAGAAGATTCACGTGCCAGACATGGCATTAATGTATTGACACCTCCAAAGAGAGATGCTTGGTATGTAATGTTACTTGATGGATTTAAAGACCCACTTATTGTAATATTACTTATTGCAGCTGCAGTATCTATTGCCTTAGGATTTGTAAAGGGAGAATTTACAGAACCTATTGGTATTATTGTAGCTATTGCTTTAGCTGTAGGTATTGGTTTTTGGAATACCTGGTCAGCAGCTAAGAAGTTTGATCTTCTTTTAACTAGTAGTGATGATACTCTAGTTAAGGTAAGACGAGATAATGGAGTAATTCAAGTAGCTCGTAAAGACTTAGTTGTAGGAGATATTGTAATACTTGAAGCTGGTGAAGAAGTTCCTGCTGATATTATTGTTAAGGAATATAGCAATTTGAAAGTAAGTGAAGCTTCTTTAACTGGAGAAACAAATCCTGTAACTAAAACTAATTTTGAATCAGAGACTGCTACTTATCCTACAAATAGAATTTATAAAAGTACTATTGTAGCTGAAGGTACTTGTGTAGGTGAAGTATTTGCAGTAGGAGATGAAACAGAAGTAGGTAAGACTGCTAGAGAAGCATCTTCTATTACTGATGTAGAAACTCCTCTTAATAAACAGCTTAATGGATTAGCTAGCTTAATTAATAAGATAGCATTCACAGCTGCAAGTATTCTTATTGTATCCCTTGCCATACGTTATATATTTATAGAGCAGGGATATGTAGGCAAAGATACTATTGATATTGTAAATGATTGCTTACAATTCTTAATGATTGCAGTAGCACTCATTGTAGTAGCAGTACCAGAAGGTTTACCTATGGCTGTAACTCTTGCTCTGGCTTATTCTATGAAGAGAATGGCTAAAGCTAATAATCTTATTAGAAAGATGCATGCTTGTGAAACTCTCGGTGCTACAACTCTTATTCTTACTGATAAGACGGGAACTCTTACAGAGAATAAAATGAAAGTAGTATTCCAGGACTTTACAGATAGAAATGCTGTTATATATAATATTGTACTTAATTCTACTGCTAATCTTAGTCCTGCAGGAGAAGTAGTAGGAAATCCTACAGAAGGTGCTTGTCTGCAATATGTACAAAAATCAGTTGACATTACTGATAAAAGAAATAAAACTCATATAACAGGTAGAGTAGAATTCAATTCTAAGAATAAATATATGATTACTAGTGATGGAGCAGTTACTTATATTAAGGGTGCTCCAGAAATAGTAATGAATTTCTGCTCTAGTGAGAACATACCTAATTTTGCAGAACAACAATCTAAAGGTAGAAGATGTATTGCTTTTGCACACAAGATTGGTTCTGATATAAATACCCTCTCGGACTTCATATGGGATGGCTACGTAGCTATTGAAGACCCAGTGAGAAGTAATGTACCTGATGCAATTCAGGCTGCTAGAAACGCAGGAATTAAAGTTAAGATTGTGACAGGTGATAATCCTGAAACAGCTGCTTCTATCGCTGCTCAAGCTAATATCTCTCAAACTCCTAACACAATGCTTGGTAAGGAAGTTGAAGCTCAGACAGATACTAATTTACGTAAAGTAGATGTATTTGCTAGAACTAAACCTGAAGATAAGCAGACACTTGTTAAGAAATTCCAGAGAATGGGAGAAGTAGTAGCTGTAACTGGTGATGGAACAAATGATTCAGCCGCTCTTAACCAAGCCGAAGTAGGTGTAGCTATGAATAATGGTACTGATATTGCTAAGAATGCAGCTGATGTTATTCTTCTTGATAATTCATTCCCTTCTGTTATCTTAGGAGTTAAGTGGGGAAGAAGCCTGTATAAGAATATTCAGCACTTTATTCTCTTCCAGCTTACTGTAAATGTTGTAGCTATTGGTATTGCTTGTGTAGGTCCATTTATTGGAGTAGACTTACCATTTACTGTTATCCAAATGCTGTGGGTTAACTTAATTATGGATACTTTTGCTGCTCTAGCATTAGCTACAGAACCAGCTAATGAAGCAGTAATGTCTGAACAGCCTCGTGATCCTAAGGCATTTATTATCACGAAGAAAATGTGGTATGAAATCTTTGGTGTAGGCATTTTGTATTTTGGCATATTATTATATTTGCTGATCAGTAATACATGTAGCCTTACAGAGTTCTTCACTATCTTTGTTATGCTGCAATTCTGGAACTTATTTAATGCGAGAGTATTTGGACAAGACAGAAGTATCTTTAATGGTTTGTTAAGTAATCCTGCATTTATTGGAATATGTTTGGTTATATTTATTGGTCAAATTTTGATAGTTCAATTTGGTGGCGATGTGTTCAGAACAGAACCATTAAGTATTGAAACATGGTTAGAAATTGTAGGTCTTACTGCAATTGTACCAGTTTGTAGAGAACTCCTATATTGGATTAAAAAGTTATTCAAGTAATTAACGAGAGAGGACTGGTTAATAACTAGCCCTCTCTATAAATATTAGATTATGATTGTACTTAATATTGGAACCTTTATTATTACAATACTAGTTTGGTTTATAATTGGTATTGTATTAGGTTTATGGTTTCGATGGAAAAAGAAACATAAATGATTAAATTTAAGCCATTAAGTAGTCGAAACGAGAATTGGATTTATCAGCCTGATTTTTATTTGCATGGTAGACTATCTACTAACTATGAAACTGATGCAGTAGTTATGCAGGATGATGTATTTCATACTCGAATATCTAGATATTATCGAGAAGGGATAGGTTTAGCTCCAACATTCTTAGATATTCCAGAAGGCAAACATTTATGTGAAGTTGATGGGATATTATGTGCTATTTTTGTTTGGAAGAAAATAGTATTTTGTAAAGGAGGTTGGGTTGGCGACCTAGGGTACAGTGGTCCATTTGATGTTTGGTTACGACAAATAGGACTTATTGTAGATATTACAGATAAAGAAGGAGTACTTGATGCTCAAAATAAATTTAATAATAGAGAATCTTTTATATGAAATTTGAAGTAACTTATTTTGATTCTTTAAAAAACAAAGAACAAACCATTAGACTTACAGGTATTAATGAAGCTAAAGTAAAGGAAAACTTCATTAGTAGCTATGATCAGAAACGTTATCCATTTAAGTCCATTAGAGCTATTTGAATGTTTATAGATATTTTAGGAGCAGCTTTGGTCTTTTTATTAGTATATTTAGTTATATTTAAACTTGACTGAAGATAAAGCTAAGGCAGCTGGTGAATTATTAAATAAAATGGCACTAGCTAGGAACTTAATGCAACATGAATGTAGATCTGATATACCTGATTATTATATAAAGAGCATAAAACAATTAGTTAGCTCTGATGATGCATTTAGGTTAGGATTTTATAAGATAATGCAAGCATTAGGTTCTAAATATTTAGATAGATATAAAAGCATACTTAATAGTTTATAATTATGGTAATTAGGGGTATATTTACAAATACTAAATTAAGTCCTACTAGGATGAATTCAGAAACTACTGTACCTTATATAGTAGCTAATGAGTGCCCTGGGCTTAAAAGAGGTGATTTAGTACAACTTGTAGGTTATGACAGTAAGTTTCAAGTTGTCTGGACTTATGCAAGTTCTAGAGAACAAGAAAGTTACGAGACAGTAACAATTTCTGAGATTAATGGTAAACAAATTAATACTATAGGTAAAAACAATATGGAACAATTCGGAAATATGAGTGTTGATAATGTCTTTGGAGATTTAACTAAAGATATGTATAATGAGTTTATGCCGCAAGCTGAGGAGAGTGCTAGAATCAGTATTACTGATGGTGTTCTCTGTTTTAAGAATAGCGACGGTGCATACGTAGGAGTTTCTCCAGCAGGTAAACTCAAGAAGTACAAGATGACTTTCCCTATGCCTTGTATTTACAATATTAGTAAGAACTCTGACCAGATTGTAATCGGAGATATTGTAAAATCAGGCAGGTCTTATGGTGTAGTTAAGACTAAGGCAGAAGATGGTTCTATCAAGATTATGAACTTTAATGGCAATATCAACAATAAGATTGCTATTGAAGATGAGTTGATGGGTTCTGCAACATTTAGAGTTATTGTCAATCCATTTAACTTTGATTCTTCTAATGGATTTAATCCACTCGCTCTTGCTTATATGAGTGGAAACAAATTTGATGTTAAGAATCTGCTTATGATGTCTACTATAAATGGTGGTGGATTGTTTAATAATGCAGGTAAGGGATTCAATCCTATGATGCTTATGGCTCTCGCTGATAATAATAGTTCTGACTTTATGACTATGATGATGATGAGTCAGCTTATGGGAGGTGGTAATATGTTTGGTAATATGTTTGGAGCAGCAAACAAACCTGCTACTGAGACTTCAGAACCATCAGAATTAGATAAGATTAATGCTAAGGTAGATGCACTTACAGATAATGTAAATGCTTTGGTTAGTGCCTTAGCTAGTAATATTAAAACTCAAACAAAGGAGGAAGCGTAATGGGATGTGGTAGTTATTCATATAATGATGCTGTAGCTAGAAGTCATAGTTACAGATCTCAGTCTATTGAGAAAACCTTTAGCAAGAAGAATTTAGACCCTGAAATGAATCCTCTTAATATTAATTTCAGAGAGTCTTGTGATTCCAAGGAACATCCAGAATCATTCCCTATTATTATTGCTCTGGATGAAACAGGTTCTATGGGAGAAGTTCCTAAGTACCTTATTGGTAATACTCTACCAGATTGTGTAGCTAGTATTATGAAGGCAGGTATTGATAATCCTCAAATCTGTTTTATGGCATTTGGTGATGTAGAAGGCTGTTATGAAGAGGCACCTTTACAAGTAGGACAGTTTGAATCAAGTGATGAACTTATGGAGAAATGGCTCCGTAAGGTTGATCTTGAAGGTAAAGGAGGTGGTAACAGAGGAGAGGATCCTCATATGTGTTGGTATTTTGCTGCTAATCACATTAAGACCGATGCCTTAAAGAAAAGAGGTATTAAAGGCTGTTTAATCACAATTAGTGATGAGCCAATTCATAAAACTCTTCCTAAAGAAGCAATAACTCATTATATTGGTGATGAGTGCGGTGAAGATTTAGCTACTTCTTTCATATATAGAGAATGTGCTGAGAAATGGGATATTTATCACATTCATGTTGAGCATGGTGGTTATTATAGTGTAGAGAGGGTTTCTAACAGTTGGAAGCCTTATGTAGGGGATAATCTTATTATTTCAGATAAAGAGCATGTAGGTGAATCTATTGCTCGTATTGTTTCTAACAGCTATGGACAGCAAACAAATTCGTAATCAGATAGTACTTGGATCTTTATTTGGTGATGAAGGTAAAGGTAATGTAGTACAATGGTTATGTATAAATAGCCTTAAACCTGTTGTCATTAGATTTAGTGGAGGTCCACAAGCTGGACATCGTGTGGTTTATAAAGGAAAATCACACGTATGTTCTTCCTGGGGAAGTGGTGTTTTACTAGGAGTACCAACTTGTCTATATAAAGAAGTATTCATTGATCCAATATGTATCTATAATGAATATAAAGTCTTAGTTAGTGAAGGTATTGAAGTCCCTAAGCTATATATAAATCCTAACTGTAGAGTTATTACACCTTATGATGTATTAGCTGATTCTATGGATGGACGAGTAAAGTATAATGGGACTTGTGGTAAAGGTATACATGCTTGTTTTAAAAGAAACAAAGATAATGTAACTTATAGTGCTCGTATGTGCCCTTATGTAAATGAATATGCAGATGTAGTTTTACAAACTGTAAGGGATTATCACAATCTAGAACGAGACACTAAATTAGATGATCTTTTTAAAGAGGCTTGTACCTTTATTAAAGAACATCCAGAGACCTTTATAATTGGAACTTATTATCCTGATGAAGTTGATACTGTCATTTGGGAGGGTTCACAAGGTCTTCTTTTGGATATGGAAAGAGGATTTATGCCTCATTGTACTCCTAGTAAAGTAGGATTAAATGGAATCCCAGAAAAGTGTCTAGAATATGCGGAAGTATACTTAGTTATGCGTCCATATTTAACTAGACATGGAAATGGGTACAATCCTTATTCTATGGACTTGGATACATATTTTACTCTAGAAGAACCATCAAATACTAATGATGGACCACAAGGAGAGTTTAAGACGGGTCCTTTTGACTATACTTTATTCAAAAGAGCTATTGAAAGACATTGTTTAGATAATTACCGTGAAACTTATCATTGTAAATTTAACATTGTCATAACTCATTGGGATTGTTTAAAAACTGCATATATTCCTACTATATGTGATTATCAAGATAAGTCTCCAAGGATTATTGATAAAATACGTTTTATAGAACAATTTCGCACAAGTAATTGTACTATAAATGAGATATATCTAGGAAAGTCTGAAGATTCCAATATTAAGGAATTATGAGTTTTGAGGAATTACTTATAATAGGACTTTTTAGTGTAGCAATATATCTTGCAAGTTGTGTCTACATTGGTTATCGTATGGATCTTAAGAAAGTAGAAATAAATTTACTAACTTTACTAATAGTGATATGCCCTTTAATAAATACTATATGTGCTCTGTATTTCGTACATAAGAATTCAGATTATAAGAAATCTATTGAAAAATTATTTAATGACTGATTCTGAAACTTTAAAAGACATAAGTAAACAGATAGCTGACCTATTAGTTAAACAAAGTGAGATACAAGATACAATATTGAAAGCTGAATTATCCAAAAATAGATATAGATATTGCGATTATGGTGAAGACATGTATTGGTATAAAATCATTTCGGTTAATGAATGTAACTGTACTGTTCTAGAATTGCACTTAAGAGAATCTAACAAATTTGGTTCTATTTCATATTGCGAAGAATCTTTAACTTTGGCTAATAGGGGCGATATAATTACAGAGCAAGAATTTATTGATAAATATAATGAATTTATTAACAAGATTAAATTATGAAAACAGATAATTATTTTAGTGAGACAACACCTACAAATAGTCATCCATCTGCAAAGTAATGTGATTATTTAGGTGGAGAGCATTTCTTAATCTCTGTTTAGAATTTTTAACATTTCTTAACTTGGAGAGAAGGAAATGCTCTTATATTGTTCTCGTAGAGAACTTGCCGTTTAAGGCAAAGACTATCTATATGGATAGTACTATAAATATATTTAATATTTATTAACTATTTAAATTCAGTAATTTAATATACTGTTGATGTGTTAAGTTAATAAATAATTAATTAAAGAATTATATTAAATTTGGGCTCGTAGTTCAGCTGGCTAGAACGCTACTTTTGCAAGGTAGATGTCGTGGGTTCGAATCCCATCGTGGTCCACTAATAAATATGCGAGATTAGTGTAGCTGAAGGCGCATATCTGGCTTCCAACCAGAAGGCTTGCGTGGGTTTGATTCCCACATCTCGCACGATGTTTACTTCTTCTTCCTTCTATACAATTAGATTATTTAATTAACAATTAAATTTTAAACTGTATGAAAAGAATTATCAAATCATGGTGGAAAGGAATGAAAACTGTAGCAGCTTGGTATGATGTTAGAGATTATCGAGTATTACCATTTACAGTTATTTAATTAGATTTCTACTGGTAAGTGCCAAATGGGTACTTACTGATGTTGGGAGAGTAAATTTAAATATATGCCTCTTATTTCTAAGGTTCATTACCTTCTCGAAAAGAAATGTGTACACAAGAGGCTCCTGGAGTATTAAGCCCTGTTGGTAAGGGAACTAGACTGTCACTCTAGTAAAACTAAGGGTTCGAGTCCCTTATATTCCGCAAATAATGGAGAGGACCTAGCTGTTAACTAGGCGGTTGTTAGAGGTAGCGGTGGCAATCCACGAGTATGCCTGATAGCTCAATGTATTATTAGAATATGGTCATGATAGTTTGCCCGTCTAATGCCATATTCGCCTTTATTCTAGCTTCAATAGCACAGTGGTAGTGCAGCTCACTTGTAATGAGCAGGTCGTGGGTTCAAATCCTACTTGAAGCTCTCTAATTTAACATGGAGCATGTACCAAAGCAGTACCTTAACTCAAGGGGCATTGAAAAGAGAGGTAACGTTACTCATAATATAGTCATGTCGAAGGTTAAGAGAACCTTATAAAAAGTCATCGATAGATGGTACTTAAAGACTTTGCTCCGCCGAAAATTCTTTAAAACAATATATCGCGGATGTGGTGTAATGGTAACATACTAGGCTCATAACCTAGAGTAGTCGTTCGAATCGAACATCCGCAACAAAAATTCTAAGCAATAGTATCATGATACGTTTAGACAAGGATAGCCCATAGTAGGAGAAGAGGAGTAGCTAATCCAAATCGCCGAAACCCTTGTAAAATCCGTGGGCACCGATACAGAGTAATTCACTGTGAAGAATTTATTGTCTAGTATGTGAAGTGGTCAAACACGGCTGACTGTAAATCAGCTGCTATTTAGCTTCGGGAGTTCGAATCTCTCCTAGACAACTAATTAATAAAGTAGAGAACTAGTAATGGTAGAGAATAAGATCCTATTGCAAAGTCAACCTACTTATAGTATATAGCTCATCTATTAATTTAGGTGAGCTATTTTTGTATAGATTAATACTTAACAGATTAAAAGAATGAACAAACTTGAAAAATGGCTATGGGTTAATTGTACATTAAAAGACAATGGACAGACTAGTAATTCTTTATATTTCTATTATAAAAACTTAGAGATTAGATATTCAGACCATATGGCAAAGCAGAGTACTGGAGATTTACAAATAATTAAGTCTTCTGTATTTGACTCCATTAACTATGCTGTATTTATAAGGGGAAGTGCTAAGATTATGATAATTAATGCTTCTAATACTATAGACTTTATAATACATTATGCGCAAGTTAATGAACTATTAAATACTTCAGCTATAACATTTACTGATGCTGTCAAGAAGGATGAATTAATTTTACCAGAAACTTTATATATACCAAGACCTATAAGGGATTCTGCGACAAATAAGATATTTAAAAAGAAAGAAGATTACTGGTCAAATTCAGAAATAAAGTGTCTTAAACAAGCAATCATGCAATATTTTAAGCAATCTTGTGGATTTAACACTGCGTTTACTAAATATTTAAAAGAGAATAAGGTAAGTTTTATACAGGCTATAAATTTATATAAGATATTAATCTTCAGTAATAAAACTCCATTTAGTGGAGGAAATCTTAGTAAAGTATATAATTATATAAAAGGTTTGGAATCTAATGAAATTCAAAAAATACAATTAGAGTGATAATACAACAGGTACATTTAAATAATAGTGATTTATACATCACAGGTATCTCCCCTATAAATGAATGGGAGGGTACTATAGTTTATAGATTATATAAAGATGGTAATATAACTAAGCATGTTGAAAAGTATAAAAAAGACCCTCAACATAATAATTGTATTACTACTCCAACTAGATTTATGTCCATTGATTATCTTTACAACTTTGTATACAATAATGTAGAAATTGAAGGAAAGTCTTTTAAACTACAAGAAATTCTTATAGATAATTTAGAACCAGAAACACCATTAGGAGGTAATTTCGGATGATATTTAAATTAAACTCAGAGGGATTTATTCTTGATTGGGATGAGGCTACTCTAGAAGAAAAAGATGCAATGATTAAGGCTATTGAATTAGCTAGAACTTCGTATATATTTGAAACTCGGAGAATAATAAAGAGTTCAGAGGATGCTAAAGATTGTAGTCCTCAGGTACAAGAATTAATGCCTTTTATAGGACACAAATGTAAATCACATGATATAGTAGGTGTGTTTAAAGGTATAGAAGAAACTTGGGAGGACTATTATTATATTATAGAATTAGAAGATGGCAGATTAAAATATAATACAATGGTAGATACTATTGAATTTATTGATTAACAATTATTAACTAATAAGTAATTAAATATTATATATCATAGGAACATGAATAATGTATTTTTTAAAGATGGGTTTCTTACATCAACAGAAGCTCAAAATATTTGTAATGTAGCTAACGAAGTTATTGCAGGATTGACAGATTCATTAAATACTGTTCAATTTTATAATACTACAATAACTAGTATTGTATCTTCTGATAATGCAGTAAATGCTGGAAAAGGTACTACAGATACTTCATGGATTCAAGATGCTATAATTAAGATAGGACAATATAATTCATTAATTGCTTGGCTTAAAGAAGCTATTAAGAATAAAAATGAAGCACTTGGTGAATTATCAGGTACACGTATTCAAGATTGGTCAGAATATGAATATTATCCTACTCCTAACTCTCCAAGTAGAAAGGCTACAGTAGAGAAGGAAGATATAATTAAAAATTTAGATGCAATTAAATTAAATAAGTATTTTACTTTGCAATCTAGAGCTGCCGCTATTGGTAAATTTATACATGAAACAGGCTCTGTATCTAGAGCTAAGGTAATGTTAAATAAAGTAATTGCTGAACCAAATAAGATTAGTGGAGCCGGTAGAGATACTGTAGTGTATAGATATACACCTTCTGTTGAAGTCGCTGAAGTGAATGGTATGTTCTTATCTTTAATGTCTGAACATAGAAATTTAAATGCTCAACTTAATAGTATTAAAGCTGATGCTATTGAAGAAGCAAATAAACAGAATATAGCTAATGAGCAAGAGTATCAGAAAGCTAGAACTGCTTATTCTAAAGAATATAATGATTGGCTTGACAAAAATGAAGATTTACAGTCAAGATTTAATCAATATATAATTACTGAGAAAGAAAAGATTAGTAAACTTAAAATTAATGTTCCAGATTCTTTGATGGAAACATATAAGTCTATTAAAGCTTTACTTACTGAGTAATTAATAAGAATAGATTAAGGATTAGCATTAAATATATTACAGGAAAATAATATAATTTGTTGCGGGATTGTCGCAATACCACATATTAGGTATGGTTAATGGTCGTTTCCACACATATTTTTATTTCTAAGTATCACCTAAAACATAATCGGGTTAAAAGCATTATGTGGTGTTACTTGGTCTAAGTCTAAGTCTAAGTCGTGGGAACGAGTCTAAAGCTAAGACACATTCTAAGTCTATGCTGCTAATCCTTATGATATTCTTTAGTTTGTCCTATGTTTCTTTAAACTGTAGGTGCTTCTATAATTAAGATTATAGTGACTTTTAATTCCTATACTTTTCAAGATGAGAAATCGGGAGGTTGATTTCCTACAGTCAGGGGTGGAGAAACTCTCCACCCTTTATTATTTAATTTAATTTATTTAATTATGAAGAAATTATTTGTTTTTGCTTTCGCAATCATTGCCCTCTGTTCAAGTTGTGGTAATGGTTGTTCTAGGACAACAGGCAGTGTAGATTCTACATCTGTCGATACTTGTGATACAGTAGATTCTGCTAAAGTTGATACTGTAAATTCTGTAGATAGCACATCATTTTCTATGGTGTGTCCTGATTAAGCTACTCTGAAAGGGGTAGCTCTTTTTATTTATTTATGTTAGAACCAAAAGTAATTAATTCGGAAGATGCCTACAGAGGTAGCTTAGAGGATCAAAAAATGGATATTCTGAGTAATTTTCGTTTTGAGCAAGTAGCTATGATTATGGCTTCTCCATGTTTGCCTATCTATAAGAATGAAGAGGACAAACCAGAAATTATTGGGTATGAACCTTGGAAAATACTTACAGAGCATGAACTCAGAGTACCCAGTGTTTACGATTTATATTGCTGTGCAGAAAGATTACTTGATGATGTAATTAAAGAAGTACATAAAAACCCTAAAAGTAATTATCAGGGTATAGCCTCAGGTCCATTTAAAGTAACATATTTATATGGTAATTTAACTCTTGACTTCGTAGTAGAATCATGGGGAAATTATTAACCATATATACAGATGGAGCTTGTCAAGTGTCTACAGGTAATGGAGGTGTTGGAGTTGTATTTATTAAAGATAATGAAGTAATTTATCAATTTAATAAACACTTCAAAAATGTAACTAATAATCAAATGGAAATAATGGCTGTTATTTATGCTCTACATGCCATTAGTACAAACTTTGATTCCATTACTGTAGTATCTGATTCACAATACGTTTTAGGATGTATAAATAAAGGATGGAAACGCAAGAAGAATCAGAATTATTGGCAACTATTTGATCAAGTATACAATAAAGCTAAAGAGTTCTGTTCAGATGTAAAATTTGAATGGACAAAAGGACATAACGTAGATGAATATAATAATCTAGCAGATAGATTAGCTGTGGAAGCTAGTCATTTTGCAGATTAGTTAGATTAAAATTAAATATTCTAATTAATTTGAAAATGAAAGCAAAGCATAAGCGTGAGTGGTTACAGATGAAGCAGAATTGGTGGGCAAAATTGCCAGCTTCAGTCCAGAAGGCAACAACTAAACCAGGTTCGGTAAAGACTCGATGATTATCTTAATTATTGTTTTAGTATGTCTTATATTATTAAATCCTTATATAGACGTACAACAAGATAAGATAATTATTTGGTATAACTGGTTTACTGAAAGAAAACATTATATTTTATGGAAACCCCAAAATTCTTGAGAAAGTATAAATTGGTTTTTAAAGTTATTAAATATGTCATTGGTCTTATAGCTATGATGTATCTAATAAGTATGTGTACTTACTTAATTAGTAGTGAGAGTACATTTTGTTGCATTATGGGTATGCTAATATTAGCAACTATGGCTGTGTTAGTAGTTACCTTAGTTGTTGAAAGTGTTGATAAATTAAAAAGTTTATTTAAATGAGAAAAGTCTTTTTATTTGCGAGTGCTTTAATGTTATCATTAAGCTTTACTAGTTGTGAACGTATTGATGCTGGTTGTGAGGGTATCTTAGTTAATCTCTATGGCTCTGAAAGAGGTGTAGATGATGTATCTATGGTAACTGGACGAGTGTTCTATAATCCAGCTACTCAGGAAGTATATGAGTATCCTACTTACGTTCAGACTATTGACTATGAGCCATTTACAATCAATGCCAAGGACGGTTCCGAATTTAAGGTTGATCCAAATATCAATCTTAAAGTTAAAGATGGTGCCGCTCCAAAAGTATTTCGTAAGTATCGCAAAGAATTAACTGATGTAATTAATGGTCCTGTATTTAAGTATGTAAAGGATGCTTGTCGTATTGAGATTAATAAATTTACTACAGACCAGATTGTGTCAAATCGTGAAGCTGTAGAACAGGCAATTGAGAAGCGTCTTTCTAAACTTCTTGATAAGGAAGGATTTGTACTTGACCAGTTTACTAGTGGCTTGCAGTATCCTAAGACTATTGTAGAAGCTGTAGATGCTAAGAACAGAGCTATTCAGTTAGCACAGAAAGCAGCTAATGAAGTACAGGTAGCTGAAGCAGAAGCAAAGAAGAAGATTGTAGTAGCTGAGGCAGAAGCCAAAGCTAATGCCATTGTAAATGCTTCTCTTACACCATTACTTGTTAAGAAGCAGTGGATTGAAGCTTGGGATGGACATCTTCCTAAAGTTACAGGTAACGCATCAACATTAGTAGGACTTGATAATTAATTTATTATGTTTGGTTTATTTATATTCTGTTTAGTTGTAGCAGCTATTGAATTTATGCTTGTCATAGATTTAAAGCCAAAGGTAGGGATTCCTCTTTATGCATTTATAATAGCATTATTACTGTTATTTGTTCCTGTACTTAACATCATAGAAGTAATAGTATTTGGTGTATTATTAACTATTTGGTGTCATGATGGGCGGAGCCTTGCAGGTTCTAATCCAGTTTCTAAATTCTTCAAAATGCTTAACCGAGATATTTAAATGATAATTCAAGGTAATTTTTATCGAATTGAACCAATAAATGATAATTCTCCACTATGGGATTTGTATTTGCTTAGAAAAGTAAATAGTAAAACTAATCCTAGAGAAGAATTTCAATTAGAGGGCTATGGTATGCCTTTAGATTCTGCTATTGGTAGAATAATTAGATATGCTATTAATAGCAAATATGGAAAAGATGAGATTACGACCTTGAAAGAATATTTAAATGTTTTCAAGCAAATTCAAGAGGAGATCTATAAAGAAGTCGGAAGATAACTATTCAGACCTATTTAATAAAATAAATAGTTTGTGTGATTGTTTAAATACAATATATCATACAAATTCTGGAGGTTGTTGTTATGTAGCCTATGTAATAGCGGAAATACTTGAAAGAGAAGGTATCCCGTTTGAAGTATTAGTTTCCGAACCTTGCTATGAAGATGATGACTATCCTGATGATTTTGAAGATTTAAATGATTCAGTATACCATATATGTCTAGAGGCTAAACCTATTAAGGATACATATAAAATTAATGTGGGTGAATATAGTGATGAAGAATATTTTCATTATAGTAATGTCACTTCACAAGATATATACAACTTCTATACTGATAATATTTGGAACTCTTTTTATGAAATTGCTAAAAATAAGTTTATTAAATATATAATTAATTTAATATATGACAACTTCAGTAGCGATTTACGAGAAGGAAGGTCAGATAGTTCAAACACATAATTCTTTTATTTATGAAGATTCTATCTATAAGGTATTTAAAGGTGGAATTTCTTTATTTGAAGAAAAACAATATAGTACTAATAAACCTTTGAAACTTAAAAAGAAAGACTTTATAAATAGGAAGAAAAAAGCAGATGAGTATTTTATTAGATTTTTAACTCTGGAATTTGCTCCAGAATCCTACTTAATTAAAGAGGGTTATACACTAATTAATAGTAAATGAAAATGAAGAAAGAAATTGCTAGTTATAAGCTTGGTCAGTTTGTTGATTTTAAGGGTGTTGAAAGATTGGTAGTTGCTTGTGCTGTAAGTATGCCAGTGAAGGAAGGTCTTACTGCAACTTGGAATATTCCAGGTGTTGAGGATTCTTTCGAGATTGTACGAGCTATATCTATCGGCATTGCAGTATACAATCCAGAAGATGAGTTTAATCTTACTTTTGGTAAAGAACAGGCTTATAAGAAGGCTCTTGCAGGAGATCCTTGTTGGTTTATTGGTAAAGGCGGTGTAATTACTAAAGAGTGTATTGACGCACTTTTGACAGAGAAAATTAATCACTTTATTAAGAATCCTGAGATAGTCATTAAGGATTATAATGCTAACAAGGCTAAATATGAGCAGATTCAGAAAGAGAAAGAGTACATTCAGAGTGCCTCTCCGGCAGAACAAGCGATATTAACCTTAATGTCTAGAGGGGTAGATGTGCAGGGAGTTCTTGATAAAACAAAGACCCTAGTAGATGCAATTGAAAACGGTTCTAAGTTGGTTGATTAAACTATTTATAATTGTAGGAATTTTATTTATAATTGTACGTATAGAACAATTAAATAACAATATACAGAGTGTCCCTTCTAATAAAGAAATAATTAGAGATTCTTTAGTTAGGGATACTCTAAATCACACTAAAGATTCCTTAACAATTAAAATAGTAAAAATAAGAGAGACGTATGAAGATAAGAAAGCTATTATTATGTCTAATGATACTTCTGCCGACATACAGTTTTTCACAAACTACATCAACCATTACAATAACTCCAGAACAACTGAAAACAACTAATCTTATATTTCTAGAGCATGAGAAATATACAAAAGAAGTTCCATTATTAAATAAGAAGATTGAAACACTAGAAGAGATAAATAAATCTTGGTTACATACTGATTCTATAAGAAGAATTAATGAAAAGCAGTATAACGCTATTATTAAAAAGGATAGTATTAAAATAACACAATTACAAAGTTCACACAAAAAATATAAAGTTGTAACTAAGATTAGTATAATATTAAATATCATTCTTGCATGCCTGTTAGTAAAGTAAACTATAAAGATCCAAATGGATTAACTTATAAACATCCAGAAAGAAGTTGTAAAAGATGTTTAAAATATCCATGTATAGCTAATATGGATAAGTTATATAGTGATTTTGCTAAATATGGATGTAAGCACTTTGATGATATGAATGTGTTTCATTAATGGAGCAAATAACAATTCATGCTAAACTAGTTGCGGAACAAATAGATGGAATGGGATACACTAATTATGTATTTGAAGATTTGAATCCTAAGGACGAAGACTTTAGATATATAATGTGTGTCCGATTCCCTAATTGGGAGCAAAAAAGTATCGAAATTGATGAAATTGGATATTTAAATATAAGATATGTAGAAGGAGGAAAAGATACATGGTTTGATGGTCAGAACCTAATACCTTATAAATATACTAATGTCATATTTCTCAAGTTTATTGAGGATAAACCTAAAGTTGATATAAGTGAAATTATTTTAGATTAAATTTATATTGTAGATTATTAATTATTAGATTACTATGAAACATTATTTGAATTTAATTATATGACAGTATTAGGAGATAAGCTTCAGGCAGCTATGAGTAAAAAGGCAAGTGATATTACTACTTATGTATGGAAAGGTCCAAAGGTTAATGGAGAACAGCAGGAAATCTTAATGATTGATGCTTCTTTCGATCAGCTTAAAAAGTGGTATCGTCATTGTCAGCAAATGCTTTATAATGAGGATTCTAAAAATCCAGGAAGAGTTACCTTACTTGAGATTGTACAGGATCAAATTAGTCGTTGTAGAGCAGAACTTCTTATAAGATGGCTTATGGCTGAGAAGCAGTATTCTAACACAAGATGTTTGGAAGATTTACGAAAGTTAATCAGTAACAATAAAAATACACTAACCCCAGAGGCTATTAAATCATTCCCTATTAGTAAGGTGATGGATGGTCTTCCTATCGATTATCAGCAGGTACCTGTTAAATTGGTAATGGACGCTTGTCTTGACCTTTTGGGAATTTTTGATAATAGCCATATCACACTCAACTTTATTCTTAAAATGGGTTTGTGGTTTACTCCACGTGAAATGCAAAAGGATTTGTATCGTAAAGACCCTGAAACTGGTAAAGCTAGAAATCGTCTTGATGTAGTTAAAGAAGAACTTAGAATTAGTTTGAGACCTAATCAGTATTTACGTATTTGTGATACAGGTTTGTCTTATACTGAGTTTAAGGCAATCTATATGCTGCAGAGAGATAAATATTCTAACTTAACTAGTGAGCAGCTTAAGTTACTTTCTAATAAAATTCTGTATCGTTTTCAGATTCAGTGTGAAGAGCAAGCTAAACAATGGCTTACTAAGATAGATGAAATTAATAAGGTTGCTGCAGATAAAGGTTGGGATGTAACACGTGCTGACTTGTAATAAGTTGGCATGTTAGTGAAAATATTGTCATAAGTGCCAGTAATGCACGATCTATTTGAGCCTGTTTCTCGAGATGAAAGGCAGGCTCAAGCACTTAAAGCTTGGATTAAAGCTAAAGGACATGGGACTATTGTAGGATGTACTGGATTTGGTAAGACTAGAGTGGCTTTAAATGCTATAACTAAATTGCGATCAAAGTATCCTACAATGTCAGTACTAGTAGTAGTACCTTTTGATAATTTAAGAGAGCAATGGTCTAAAGAACTTGATGAGAGAGGTTTGGGATTCAATACTGATGTAAGAGTAATGATGGGAGCATCTAAAAAGGAATGGTCTTGTGATTTACTAATTATTGATGAAGCTCATAAAATTAATAGTGAAGTTCTTAGTAATGTTCTTACAAATACTAAGTTTAAATTGATACTTGGTTTAACTGCTACTTTTGAAAGACTGGATGGAAGACATGAAATTTTAGCTAAATATGCTCCAGTTGTAGATACTATAACTATGGAGGATGCCCTCTTTAATGGATGGGTAGCTAAATATAAAGACTATGTAGTTGTTATTGATGTCCCTGATATTGATGTTTATCAGAAATATAATAAAGAATTTAATGAACACTTTGAATTCTTTCAATGGGACTTTAACAAGGTTATGTCTATGACAGGTAAAAATGGTTTTACTAATAGATGGCAATATTGTAAGGATATTTATCCTGATGATTATGCTATGCAAAAAGACTATTTAAAATCTGTTACATTTCATGCTATGGGTTTTATGAAAACTATGCAATCTAGAAAGAAGTTTGTACAAAATCATCCTGAGAAAATACGAATAGCTAAAGAGATAATTAAATATAGAAGTGATAAGAAAATTGTCACTTTTAATGCCAATACAGCTATGGCAGAAGCATATAAAGAGGGATATGTTTATACTGGTAAAGAAGGTAAAAAGAAAAATAGAATAACACTAGAAGAGTTTTCTAAAATGCCAAGCGGAGTATTAAACAGCTGTAAGATGGCAATTGAAGGCTTGGATGTACCTGATTTATCAGTAGGTATACAAACTGGTATAGATAGTAGTAAAACTAAAGCTGTACAGTCTCTTGGAAGAGTAGTACGATTAGCAAAGGGTAAACTAGGTGCTGAGTTTTTTACATTAGTAATTAATGATACTGTAGAAACTAAATGGATGCAAAATGCCAAGAAGGATTCTCAGATTGAAATTATTGATGTAGAGAACTTAATGCATGTTCTTAAAGGTGAACCATACGAGCTTTATAAAAGAAAGATTAAGAATTTTACATTTAGGTTTTAAGACATTAGAAATGGAAATGTATTATACAAAGAAAGAGTACAATTCAATGAAGAGTGCTCTTTTACGTGAAAATAAGTCCTTGAAGAAGCAAATTTCAAAATTACAAAAGAAGGTAGAGGATTTAGAGTATGCACATGAGGTTGTTTTTGAACCTGACTTCGAAATGAATCCAGTGGCTGAAGAAACCACTGAATAGATAAGTCTATAATATTCACGTAACTAGACTCTAAAGCTATAACAAGTATTACAAGTCTAGTGTTAACTAGCTAAATATGTTAATTATACGTGAAGAATTTAGAACTTAAACAGCAACTTGTATTTTGTGAAAAATATAAAATTGATGCAAATCAATTATTGTTGCTAGAAATTATTCTCATCGCTCAAGAGGGTGACGATGCAGAACTTGTCCAGCTTTATTTTCAATCAGAGGCAAAGGGAAGCCTATTGGAACAATTAATTAGATTACAAGAAGTAGGAGTAATATTAAAGTCTTATAAGTTACCTAAGAAAGGTGAACGATTAGATTTATTTAGTATTCCTATTAATAGAAATCTTGTAAAAGACTTTTATAAGTGTTCTTTTGAATTAGGTAAAGAACTATTTGAAGAATATCCTCAATTCGGTTTTATCAATGGGAATCCAGTTGGTATCCGTAGTGTTTCTAAGAAGTTTGATAGTCTAGAAGACTTTTATCGCTTCTATGGAAAGACTATTAGGTGGAAACAGGAAACCCATGACCATATTATAGAATTAGTTAAATGGGCTCGAGAGAATAACATTCTCTGTGTAAGTCTGTGTAACTTTGTAATAGATCATAGATGGGATGAATTAGAAGCACTCCGTAATGGAGATTTAGCTAATACTAATTTTGATGCTATTAAGGTTGTATAATTAAATATTATGGCAGAGAAAATTAGTGGTTTAGAGGAATTCTTTCAATTAGTTAAAGAAGGAAGAGAAGGACACAATATAGGACTTAGTACAGGTTCACCTAAGTTAGATTTATATACCGATGGAGTTCTTCCAGGTACCTCTTATTTAATAGGAGGTGCTTCAGGTAGTGGTAAATCTACCTGGGCACTCTGGACTTATGTATATCAACCATTAATGCATTATTTAAATGGGGATAGTCCAGAAAGAGACCCTAGATGGTTATTATTCTCACTAGAGATGACTCGTAGTCAAGTATATGCTAAATTAGTTAGTATGTACATATTTGACAATTTTGGAGTTGAATTGCGATTTAAGCAGATATTCTCTAGAGGAAAAGACTGTGTATTGTCTGATGAAGAATATGAACTCTTAACTAGGAGTGCTGACTTTATTAAAATTCTTGATGAAAGATTGTCTTTTTATGAGGGTAGTCTTACAGAAGCAATCTATTTAAAGGAAGTAAATGAGGAATTATTAAAATGGGGTAAATTTGAGAATGGTAAATACATTCCAAATAATCCTAACATGTTTCTAGGTATTATGATTGACCATATGACCTTGGTAAAGGCAAGTGGCGGTCGAACTAAGAAAGATGAAATTGATGCAATTTCTAGGGATTCTGTTCAAATCAGAAATAATACTAAAATTGTATCTCCTATAATGATTTCTCAGTTTAATAGAAATGCTAATGGTCAAGAGAGAATGAAACAAGGTCTACAAGATCCATCTATGGAAGACTATAAAGACAGTGGATCACTACTTGAAGATTCACAAGTAGCTATAGGTTTATTTAGTCCACACAAATATAAATTATCTACTTATAAGAAATATAATATCAAGATACTGGAGCAGTGTTTTATTGGTGTATTTATCTTAAAGAGTAGATTTGGTTCTTCTGACCTAATGATTCCTACTGGTTTTTATGGTGATTGTAGTCATTATGCAGATTTACCTAAACCTGAGAATATATTTGACTGGGAGAAATATACTAGTCCTAATTATTTATTAGAAGATGGTGTTCAGCAATTAAATGCTGAACTTAATCATATAGATGAAGAAGAAATAGATGACGATAATCAAAATTCTAAATATTCATTTATATTATGAGTAATCTTATTTGCTTGGCAGGTTTATCAAATAGTGGAAAATCAACTAGTCTTCGTACTCTTGACCCAGAGTCTACATTCATTATAAGTTGTACTAATAAGCAGCTTCAGATTCCAGGATTTCGTAAGAAGTATCCTAAGGTAGCCATTAGAGATAAAAAGCTCATTGGCAATTGGTATATTCAGAATAATTATACTAAAATTGAGAACGTGTTGCATATGATTTCTGATTCTCGACCAGATATAAAAGTAATAGTTCTTGATGATATTAATTATCTGTTATCTAATGAAACCTTTGAGAATGCTACTACCAAGGGATATGAGAAGTTTACCTTAATGGCAAAGAATTATTATGATTTGCTGGCAGAGTGTCAACTTCTTCGTGATGATTTAACTATTGTAGTTATTTCACATACTGAAAATTTTGGAACTGATTTGGACCCACAATATCGTCTTTGGACAACAGGTAAATAAATTTTGCCTATAATACCTCTAATTCGGTAAAAGTTAAATAAGGTATATATAGAATATACACGAATAAGCTTTCTAAGAAAGACTAAGGTCCAAGTATTATATATTTGGATAGCTGTTAATACCGAGCTAAGATAGATGATAAATCTATAAAGTGTAACGACTATCCTGAGAGGGAGTACTACAGGTAATCACTGTGGGAAATGGGGATGTTAGTTATAAATTCATTTGAAAATCTTTTTATTTTGACTATCGGTAAGATAGGTATAAAGTGGTTCATAACTTTTAAATTAAATTTTATGGACGTAACATTTTATACTTTAACTTCATCCGCATATCCTAATGATATTAGATATGTGGGAAAAACTAGATAGACAATAAAGAGAAGATTACAAGGTCATATTTGCTCTGCTAAAAAGGCAGCTAAAAAAGGATATTGTACTAATCATAATTATAATTGGATTAACCAACAATTATCTAGGGGTAACAGTATAATAATAGAGGAAATCGAAACTGTACATTTTGAGGAAGGTGAAGATTGGCAATGGTTGGAAAAATATTGGATTGCCCAATTTAAAGAATGGGGATTTAATCTTACTAATATCAAAGAAGGTGGAGAAGACAACTATTATACAGAACCAACACAAGAGGTAATACGAAAACGCGCTAAACAATGCATAGGAAAACCTCGTACAGAACAGACCAAACAAGATATTTCTAAAGCTTTATCATGTCAAAATAAATCTGAGGAAACTATAAATAAAATACGTAAAAGTATTTCAGAAAAGCAGGGAAGACCGGTACTCCAATTAACTAAAAGTGGTGAATTAATAAAAGAATGGTTAACTGGAGCAGAAGCTGCAAGAGAATTGAAATTAGATAAAGCTAATCTTAATGCCTGTTGTAAAGGAAAAAAGAAATCTTGTGGAGGTTATATTTGGAAGTACAAATACCCAGATGTGATACCTGAAACAAAAATAGTTCAAATGGATTTAAATGGAAACGTTATCAAAGTGTTCAAAAATTCTGCAGAAGCAGGAAGAGAACTTGGAATAGAAAAGAATCTCATTAATAATGTATGTAAGGGAAAACAACCTGAAACATATCATTTTGTTTTTAAATACTATAATGACGTTTTCAAGACTAATGAAGATATAGTCTCAACTACACAGAAATGTGTAGAGTGATATATTCCTTGAGATTGATTAAGCTCAGATTAACGGAGTATATTCAAGAATTTGAAAATGTTGACCAATCAGATTAATTTGGATGGAATGTTTTCATACATTATTTATTCAGAAAGAATTGTGGATGATGTAGATGGGGAAGTACATTATCGTTTTAAGACTAGAACAGATGGTAATGATACTTGTAGAAGTGTGGCAGGCTGTTTTGATGAAAAATATATTGAGCCTGATATGAAACTAGTTATAGATACTATCAATGCATTTGAAAACGAAGATTAAGACTATTTAACTAACTAATTAACTAATTATTGAATATATGAAGCTGGACATTGTAATGCACTATTCTGTTGATGAAGCAACAGGAGAAATCACTTTTATTGGTAAAGATGAGATTAAGGTAGACACTGCTAAGAAAACTTCTTCCTCTAGAAAGAGTTCTACTAAGAAAGACGAAAATCCTGAGCCTATTGTAACACTTGATTCTACTAAATTAACGCTTACCCAAGGAGCAGTTGATTTATTACAAGTCTGTGAAGACTGTCGTATAGACATCAAGTATGACAAGAAAGGCAAGCAGTTGCTTCCAAAGATTGGAACAGATGCTGCTTTTAAATCTAAGGGAGGTAATTTACTTTCAGGTAAGAATACTGTAAGATATGGAGGCGCTAATAATAAGAAGTTAGCAGGATATGGTACTATCTTTAAAATGGAACCAACTGAAGATGAAGGTATTTATTGGCTTGTAGGAGACAAAATGCCTGAAGAACAAGAGGTTCCAAAAGAGTTAGTTAATATTGAGGACGAGCTTGATATAACTAACTTGGATACTATAGAAGAGGAATCTACAGACTTATCAGGTCTGAGTTATACTCTCTAATAAAATAGAGTTAATTAAATATATTAGATAACAATTAATTTATTAGATTATGATTACTTAAATTTTGAAAATTATATAATATATGTCATTTAATTTTGCTATTTCATCTGATTCTGCAGTTCGTAACAGTCGTCGTCCACTCGCACCATGGGAAATCCATGATGTAAAGTTTAAGGGAGCTGAAATTCGTGAGTTTAACGGTAAGAAAGACCCTAATGCTCATTATAAGTTGCTCTCCATTAAATATGAGAATGAGGATGGCTACTTTAATGTAGATTTGTTCTTCCCTAAAGATGGTGATGATGTACGACCAGAATTTGATGGCGCTAATGGTGGTAAGGTTCAGATGGCTTCCTCATTTGAGACCACTATGGCAATAGTAAAACAGACTGCACAGGTTCTTAACCCTAAAGGTTTTGAACAGATGCAAAAGCTGAGTGTTAAGTTTAAGAGCTTTGATGATGTTGCAAAGACTTTCATTAAGGTAACTACACCAGCTATCGATACAGATATTAAAATTAAATTGACAGGTAAGAATCGTGACGGTAAGGTAGTTGCTCAGATTCCACGTATCTTGGCTTTAAATAAGGAGGGAGAAGCATTTATTTGTGACAATTATATTGGTCCAAAGCTTTTCTGGTCTGATTATGAGGCAGGTAAGCGTGATGAGTATTTGAAGTCAACTCCTACTGACCCAGATAAAGCTGTCGCAGATACAGCAGGAGTAGATGAAGCTCCTAAGGATGATTTGGATCTCGATAGCTTGCTTTAATTAAATAATTCTCTATGGACTTTAGTTTTGAACCTAAAGTTACTAGGGAGTTTCTTCTAAGTGAAAACAATGAGGAGACATATATGAGTTATTATCTAGGAATACCTGTAGATAAAGGCTTGTATGTGTCTCCTCTACGTTCTGACCATCATAAAACTTGTGGATTTTTTAGAGGTAAATCTGGCAGACTTTACTTTAAAGACTTTGCTACTGGAGAATGCTTTGCCTTTGAAAATGTTGTAATGAAAAAGTTTAATTGTAACTACCATGAGGCTTTGAGAATTATAGCTAAAGACTTCGGATTTATTAAGGGAGAATCTCCTGTATCTAAACCCATAGTTAAGCAAGCTGAATTTAAAGGAGACAAACAAACTTTCATTCAAATAGAGGCACAAGAATTTTCTGAAGAGGAACTGAAATGGTGGAATCAGTATGGTATAACTAAACCTATATTAAATAAGTATAGAATATTTAGTTGCAGAACAGTCTTTTTAAATGGTTCTATAGTTAGTCAATCTACTCCAAAGTGTCCTAGTTACGGATATTATTTTGGAAAGAAAGAACATGTAGAACAATGGAAAATATATTATCCGAAAAGGTCTGATTATAGATTTATAGGTAATATATCTACTAAAACTATTCAAGGTTATAGACAATTACCTAAGAATGGTAAGTTATTAGTAATAACTAAGAGTTTAAAAGATTGTGCTTGCTTATATGGTATGGGAATACCTGCATGTGCCCCACAAAGTGAAACTCAATTTATTTCTAATACTATCTTAGAAGATTTAAGGCAGAGATTTGATAAAATAGTACTTTTATTTGATTCAGATCTTACAGGAATACACTATACTAATGTACTGCGTAGAAAATATGATTTCTTAATTCCTTGTATTATACCTAGAAGGTATGGAGCTAAGGATATTAGTGATTTCTATAAGAAGTATGGGAGAAAGGAGACTATTAAATTTATTAAAGAATCTATTAAATATATAAAAGAATGGGAAAGACATAGGTGAATACTAGTGTAACAGTAAAATATAAGAATGGCGACACACAAACATTCCAAACAATAGAAGAAGCTTCCGAAGTAACTAAATTAACAGTTAATTCAATTAAATCTAGAGCTAATAAACCTGGCTCTGGAGCTAAATCTAAAGATGGAATGACATTTCAATGGGCAGATCCTGCTGTCAGAAGAAGTCTTACTGCTAAAAAGAGTAAGAAAAAAGGATCTAGCTTTGAACTTGATATTGTACATAAATTAAGGGAAATTGGATATCCTAATTGCATGACTAGCCGTAATAAAGATAAAACTTTAGACGCTAACAAAGTGGATATTTGTGATGAGGAAGTTCCTTGTTATATACAAGCTAAATATACTCAGAACATGCCTAATTACTTTACAATTAGAGATGCTTGTAGTTTAAAGGACAAGCCATTTGTAATGTGTTGGAAGAAAGCTGGCAAAGATGGAGAGCAAAGTCCTGGTACAGTTGCCGTTATACCGATAGATTACTTTTACCAACTAATTAGTAAATTAAAATGAATACTTATTTGATTCCTTGGAGTGACCCAGGAGAGTGTGATATTCTTAAAATTACTGCAAATAGTTATGAAGACTGTGTAGACAAAGTAATTAAACATTATGCAGAAGAATTTGATTCAGATGCTTTAGCAGAGTGTACAGATTACGAAGAATTTATGCAGTTGATATATGATAATCACGATATTTTCTTGGGAAGCATTCATGAAATTGAAGAATATGAATAACCTGCGTATTGCACTAGATATAGATGATACCATTTTAAAGTGGTTTGAAGCTTATCAAAAACGTTTCCCTGGTGAACGTAATTTGGTGCAACATATAATTACCAGAAATGTACGTAAGTTACAATATGATAGAGAATTTTGGGAGAATCTAGAACTACTAGAGCGTCCTAATTTTGAACCTCATATTTACTCAACTAAACGTATAAATCAAAAGAGTTACACTCGTAATTCTTTAATTAAAAATGGTTTACCAATAAAACCTATTTATCAGACTTATAACCAAAATGGTAATAAAGCTGATATAATAAAGGGAAGGTGTGATGTTCTTATAGATGATAGTTTATTTAATGTAACTAAGGCTATACAGAGTGGACTACCTGCTCTTCTTATTGATAGACCACACAATCAAAATGTGGAGTGTGAATTTCGCATTTATAACTTAGATTATGAAGAAATCCTAGATGCATATATGAATGAGTTAAATGTCTTAGGATGGCAAAATTAAGAGACTTAGTCAAACTTACTCCATTAATTGACACTCTTAAATTAGTTAAAATTGATGATGCAGAGTATTTCTCTTCTAAGTATGGAAGTTATATAAGTAATTCAAGATTAGGATTACTTAATCCATTTCAAGGAGGTTCAACAGATGCCTTCTTTGCAGGGTTCAAAGACGAAGGATTTGTCTCTAGTTTAGTTATAGGTTCTGCAGTTCATTGCCTCACTTTACAAGATGAGAGTTTTGAACTTGCTCCGGCTCTAGGAAAACCTACTGCTAAACTGGGAGCTATGGCAGATGAACTTTATCCAGTATGGTTGCAACATCCCATTAGAACTTCTGATATTGAGGAAGCTTCAAGTAAGGTTAATTACTATAAAAATAAGCTCACTCCGGATATTATTAAAAAGGTAAATGAGCAATGTATTCCATATTGGAAAGCTAGAAAGAATGCACAATTAAATAGTACTAAAGAACTTATCTATTTAGATGATAAGAGTCATGATACTGTATATAATTGTGTAGAAGCATTAACTAAGAATCCACAAATCCAAGAGTTACTTAATCCTTCAGGACTCTTAGATCCTCCTCTTTCTATGAATGAACAGGCATTCCTACTAGATATAGAAGCTGAATGTGCTAATGGTAAGAAAACAATATTACACTTAAAAGCTAAACTGGATAATTTTACTATTGATACAGAGCAAGACATTATTACTGTAAATGATGTTAAAACTATTAGTAAAGTAGTGTCTGCTATTGATGATAATATCAATAGGTATCACTATAGTAGGGAATTAGCTGAATATTTATATCTGTTAAATTTGTATGTAGCAAAGGAGTATAATATATCAAAACCTTCAATAAAGGCTAATTATTTAGTAGTATCTACTATTCCACAATACTATACTAAAGTTAGACCTGTAACTAATAAAGAGATACAAGAAGGTATGTATGAGTTAGGAACCTTGTTACGTCATGTAGCATATCTAATTTGCTATAAAGGATATTCTCTTTAATGGAACTTAAAGATTTAGACTTTAATAAAACTCTAGCAATATATAAAAAATTCTTTAGTGTTCATTTTTTAAATAGTAACTTGGGTGATAAATTAGCTGTAATAGCCTTAACTTGTTATATAACTAATGAACTCAGGAAAAAGAACAAAGAAATCACTTGTTATGATGTTCTATTGAAGGTGGGAAAAGATTTTGGAAAAGAAGAAAAAGAAACCTTTCTGAAATCACTTGGTGCTATTTGTGAGGACTTTATGTACGGAGTTAAAGACTTCCCGGACTATGGAGTACCCCTCAAAAATATGCCAAAACAGCTTAAAAAATTATTAGATTCTTATGTACCATTTTGATAATATTTTATCAAAAATTTGTACAATTATTTAGATTAACATTAATTAACACTATAATCCTTGGATAATTTCCTAAATGGATTATTGTTGTTTACATCAGTCAAGAAAACTGGTTTTAGATAAGTATTTCGTAGATGACATGAAAATGATTAATGTTTAATAAGGATTTAATAATTATGAGTACAAAGGTTTTGAATTTTAAGAGTGTAGCAGTATCAGCAGAGTCTAAGGATGTAGCAATCGCAAACATTGAAGAGCAGTATTTCCATATTAACGGTGATGCAACTCAGGCTTACAAGAACGCAAAGGCTAAGCATCAGGGTGTTTGGACAGAGCGTGATGACAAGGCATTTAAGTTGGATTATTTGGAGAAGAAAGGTAAGAGCTGCCCAGGTGCTGGTTACATTATTGTAGTAGAGGCTGCTATTGGTGACACTCGTGAGCGTCCATATAAGATTGAAGATGTAAAGAGTGAGGGTAAGAGAAAGTTTAAGTCAATGTATAAGTGGATTGACGCTGAAGGTAAGACAGTATGTCAGGTTGATACTAATAAGGCAGATGCTAAGAATGCAATCAAGGAACTCTATAAGAGTGGCGCATTTAGAGGTGATGCTAAGTTGGTAAAGACAAAGGATGTAGTAGAGGGTAATGCAGTTGTAGCTACAGCTAAGTATACTCCTTCTAAGAATACTAAGCCAGGTTCATACATTGCTTTTGGTATTGAAAATGCATAATCATATATTGGGTAACTAACATTATTGTTAGAATTAAGTAAGGTGATTGTCCGTGAGGATAGTCACCTTTTTTTCTTTAGATACATTAATAGCTAGATTACTTTAAATAATTAAGTAATTAAATTAAATGCAAGTAACTTTAGAGCAACTTTATTCAGGAAAAGCCACTAGAATTAAAGAAAAGGAGTATTTTACAACTGAGCAGTATGTAATGCCATTTATAGACAGAATGTCTAAGTTTACAGACAAGTTTGAAATTCAGGTTAAACCTGCAGATCAAATTAGTCTGACTAATGATGGCGAGGTTAATTTTGAAAATATCGTATATAATAGAGTGTGGGTAGAAGCACAACTTCCAGGAGAATATGCTTATGAGGGTCATACTCAGTCAGTTAGTCTTCTGTATGCTTTAGATACCCGTAAACCAGTGTATAAGATATTTCAAAATGCAGTACGTAGTGCTTGTTTAAATATGTGTGTATTTTCTCCAAATATGCTGCAAGTTAGAGAATTAGAGCCTGAAACAGCTATGGAATATACCTTTGTAAATCAAGTTATGGAAATGACTGATAATACAAAGGTGATGTTGGAGAATTTAGCCAATACATATATTAAGAGAAATGAACTCTATGACAATTTAGGACATTGGGTAGATAATTGTATTAGTAGCAAATTTAATTCGGGATTTGGTACTGTAAAGTTGGCAGAATCTACAGCTATTGATGCTTATAAAAAATTAGTAATTGACGAGAAGTCTGACTATTTTGTACCTAATAATGAGGATATTTGTATGTTCGATGCTTATCAGGCATTTACAGACATCATTACTCATGATAAAGGTAGGGATATAGTCAATAAATTTGAGAAGATTTATTTAGTTAAAGAGATTCTAGGTATTAAATAAGAAAATATTTGGAATTAGCTAAATAATAAAATATAATATAGATTCAGTAATGATTAGATGTTTATAAATAGATTATATTTTTAACGGCTTAACAGCTTATTTAAACATTTAACAATGAAAAAGGAAACCAGAAATCGTATTGAGAAAGTATTGAACTATGCTAAAGAGAATAATTGTAGTGTAAAAGCAGCTTGTATTGCAAAGAACTATAATTATAGCACTTTAATGAATACTATTAAATATACTCGTAGTATTGGTAAAGATGAAGATATTATTTCTCTATATGATTCTGTAAAAAAGCCTACAGGTAATTCTGTAGAGCATATTGATACTGATGAAAGAGCTGAGACTGAACAGATTCGTAATGAAGATGGTGCAATAGTTAGTTATAGATTTAAGGTATTTCGTCGCGATAAGACTCCTGTGATAGGAGCCTTAACTAGAGATGAAATGAATCTTATCTATAGACTTTATTCTTATTATGGTTCTAGTCTCACACAGCGACAAGTAAGTAGACATTTTCCTGATTATTCTTTAGTTGATTTTAAGAGAATCTTACGTGCTTTTAATATAACTAAAGCTTCTAGTCCATTTGCTCCTCATGTAATTGAAGAACATACACCAGAAGAACTTCAGGAAATGCAACTCAGAGAGAAGGAGAATGACTTCTTAAAAGCTGTGGAAAAGAATGAGGTAAGAGACCTCAAACAACTAGTTATTAAACTTACTAAGGAACAAATGAAAAGTTCCATTAGTGAGGAGAAACTAATTCAATTAATTAAAGAAACTAATAAAGACTATAAAGAGCTTCCAGTTAACATTAATAGCAGTAATCCAACATATCCAATATTAATTATATGGTTGTCTGATTTACATATTGGAGCTTATAATGCTAAGTATAGTAGTTTCGTAACCCTTCCTAATTATGATAAAGAAGAGATTAAGGCTAGATTAACTAAGATTGTACAGACATTTGCTGGTCAATCTTATGGAGCAGTTTATGTAGTTAATCTTGGCGATTCTATTGATGGTTATAATAAAGAAACTACTAGAGGTGGACATCAACTTCCTGAGGTAATGGATGATAAAGAGATTAGTGAGATCTATATAGAGTGTATGATGGAGTTCTTCAAAGCTCTTAAAGCTAATATAAAGAGTGATGAGTTTAATTATCTCTGTATAGGTGAGAGTAATCATGATGGCAATTGGGGATGGTTAAATAATAAGTTATTAGCTGCATATTTAGCTAATGAAGGGGTTAAGAGTTTTATTAGTAACTTTCCCATTGACCATTTCACTATTGGTAAACATTCATGGATTTTCATGCACGGCAAAGACAATAACAATCAGTCTCGCCAATTTCCACTTACGCTTAATCCTCAAACTGAATTATATTTTGCTAACTATATAGCAGAACAGAATATCAGTAATAAATATATCTATGTAGTAAAGGGTGATTTACATAATTATGCTTATACTACAGGTAAACAGTTTGATTATATTTCAGTAGGTAGTATGTATGGAAGTAGTAATTATATTGTTGCTAATTTTGGACATACTAAATGGAGTATTAATTATTCTGTAGTTACAGAAGATGATATGTTGATGGGAACAGTTAAGGGAAATAACTAGATTAGCATTTAATAAGGAAAATAGAAGTTGCATGTTAACAAGAAGTGATATTTTAAGTGAAGCAATTCATAAATGCTTGGTTGAAATGTATAAATGGGCTCAGCCAGCTATAGATTTAGATAAACTTATTGCAGATGGGTATAAAGATTCTGAGGAGGATCCTCTATATAGGAAACACTATTTGTCAGAAAAGAATTTTATCTATCTGAGAGACATATATAAAGATGCTTATGGAATTACTGATAATTGGAATGACACTTTTGAATTACTAATAGACTATTTAGCTAAGGGAGGTATGGAGGATGACTATAAACCTGCCACTAAAGATAGACCTGCTTATAGAGATTATAAAAAGGTTCCAGCATTAGATACTCTAATTGGTAAGGAAGCTACTGATAAGTGTCTAGAGCATATTAAAAAGTGTCAGAATTTCTATTATGGACATTCTAGAGAAGTAAATCAATTTGACATGACTATGGCTCTAGGTGTGGGAAGTCCTAATTCTAATGCTGAGTATGTAACGGAATATTGGCAATCTCATGGAAGACCTGATTTTGCTATTAAAGATTTCAAGATTGATGATATTATCTATGATGATGAATATCCTGCTGTAGATGAATTTTTAGAGTCTTTAAAATAAATAGTATGAAAGATATTATATTGCCAAGTGAAACCTCAGATGCTATTGATTTAGGCGCTATTGATGAAGATACTAGAGGTATAGTCATACCTTATAAAGATAACTATGCTGTTGGTTACATAGCTTATACATGTGGGGAAACTAATCCTTGGGCGTTCTTCAATACTATGGATAATACTATAATAGTTGGAGATATTCAAAGTGTTGATTATTCTGAAGAATCCCTAACTGATTTAGTTAAAAGACTTGTAAAGGATAAAATTGCCGACAGTTTTAAGCTCATTAATTTCACAATAGATTTAGATAATTATAATCCAGATAAATTATCTTCAGATAATAAAAAATTAATGAATAAAAAGAATGTATGGTCATTATAAAAAGAGACGGAACAAAGGAAGAGTTTAATGCAGATAAAATATTTAATGCTTTAACTAAGGCATTTAAAGCTTGTGGTTATACTTCTGTTGAAAATGTTATTCGGGATATGGTTTCAGAAATGAGATTCTGGGATAATATTACTGTAGAAGAAATTCAAGATGAAGTAGAAGAGACTTTATATAATTACGAATATTTTGATGTAGCTAGAGCTTATTCCATTTATAGAGAAGAACACAAGAAAGCTAGATTTATTAGAAGTAGACTTAACTACATGGACACTTATAAAGATTCTGGTGTAAATGCATCTACTTCTTCAGAAACAGATGCTAATGCTAATGTTGCTTCTAAGAATGTAGCTAATCTTGAGGGTGAAGTATATAAAGTAACCAATAGAATTATCCAAAGACAACGAATGAAAGATAAACTTAATAAATTGTATCCAGGTCAAGAACTTGGAAGACAGTATATTAAGGATCTAGAGAATCATATTATTTATACTCATGATGAGGCTAGTACCCCAGTACTTAAACCTTATTGTAAAGCAGTTACATTGTATCCATTAATGCTTGAGGGTGTAGGTAATATTGACGGAGTTACTCCTAGTGCCCCAAATGATATTCAGTCTTTTAGTGGTCAGGTAACTAATGCTGTGTTTTTGTTTAGTTCTCAGTGTAAAGGAGCTGTTGCTCTTGGTGATTATTTTATAGCTCTTAATTATTATGTAATTCAAGAGTTTGGACCTGTGTGGTATGATAAGGTGGATGAAGTTGTAACTAATTCTCACTTTCTGCATCAGTATACTGTTGGACATTATATCCGAAAGGGTATGAAGCAGTTTATTTATGGAGTTAATCAACCTGCAGGCAATAGAAGCTACAATTCACCTTTCTCTAATGTTTCTTTTTATGATAAAGTATATTTTAAATCACTCTTTGGAGAATTTTATTATCCTGACGGAACACAACCTGAATGGAATGCTATAGATAAGTTGCAGAGAATCTTTATGCAACTTTTAAGAGAGATTAGATTAATTAAACCTCTCACATTCCCAGTAACTACTATGGCTCTTGTACATAATAATAAAGAATATCTTGATCCAGAGTATAAAGAGTTATGTGCTGAAGAATGGGCTAAGGGTGGAAGTTTCTTCTGCTATACTAGTGACAATCCTACATCTTTGGCATCATGTTGTAGAGTCTTAAATGAAATGTCTGATAATACCTTTAGTTCTACTACAGGTATGACTGGAGTTATGACTGGTTCTTGTAATGTAATTACTCTTAATATTAATAGAATTGTTCAGGATTATATACATACATGGAAAAATTGGGAGGATCATATTGTTGATGGTAAGTGTGCCTTTCCTTTTGAGTGGTTTTCTGAGAATTTTTCAGACTTAAAAAATTATCTTATTAATATTCTTGAAAGAGTATATAAGTATCATATTGCATATAAAACAATGCTTTATGAAATGGAAGACGCTAAAATGTTCTCTGATTGTAATGCGGGATATATTTATATGCGTAAATTGTATTCTACTATTGGATTAATAGGTTATTGTGAAGCCGCACAATTCTTGGGACTATCTGTATCTAATAATGAAGCATATAAAGATTTTCTTAAATTAGTATTCGGCACTGTTAAAGAGGAAAATAAGAAAAACTCTATTCATGATAGTAAGAGACCATTCTTATTTAATAGCGAGGCTATCCCTGGAGAAGGATTGAGTGTAAAACTCTATAATTGGGATAAGAAAGATGGTTATACAGTACCTGAAAATCAAAATTTGTATAATTGTTATTTCTATAATCCATGGGATGAGACCTCTATTCTTGATAAGTTTAAGCTTCATGGTAGAGGAGTAGCTCAGTATTGTGATGGAGGTCAGGCTCTTCATGCAAATCTTGATGCTCATTTAAGTAAACAACAGTATTTACATCTGTTGGATGTAGCTAAAGATGAGGGTACTAGTTATTTCACATTTAATATTCCAATGTCTCAGTGTAGAGAATGTGGACATGTAGTAAATGCTCCTATTGATGAGTGTCCTATTTGTCATTGCAGGCACATTAAATATTATACTAGAATTATTGGTTATCTTGTATGTGTAGACAATTGGAGTAATCCAAGACAGTTAGAATTTGCAATACGTAAATATAAGAGTGGAGATAGAAGCTTTACATATAAACCAAATCTTTAATATGCATACAATTTTTGGAGACCTTGATTATGTTCAGGGTTATTTAAGAACGGGTCATTTAGAAATGGAATTAAATGATAAAGATTTTGAGAAATTTAAATCTTTGTCTTTAAAGGAACAAAAAGAATGGCTTTGGGATGAAGGACGAGTAAATGTAGATGATTTTAGCGTTGACGATATTGGTAGTATTACTGAAATAAATTATTAATATGACAGAAATTGATTTTTAATGAAAGAGTTATTAAAGTTTGAAGCAGAATGGTGTAGTCAGTGTAAAGCTCTTAAACCTACATTGGATAATGTACTTAAAGACTTTCCTGATGTTAAGTTAACAATAGTAGATTGTGAAATTGAAGAACAGAAAACACTAAAGTATCAGATTAGAAATATGCCTACTCTTATCTATTTAGTAGATGGAATAGAAGTAGGTAGATTATCTGGAGCAGTTCCAGCTAGTAAGATAAAAGAATTACTTAGTAAATAATGGAAATAACATTAGTTAAAGAAGAAACACTTGATGAAGAAGCTCTAAGAGACTTTATCAATCAAGAATTTTACAATAAAAACATAGATGAGATTTTAGACTATTTAGAAACCGACAAAGGACTTGAATATCTAGAATCTTGTGTATGTAATTTGGTAGGTGAGGTTGGTATGCAAATAGATGATTTTACCTATCAAAATATTTTAGATTATTTAGAAAACAATTTATAAACGGTTAAGGAGACTTAGGTAACTAGGTCTCCTTTTTCTATCTATGAGTGTGGAAAGAAAACAGCTTAAATCAGTTAATTGTTCTCTACGCAACTTTACATATGGTCAAAATTCTGATTATATAGTGGTAACAGAATGGGTCAATGGAGACGGTTGGGATATAACAATTAACGATAAACAGATTAGTCTACATAGTGGAGAATTAGCAGCTATTAATTATTTAACTGCTATGATAGATTATGATTATGAATCTAAGCTTGACTAACTATGAAGGAAATAATTGTACTAGATTATTGTGATGGGTCTGTCTGGATTTATAAACTTCCATGGTTAAATATGGATGATACTGCTATAGATGATTGGTTAGATTCTATGGGATTTAATTTAGATGACATAGAATGGATGATTAACCCTAATATTACAATTAATGATGAACGATAATAAAATAACAATAGAACAGACAGTTGATGTCTTGATTGAAGGTGCTAGAAAAACTTCTAATACCTTTATGTTAGAAACAGCTAAATTAATTAAAGCTGCGTTGATTAATAATCAGCATTCCGAGAAACCAGTTTCTGAACTAGATGTTTTACATAAGATGGTTAAAGAGCGTGAAAAGGCTATGACTATTTATGAGAAAGCGGGTCGTAAAGATTTAGCACTTAAGGAGGTTAAAGAAATTGGTTATATTCGAGGAATAATGCCTGTAGAACCTTCAGAACAAGAAATTAGAGAATTTATTTCCGAGTTAATGAAAATAATGACTCTGACTATTAAGGATACTAAAATGGTTATTACACATGTTCAACATAAATTTCCTACTGCTCAGAAGAGTACTATTGTCAAAATATTTAAATCCTTACTGTAATGAAGTTATACGGAAAATTTGACGGCAGTGCTATTACTGACATTTCTTGTAATTTAAGGGCTTTTGGATGGTTTGATGATGTTTATTATACTACCAAAGAAGCAGTATCAATGTATGATGTTTACGTACCTTTTGAAGAAAATTGGGATGCAGATTGGCTTCCTTATAATTGTACTATCGTAGAAGATGAAATATTTTTCAAAGATGGTAAATACTATTATGAAGGAGACGAACCTGCTAATTCGGTGGAAGGGGAACGAACGTTTGAATATAATGGAGGTAGGTTAGTAAAACAACAATTCAAACCATATTAATATGTACTTTATATATAAGAAACAAATAAATGTAGCTAGTGAATATAGCTATAATGTAGACTCTATAGTTGAATGGTTTAAAGATTATATCGATAAAGATGATATTATAGAGGCATATGGAGGAGTAGAAGAAGCCACTGCTAAAGATATAGTAGACGATATTTTCTGTGAATCCGATTCTTGGTATGATGATTTTATACAAAAATTTGATATAGAATCAGATGTTGTAGAGAATATGTATTCTGAAGATATTGCTGAACAGATAAAAGAAGTAGCAGGAGATAAATTAGTAGATTACTATACTAAATATTTAAAAGAACTTCAAAAATGATAGATTTAACATGGCGTGAAATTCGACAAGTGTTTGTTGAAGAAGATACCCTTTACTCAGCTTTACTTTACGTATATCGTACTTATATAGGAACTGAAGACGATAGCATAGACGAGATTATTGAAGGCATTCAAGATTATATAGAAGATTATATAGAGGAATTAATTAAAGAAGCTTCCCCTTATGATTATTCTAATGGAGATATAGATGCTGAAGATATTACAGAGTTAGTTACCAAAGATGAATTCTTAGAGAAATTTAAAGAATGGTACGAAAATGAGTGATAAAATCGATTTAAGTTGGTCATTAAATGTAGAATACACTTTTGAAAAGTATGATCTCTTTGAAACTCTAGCTAATCTATGTACCACTTATTGCGATGGTATAGATATACCAGAAGAATCTCATGATTATTCCGAATTTATAATTGATTGGTTAGAAGATAATTTAAAGGATTATAAAGAAGAGTTTCTCTCTATGTTAAGCTTGGAAACAAGTATTGATTGTAATACTGATGGAGAAATAGATAATGATAATATTACTGAATTATTAGATAATGAAGAATTTATAAAAGAATTTAGACAATATTTGTGTGACTAAAATACTAGTAATTCCGGATGTACATGGTCGTGGTTTTTGGAAAGAACCATGCAATAATTGGACAGATAAAATTATATTCTTAGGAGATTATCATGATCCTTATGGAGAATATGTAGTTGGAGAACCTGATAAAGCAGAATCTTTAATCAATCTTAAAGAATTAGTTGCTTTTGTAGAGAATAGACGTAAGATTTCTGATGTTATATGCCTATTAGGTAATCACGATTTAAGTTATTTCAATGGAAATGGTAAATGCAGATTTGATTACTGGGAACAAAAAGAAGTAAAGGAGTTAATTAGTAATTTAAGTCCTCAATTATATTACATATATGAAGATTTAACTACTAAAGAGCCTCATAAATATTTATTCTCTCATGCAGGTATTACTAAAGATTGGTTGGACTATAATGATATGGAGTTAAAAGACTTAGATAGTATAGATATAACTAATCTTAGTCCGTTAGACCAAATTCCTCTTTCCAGAGGAGGTTATGCTGGATATGGTTCTTGTATTTGGAATGATTTAAATGATTTTCAAATACAAACTCACTTACAGACTCCATATAAAGGTTATTATCAAATATTTGGACACTCTTGGGGAGGTAGAACTAAACCTGTAATTACAGATAAGTATGCTATGTTAGATTGCTGCAAACCATTTGTATTAAATACAGAAACTAAACAAATTGTACCATGGATATTATAAAACTTCCATATACTTCTTATCTCGAGGTTAATGTAAAGGATCTTTCAGAGTTTATACAAAATGACCTCTTAAAGGAAGAGGTCCCTAGAGATAGTTGGCATGACGACATAGGAGATAATATTTATTATTATCTAGAAGGATACTTTAGAAATAAAGATATAGAATATAATGAAGATATTAATGACCAGTTGCTAGATTTGCTATGTGACAGTATTTTCAAATATTTAAACCTACTCTAAAAAATGGCATATATAAATCTTGACCTTTATGAAGAGGTAGAAGTAAAGGATTTCATCGATTATATAAAGTCCTATTATCCTCAGTGTAGTTCACTCTCTAACGAGGATTTAATGAGTTATATAGATGATCATATCCATAGTCTTATAGAAGCTTATTTAAGCTCTTTAGGATTAACATTTGGAGATATTAACTGGGATGACGGATTAGATACCCTTTATGATGAATGTGTTGATTATTTAAATGATTAAATATGTCAATTCGATGGTTACTTTCTCAGAGTTTCCTAACGAAATTAGTTTGTGCATCAATATTAGTCAATGTCCTTGCCATTGTCCTGGTTGCCATTCATCTTATCTTGCTGAGGACATAGGAGAGCCTTTAGGAGAATTAGCTTTACATAAGTTAATTACAGAAAATAAAGGTATTACCTGTGTTGGATTTATGGGTGGAGACATAGAGCCAAAAAGTGTTAATGCTCTTGCACAATATATTAAAACAGAGTATAATTTGAAAGTTGGTTGGTATAGTGGTAGAAGTCATTTATCTCCGGAAATTGATTTACAGTATTTTGATTATGTGAAATTAGGTCCTTATGTAGAAGAAAGAGGAGGACTGGATAATCCTAATACAAATCAAGTAATGTTGGAAATTGATAATACTTGTGGAAGACCAATAACTAAAGATATAACTAGTTATTTTTGGCGTAAAAGTAATTAATGACTTTAGAATTAGCTTATAATAATGATATTTTAGATTTTAAAAAACAATTGGAGGACTTAGCTACTATTTATAGTGTCACTATAAAAGCTTATAATGAGTCTCATTATTTAGAGAAAAAGAAGGCATACCGATTAAAAGGTGGTTATAGTGCTAGATTGGTCCCTTTTGTTATATTTAAAGATAATAATCATGAGATTCCTTTTTATAGTGAATCAAATGAATGCACTTTAGATAATATTTCTGAAATTTTAAATCGTTATTGTAATGTTGAAAGTACCTGTAATTAATGAGTCTAACAATGACCTTCCTAAATATGCAACATCTGGCTCTGCTGGATTTGATTTTTGTGCCAATGTAGATGGAGTAAAAGAAAAACTTACTTGGAATTGCTTTCTTTCACGAAATATAAATGGAAAGATTGTTGAAGTTACAATTTATCCAGGTGGTCGTGCTTTAATTCCAACTGGTTTACATATGGCTATTCCAAAAGGATATATGTTAGCTGTTGTAGCTAGAAGTGGTCTGGGTCTCAAGAAAGGAGTAACTATGGCTAATTCTTTCGGAGTTATAGATGCTGATTATCGTGGGGACATTGGTCTTATTGTACAGAATAATGGATTTGAACCATTTACAGTACAACAGGGAGATAAAATTGGACAAGGTATTATTTATAAATGTGAACAAGCTGAATTTACATTAGTTGACGAACTCGATAAAACGGAACGTGGAGAAGGTGGTTATGGGCACACTGGAGTTCGTAATTGATATTATATTAGATTTATTAGATTAATTAGATAAATACTTAATATTTAATATTAATTAATATGATTACTAAGGAACAATTCACAAAGGTTATTGAAGACACATTGAAATTGAATAAGGAATACGATAGATGGGATGATTTTGGTATTAATCTGTGGGAACTTCCTATTGGAGATACTGTAGCTGATCTTGCTGAATCAATTTGGAATATTGTATTCGATGAGGATGGAATAGATTGGATTAACTGGTGGATATATGAGAGACCTGCTTTGTTTGAAGGTGATGAAGTAAATAAAGCCTATAATGAAGATGGTACAGAGATTCCAACAGAAACCATAGATGACCTTTGGAATATTGTAGAAAAGTTTCGTAAGTAATGATCAAATATCTTTTAGGACGCGCTAGTACTGGTAAATTTCGTTTTGCAGTTGTAGAATGTGATGAAGAATGGCATTCAGATTGTGAACCAGCTGGTTATATAATTCAACGTAGTTATGGTCAGGTGAGAGGAAAAACAACCCTCTCACCTCAAATTATTGTAGATAGAACTAAACAGAAGAGAAATTGGCAGGAGCAATATACTTTACAATTCAACTCCGAAGTTAAGAAATATTTAGATAAAGGCTATAAAGAAATTGATAAACATCCTAATGAATATACTGATGATGAACTCCTTAGTATATTTGGAGATGTTAAAACCAATCAGTACGGTGTAATTAAACCTCAATTAGCTAAACAGGCTGATAAGGTTACAAATCCTAAGATATTTAATAAAGAATGGTTAATTAGTAGAAAACTCGATGGTGTAAAGGCATTATTCTACTGGGATAGCAAAGAAATTCATACAGCTAGCCGTGGTGGAGAACATTACGACTATAGTACAATTCATTTACGTACTAACCCGGCTTTACTTGCTTTCTTCAAAGAGAACCCTACTGTTATTCTTGATGGTGAGTTGTTCGTAAGAGGTAAGACTCTTCAGCAACTTTCAGGAGCTGCTAGAATGGAGAAGAATGCCTATGATTGCGATTGGTTGCAGTATTGGGTATATGATTGTTATAACTCTGCAGATATTGACATGATAGCTTCAGAACGTTATAAGTTCTTGGAAGATAAATTTGCAGAAGCTCATAATTTCCCTATTTATAGAAGTAGTGAGGATGAATCAGATGCTCCAATCAGACTCTTGGGACATGAATATGTATCTGGCTGGGACAATATGAAGAAACTTCACGATGAATGGGTTTCTGCAGGATTTGAAGGAGCAGTAATTACAGACCCTTCTAAGCCTTATAAAGTAGGTTCTCGTTGTAATAATCTCATAAAGATTAAGCAATATAAGTCTGAAGATTTTAAAGTAATTGGATATAAATTAGGACTTAGAGGTTCTGAAGATATGACATTTACTTGCGAATTAGAAGATGGACGTACTTTTGAAGCTATGCCAGTAGGTAATAGGGAAATTAAAGCTGAATATGTTGAAAACTTTGAAACTAAATACAAAGGACACAAAGCTGAATGTACTTTCTTTAACTATTCAGATGATGGTATACCTACTCAACCTAAGTTGAGAATCTTCCGCTTTGATTTAGAGTAAATTTTACTAGTGATTTTACATATATGAAAATAAAACTGATAGGTAAGGGACATTATGAAGTAATTCATAAAAATAAAGTTATAGGTAGATTTGATAAATATGATTTAGATACATTAAATAATGCTCAAGCAGGAGCAACTCTAAATTTTGCAGACTAATGTATTTCAAAGGAACTATTGTAATTACAGACCCATGTTATATAATTAAGAAGAATCCTATTAAGTATCCTAATGAAAAGGATTTTGGACTTCTAGCATCTATAGTTAATAAACCATTTAAGGATTACTCTACCCCAGAAGAGTTAGCTTACAAAGCTGCTCTAGATAAATACTACAAAGAATCTCGTAAATATGACGATTGGGATAAATGTGATTTTGGAGAGAATATGGAAGTATTAGGTATCCATAATTATATTTCTGAATCTACTATTTATGGAGATTGGAGTTGTACTACTTATCAAACAGAGGAGGAACCAAAAGAACTTCTAGAAAGTATTCTACGAGTTCTAAATAATAATCTTGAAAATGAGGAATATGGAGATGATGAACTCCCTATTCCAGATGAGGGTAAGGCTATAGGAGAGTTCTGTGCAGATGCAGGTCTTGTAGGAGTATTTTTACTTGATGAAATACTTGCATATAACCCTGAATGGAAATCTTGGATAGAAGAGCATTCTTGGTGTGCTACTATAATTGAGGATTTTGAGGGTGAAGTAGAGTATTATATAGATAAAGTAGATGAAGAAGCTCACATAGTGGGAATTGGAAATATTAACTTTTATACAGCACAAACAGGTATATGAAACATTATTTAATTAATGACTTTTTAGAGGAATCCCCTAAAGTATGTTTCTATGAACTTCTAGATGAAAGAGAATATAGACTGTATATGTTTGCTAAACTTAATCTAAAAAGTCTTGAAATATGGGGTCCAACTTCTGATTTTGATGTTTTGCAGTTTGAACCTATAGAAGTATCTGATATTGAATATTCCATATTAAGTAAATATGAACCAAAGGGCTGCTATTATCCTCTTACATATTTAATAACATATTTAATAGACAAAGCAGAAGACCTTGACATTCAATTACCAGAGTTTATTTCAGAGATAACCAATGAACAATTAATGGACGTTATTGATGCAATTGCCGAGTGAGTTTAAGTGCGCAGGAAATACTATTAAAGTAGAATTAGTAGAAAAAACAGATAATGATAATTATGGAAATTGGTGTGATGCTACCAATACTATAACTATAGCTAAAACTATAGAATTAGAAGATAAAACTGTGGTGAAGTTGACAGAAGATCAAATAACCAATACATTTTGGCATGAACTTCTCCATTGTTTTCAGTTCTATTTCGATAATAGTTATAGTGAAGCACAATCACAAGTATATGCCAACTTTCTGTGTGAATATTTCAAATCTGTTGCTTCAGATGATGAATTTGCATAATGCCTAAAAAGAAAGTAATTGTTCCACCAGTAGTTATCGAAAAGAAACCAAAAGTTAAGTATGTTTCTAAACTAAAAGAATATGCTATTAATTTCGATGCTACTATAAAAATACATCAAGGAGGGTTTGAATCAGCCCTACCTTGGTGTATCAAAGTAGATAAAAGTAAATATGCTAATTTAACTGAAGCACAGATAGTAGCTAAAGTTAAAGAGGCAATTAGATTGGCAATCTTAGATAAATGTCCTTGGGTATCTGAGATTATTTCATTAGATAATATTAAGTTCTCTCAAGAATTAATTAATAATGAAGCTAATCAAGAGCAAAAATTGTAACATTAATTATCTAGCTAAAGTAGTTGATATTAAAGTTTTTAGAAAACATTCAAATCCAGAAGTAACTAAACTTAAATGTTGTACTATTGATGGATTTAATATTATTACTTCAATAGATGCTGAACCTGGGCTTTATATATATTTCCCAACAGCTTGTTGTATTAATCCTGATTTTTTATCTTATGATAACTTATTTAGAAAGTCAGAGAAAAACAACGATCCACATAAAACTGGTCTATTTGAAGATAATGGTAAGGTTAAAGCGGTTAAATTAAAGGGTGAATTATCAGAAGGATTTATTGTACCTGCTGTAGAATTTACCAACTGGCTTATATCTATAACTAATAGAGATATTGAATTAATTGATGGAACTGAATTTGATACAGTAGAACATGAAGGCAAGACATTTTGGGTTAATAAGAAATTCATCGTTAAAGGATCACAGGGAACTCCTGGAGGAGGCTCAAAAAAGACACGTAAAGTTAAGAAGGAACTCGATAAAGTCATCCCTTCTCAATTCAGATTTCATTATGACACAGTTATTATCAAGAAATGTCCTAATGTAATTCAACCTGAAGATTTAATTAGTATTACTGAGAAAATACATGGAATGTCTCATATTTCAGCATATGTAATGTGTCATAAGGAACTTACTTGGAAAGAAAAGTTAGCTAAATGGCTTACAGGTAATAACTTTGATATTTATGACCATCTATATGCTTCAAAGAATGTGATTAAAAATCAGTATTATAATCCTAATGTGACACCAGGATTTTATGGTTGTGATACTTGGAAGTATGCTGATGATTATCTACGTCCATATATTCAAAAGGGTATGACTATTTATGCAGAGATTGTGGGATACAATCCAACTGGCACATATATTCAAAAGGGATATGATTATGGTTGTGAGAAGCCTAATGCTGTTGTAGACAATTTGATATATAAGCCAGAAAAACATTTTAAAGTAAGACCTTATAGAATCACACTAACTAATGTAGATGGTGAAGTACATGAATTTAGTTCAAGAGAAGTGCAACAGTATTGTAAATCAGTAGGGCTAACTCCTGTAACTGAATATTATTATGGATATGCTAAGGATTTATATCCTGAATTAGATAGTAAGGATGGGGACTGGGCAAAAAAGTTTTTGGATAAACTATCTAATGATAAGCGTTTCTATATGGAATGTAAATCACCTTCTTGCGTTAATAAGGTGCCTCATGAAGGTATAGTTATTAAAAAGGAGGATATGATTGGTCACGCTTGGAAATTAAAATGTTTCAAATTTGTAGATAAAGCTCAATCTGACCCAGAGATGGATAAAGAAGATGAACTTAATTAATAAAGTACGCACTTTCATCAAGCATTGGAATGAGTATAAAAATCCATTCTATGTTTGGTGGAAGTGTAGAAATTGGTTTCAAAGACCCAATTGTTATATTCATTGTGGTAAGAAAATATGGTTCTTTGGATTACCTATAACAGATAGATATTATAATAGAATATTAGATATTAGATTTAGCGCTGTTGGTTGGAAATGGAAGTATGAGAGAATCGAGCATGAATGGAATCCTTATATTGCTATTACCTTATTTAGGAAGTGGCAGTTAATATTTATGTTTAACTACATAATTAAAGACAATGAAGATTCTAGTACTAGAAATATGGCTACTTGGGAAGCTATGCTAGATATAGTATATAATAATAAATCTCTATATCAAGTAGTTAATGGACATCAATGGTGTAAATCTGTAGATAATGGAAAGGAAGTTATCACAATAAAAGATAACTTATCTTATGATGGATTCTTTGAATATTTAATAGAATATGAAAATATGCGCAATGTCTGATTTACATGGTAATCTTATCCATATACAGAAGTGTGATTTATGTTTAATTGCAGGAGATGTTGTACCTCTGAATATACAGAAAAATAGAGTAGAATCTATTGTATGGTTCTTTCAAGATTTTTTACCTTGGATTAAAGAATTACCTTGTGAAGAAGTATATATGGTAGCAGGTAATCATGATTTTATATGTGGTTCTGAATATCCAGTAATGAAAGCCTTGGAGTATCTTTCTGATTTTAAGTTTACTTATTTACTTAATAATTATACTAATTATAGGGCTCTTAATGGTAAAAATTATAAGGTATATGGGTCTCCACAATGTCACGTGTTTGGGAATTGGGCATTTATGCACAGTGAAGAATTTCTAGAAGGTCTATATAATCAAGTTCCAAATGATATAGATATATGGTTAACTCACGATACTCCCGCTTTGGGAGATTTAGATTTATTACCTCCGAGTCGATGGAGTCAAGAATCTATCCATGCTGGAGGTCAAAGTTTAGCTAAAGCTATTCAGAGAGTTAAACCTAAATATGTATTTTGTGGGCATCTACATACTTGTAAAGATAAGTATTTGAAACTGAATAATACAGAAATATATAATGTTTCTATTCTTGATAATGATTATCATATTAGTTATGAACCTACATATTTGGAAATCGATTAATAAAGAAGAAAATGATATATTAGATATTTACTGTTCTAGATTCTACTTTAATTAAAAATACTAATAATGAAAGAAGAAGTATTTAATCAACTTATTACTGATTATAAGGAATTAGAAAGTAAAACTACAGAACTTAGAGATTTCTTAATTCATAAAGTAGATAAAACTTCCATAGATAATCTTAATAAAGATTTGTTAATAGCTCAACTAAGAGCAATGGAAACTTATCTTACTATTCTTAGTATACGTATAGGTCTTAACAGACCAACCCAAGAAGAAAAGCAATTAGATGAAGCTAAAGCACTAGCTAAGTCCACAATTAATGAATAAAAGAGTTATTTTTTCTGACAAGTCTGATTCTCTACTTCAGAGTTATTTTCGAGATATATCTAAATATAAAATATTAGATAATGAAGAAATAAATGAATTAATCATTAAAGCTCAAAATGGAGATGAAAAGGCAAGAGAAAAAGTAATTACTTCTAATTTAAGATTTGTAGTAACTATAGCTAAGCAGTTTCAAAATAGAGGTATTCCTCTTATGGATTTAATATCTTCAGGATTGGAAGGCTTATGTAAATCTGTAAATAAGTTTGACCCAACTAGAGGTGTTAAATTTCTTAATTATTCTGCTTGGTGGATAAAACAATGTATTTATACTACTATATATTGGTATGGTCGTGAGATTAGATTACCGGTAACTCAACACTTAAAAGTAATTCAAATATTAAGAGCTACTAATGAGTTTATTAAAAAGAATGGTAGAAATCCAACCACAAATGAATTACATACTTTAACTAGTATCCCTGAAAAGCAAATAGATTATTTAGCGCAATTTTCTAACAGATTAGTTAGTGTTGATGATTTTATTGGTGGGGATGAAGAAAATAGTCAAGTATGTGATGTAATACCAGATGGAGAACCACCTCTTGATGAACAAGTTAATAAAAGCTTTATTAATAAAGAATTATGCAAATGTCTAGATGTACTTCCTGTTAGAGAACATGATATTATTGTTATGTTATTTGGTATAGGAATGAATCCTATGTCTAAGCAGGAAGTAGGAGATATGTTTGGTATCGGTGTTGAAAGAGTTAGACAGATAAAGGAAAAGGCTTTAGATAGAATAAGAAAGAGATGCAATTTACAGTTATCTAAATTAATATAATGATATCTAAGGAAGAATTTCTTAATGGGAATTGGTGGCTAGTTATTGCTAAGTATCCAGTTGCTTGTGACGCTTCAATAAATGAAGTAATTGAAAGTGAAGAAGATCCTACATTAGAACTGAGTTATGCAAATGAATTAAGAGATGAGTGTGTTAACTCATTTGGCTATTTAGATAGTCCGGATATAGACGAGGATGATGAGGATCAATTTGAAGATTGGTATGAACAACAGCTTGAGGATATAGAACTTGAAGCTATAAGAATAGATGAAAAGGTAATAGATGAATATGGAATAGAGTGGTTAAATAACTATTTAGCATGACAGAAAATTATCCAGCAGGAGCTTATAATGACCCAAGTGCACCTTGGAATGAACCTAATGATAAAGATGTTACTGTAGAAGTAAATGTCGAATTAGGTACTTTTGTAGATGTTACAATTCCTCAGTATAAAGAAGGCAGACATTTAGTTATTAACGAAGAAGAATTAAAAGAAGCAGTAGAAGAAGCTATAAAAGATAAATTAAATATTGATAATGAAGATATAGTTCTAAATAATTTGACTATTTGTAATTATCAATGATTTATTTAGTTAGTCATAATAAAAGTTTATTTCAAACTGATAAATATGTAGAAGCGACAATGAAGCAGGCAATGTCTGTTTTATTGCCGCTTAAACTATGTCAATTAGATACTGAGACTAAAGGACTTGACTGTCATACTAAAGCTTTATTGACTATACAGTTAGGTAATAAAGATAATCAAGTAGTTATTGATTGGACTACTTTAACTCCAAGAGAAAAGCAAATAGTTAAAAACTACCTAGAATCAGACAGATTGTTTCTGGGATGGAATTTAATGTTTGATTTAACCTTTTTATATGTTCAGGGTATCTATCCTAAGCATATTTGGGATGGTATGATAGCAGAACAGCTCTTATATTTGGGATATCCGGCTCAAATGCGTGAAAAGAGCTTGAAGGCAGCTGCATGGAATTATTTAAATATTAATATTGATAAGACTGTCCGAGGTAAAATTGTTAATGATGGTTTAACTACTGAAGTTGTTATTTATGCAGCAGGGGATGTCACATATATAGAGGATATAAAAGAAAAACAAGATATTGAAATAGAAAAACAAGGCATGAAACTCGCAGTAGAGCTGGAATGTGAATTTGTTAAATCCCTTGCTTACTTCAAATATTGTGGAGTTCACCTCGATATTACGAAGTGGAAAGCTAAAATGACTAAAGATCAAGCTAAACTTGATAAGGCTATTTCAGAGTTAAATGCTTGGGTAGTAGCTTGGGATAAAGAAAATCCTCATAATGGCTATGATATTCAATATCCTGAACTTAAATATCCTAAATATTCTGCAGATTATCCTGCTGAGGTAAAGAGATTAATTAAAGATGGATATAAAAGGTTTCCTCAGGAAGACTTACAAACTCCTGACGGTAAGGTCGATGCTTATAAGAAAGTAATTAAGAATCAGTTTACACGAATTGACACTCAAGGTGACTTATTTACAGGATTTGATACTGAACCTAAATGTGTGATAAATTGGAGTAGTCAAAAACAAGTAATACCTCTATTTGAGTTACTTGGAATTAATGTAGAAACATTTGACAAAAAGACTAAACAGAAAAAGAAGTCTATTGAAGCAAATGTTTTAAAGCCTCAAAAGAATGATTTTCCAATTATTCCTATATTTTTGGAGTATCAAGAAGCCGCTAAAGTCGTATCTACCTATGGACAAAACTGGTTAAATGCAATCAATCCTAAAACTGGTAGAATACATGCAGATTTTCATTCTATAGGTACAGATACTGCAAGAGTTAGTTCCGGTGGAGGTGTTTGGAAACTGAATATGCAAAATCTGCCTCACGATCCAGAAACTAGAGCATGTTTTACATCCGAAGAAGGTAATGCTTGGTTATCTGCTGATTATCAAAGTCAGGAATCTCGTATTATTGCATCTGTCTCTAAAGATGAGAAGATGATAGACCTATTTGAACACGGTTGCGGTGATGTTCATTCTCTGGTAGCCTACATGAGTTATCCTAATATAATTCCAAGAGACACTAAGATTGAGGATATAAAGAAACTCTATCATAATTGGAGACAGAAAGCTAAATCTATCGAGTTTGCTATTAATTATGGAGGAGACTATAATACTATATCTAAGAATGATGGTATTCCTGTAGAAGAAGCAAAAGAAATTTATGATAATTTTATGGAAGGTTTTCCAGGAATAAAAAGATACCAAGACTATTGTAGAGCAGCTGTTATGAGAGATGGTTATATATTACTTAATCCTCTCACTGGACATAGGGCACACATTTATGATGCTGAAGAGTTAAAAGAGACTCATAACAAAATGCAAGAACCTGGATTTTGGGAATATTATCAGAATGTAAGAAAACGTAATCCACAAGATGAAATCGTACAGGAAGTAAGACATTATATGCAGCGTAAAGCAGCTTCTGAGAAACAATCTATTAATTATAGAATACAGAATAGAGGAGCAATGTGCTTTAAATTATCTTCTATTAAACTATTTAATTGGATTGTGGATCATAAGCTAATAGATAAAGTAAAGATGTGTGTACCAGCTCATGATGAATTTAACTTGGAGTGTCCAGCAGCAATTAAAGAACAAGTGGGTAAAGTGTTGATTGATTGTATGATAGCCGGAGGTAAACCATTCTGTCCTAATGTATTTTTAGGAGCAGATATAGATATAAATGACCATTGGGTTCATTAATAATTAAATAATTATGGAATTAAAAGGAACAGTTGAAATTGAAGAAACTTATTATAAAAGAAGTTTAGAATTAGCATTTACAGATTATCTAGAAGAAGATACACGAACCCCTAAATTATTTAGGGACTGTATAATAGATAGACTAATTGAAGATTTTGGATTAGATATTACTTTAGATGAAGAAACTGTTACACAAGCAGTAGAAGATACAAAGAGATTCATAAGAGAAGCTTTAAAAAATATCTAATGATTAAATTAGCTAATAATATTGGATGGAATAAAAATTGGAAAGATGCGTATATTTATGAGAAAGGTATAATTGTAAGTATGTTTACAATTGTATTAACAATATTATTCTTAATCTTTGCCAGTATAATATGAGGTATTTAGTAAACATGGTGTATAAATGTAAGGGCAAGAGTTATCTTACATATGAGGTGGATGCAGAGTCAAGAGAAGAAGCTATCGAACAAGCTAAAATTGGAAATATAGATACTGCATATGAAGATTTAGATGATATCCAATTAGTAGGAGAACCAGAAAGTATTGATGTAGAAGAGGATGAGTAAATTAATCATTTGTAGAGGGCTTCCAGCTTCAGGTAAAAGTACCTGGGCTAAGCAGTGGGTTCTTGAAGACCCTGAACACAGAGTTAGAATTAATCAGGATGATATTCGACTTATGCTTGGTAAGTATTGGGTTCCTAAGAGAGAGCCTCTTGTACAACACATACAAGAAGAAGCTCTAATTGAAGCCTTACTTAAAGGTTATGACATAGTTATTGATAACACTAATTTAAATAAAAAAGTGTTAGATAACTATCGTGCTCTAGTTATAGCTCATGGAAATCATGCTATAGAATTTAAGGATTTCTTTGATACTCCTTTATCTGTATGTATTGAACGTGATAAAAACAGAGATTTACAAGTTACAGAAAGAGTTATCAGAAGTTTTTATAATAATTATAAGGATAAATATCCTTTGAATGGTAATTAAATGACAATAGATAATTTTAATGCAGTGGCTCCCTGGTTTGACAATCTCTCAGACCAGGGAGATTTCTTCTTTGTACAAGTAATGCAAAGAAATAAAGAAAAAAATAATGTAGGTAGTAGTGGCTATGTAATTAAAGACTATCATTTCTTTGATAAAGAAACCTTCTTATCTAAGAAAGAAGAAATTACTACTTTGTGTGAAGCCTTTAATGCTAGAGCTTATTTTTGGATAAACCCTAGAAATTGTAAAGAAGTACAATATGAAATAATCAGGGAAGCTCTAGAGGCTATAGAACTAGGAACTCATAAATTATTTAAATGTGTATCTAGGGCTCTTGGTAGAAAAAGATGTAATAAGTATAAATCTAAATGGATATTAGATTTTGACACTAAGGATTGGAGTCTCATAAATAAGTATTTAGAAGTGATTTATAGATGCAGACCTGATGGTGTCAAAGTAAACACATTCATTAAAACTGTGAATGGTATCCATGTTATAATAGATCCATTTGATTTAGAGCAATTTAAACAAAAAGTAGCCATAGCTAAATTAGATAATATAGATATACATAAAGACAATCCAACAGTTCTATATTATTCAAATGAGTAAAAAATTATGGATAGCTCGAGATTCTGATTATATAACGTATGATTACCCCAATGATGACTATGGTCAAAAGCATAAGGGTAAATTACATATATTTTATGATACACCAGAATTAGAGCTTAAAGAAGATAATCCAACAAAGTATTGGGGTTGTTCTAGGAGATATTGTTGGGGATGTGCTAGGGAATTAGCAATAATTCCTAGCTATATGTATCCTGAAATAGAACCTTGTACTTGTTGGCAATTAGATAATTTAATTAAATATAAAGATCAAAATTTTATGAATTATGAAATTATAGGAAATGCCTGACAAATTAGGAGTCTCGATAGTTAAATATTTGTGCCCAATTTGCGGTAAGGAAGCTGATAATGGAATTATTATGAACTCTTTGCTTACCGAGGAAAATGCTAAAGAAGTAGAGAAGTTACATAATAAGGCTATTGGATATGCTGACCATGCTTGTAAAGAATGCGCCACTTATAAAGATAAAGCTGTATTTTTTGTAGGTATAGATGCTTCTAAATCTACTAAAGCAGACCCTTATAGAACAGGACAAATTGTTGGTGTTAAAAAAGAAGCTGAAATTGTCGAACATTGTAAGAAGTTTATTCAAACATTGTCTGATGGTTCTCAGTATTGTTTAATAGATAATGAAGTAGGAAAGACAATAGGATTATGGTAAAATCAATGAATCCTCTACTGCTAGATCCAGTTAGGGTATACGTTGGTAAATTGAAAAGTACAATTCAAAGTTTAGAACATAAAGTTGATAACTTTAAGAAGTATGATGCTAATCGAAAAGTTTATTATAGTAAAGCTATGCAGCGTCTTGGTGAACTGGAATCTTGGATAGATGAAACTGATCCAGAATTTAAGTTACGAGGCAAAATACAATCTCAGAAGCAAACTATAACTAACTTGAGTGCTTTGATTAAAGCATCTAAACTTGAAGTTCCAGAAGACTTTGATTTAGCTAAAGCCAAAGTTAAAATACTCGAATTACAGAAAGAGGTAAAGGCTTTGACTAAGCAAAATACAAGTCTAAAAGCTTCTGTTTCTGAATTAGTATATAAATTAAATAATCAATCTTAATATGAAGTTCATTAAGCAGTCATTTGAATTTATCAATCAAACAGATTTCTCTTTAGTAGGAATCAAAAAGCATATTGAAAGATGTGCACGAGTTAGTTATAAAAGCGAAGATAAGATTACAGACACCTCTTATGAGAAGTTTGTAAATATGCTAGAATCTAGAGGACATGATAGACCTCTTGAGTTTGGCACTGTTTATTTAGATATTCCTACAAAGGATTTAGAGCCAGGCTATGAATATATAAATGCCGTTGGTAAGTATGCTCTTAATCCTTGGAGTATCAAGGAAGATTTTGATAACCACGCTTGCATATCTACTAATTACAGAGTAATTAAAGATAATCATTGGGAAAGTGACTTACAGTATCTTTGTGAGCCTACTGAACATCATCATGCAAGATACACAGTTCACATGATTCTTGATCGTGGAGTTATGGACGAGTTCAGAACTCACGTAGGATTGTCTCACTTAGCTGAAAGTACTCGTTACTGTAATTATTCTAAAGATAAGTTTGGTAATGAGTTAACTTTTATCCAACCTTGTTGGGATATTAGAGGTACTAATTACATTGATTTTTTACAACAAGCTGAGTGGGGCTATTTTAGAATGTTAAAGAATGGTTGGACACCCCAGCAAGCTCGTTCTATACTTCCCCTGGGTATTAAGTCTGAGCTTATCTCTTGTGGATTTAAAGATGCGTGGGAAAACTTCTTTAAGAGAAGAGATGCTCCCGATGCACATCCAATGGCTCAAGAAATAGCTAATCCAATGCATAAAGAATTTTTTAAGTTAACTAGAACATCATGGTTATCTTAATTATAATATATATAATATCTATTATAGGAGCTATATTAAGTATTAGATATGATCAAGCCATGTTTGATGAGGATAGTTGGACTATATTTTTAGTATTCTGTCCTGTAGTAAATAGTGGTATATGCTTCATAGAAATAATGGACTTCTTGCCCATTAGTTTATCATATCTTAATAAAAAATTGTATAATTTGATTACTTATAAAACTCATAAAAAATGATAACAATTGGATTAGCTATTTATATAATTTCAACTATAGGGGCTATTTTATATATCAGATACGATTCAGATTATGATGAGGCTTATCCTGACGAACCAGGTGGTGTATTACTTTTGGTTTTATGTCCAGCATTAAACTCTGTTGTAGCTGTATATGAATTAGGTAAATTTTTAGCTTATATAAATGATAGATTTCTTCATAAGTTTAATAAGCCTCTTATAAAACTAATTAAATATAAAAGAAAATGAACTTCTTAGATAAAAAAGTAGAAGAGATTCTTAAAAATCATCCTAGTGGTGAAGATTTCTTTAATCACTTGGATGATATGATTCGAGGACACAAGAGTATTATTGATGCTGCCTGGGATAAATTAGTTCAATGGTGTTATGATGAGCATCTGTGGGTAAATAGAGGCATTCCTACATTTGGTTGGAATGGTCTGATTCTCACAGGTGCTTTCGGAAGAGCAGTATTTAATTACATGCCTTATGAGATACGTAAAACCTTTGAACAAGTAATATTAGTTAATGGGGGATTGCGACAAGAAGACACTAAAGCACAAATATTAGTTAACCAAATAGACGTTGATGATTTTATCTTATTTGATGACTCTTTTTATTCAGGTACTACTAGAAATAAAATAGAGGAAGCCCTCAAAGAAATTCGTCAAGGTTGTAAAATCATTCAGACTGTGTGTATTTATGATGGTGGTAAAGACCCTAATGTAACTTCATTATATAAATATTATAAATGATAGAACTAGTATCAATATCAAATATATATGGGGATTGTACTTCTGATTATGAGATAATCCATTCCCCTTTAGATACTGTTGGTGATATTATAGATCACGCTACAGAAAATAATGAATGGGGCAATTTTGTAATTAATGGTGAGAGGTTTTATTCGGGCAAATATGTTATTATGAATGTGCCTGAAGAAATTCGAAGTAAACATATACGAAATGCTAACTGTAGCGGAGGTTGGGGAAACATGAACTATTATATAGAAACTTGTTAAAGGAATTAAATGGGTAAAAGAATTCTTTATACTTGTGATTTCTGTGGCTCTACTATAGATTTAGACAAGCAAGTAGGAATCTTAGATTATTGCAGTGCAGTAAACTCTATAGATGAGAGGTGGAGACTTAATGAACGTAGATATATATGTAATAAATGTCTCGAGAAAATTTCATTAATTTTAAGAAAATGAATCAAATAGGTAAAATAGAAAAATCTTATTCTTATACTATTCCAGAAGGTCCTCATAAGGGAGAGACTCTTTGGAGTGGTAGATATTGTGCAGTTAGTTGTGTAGTATTAGCTAAAGAAAAAGATGGTAAATGGTATGTATTAATTAATAAAAGAGGTAAAGGAACACCTGATGACCAAGGTAAATGGAATATGCCATGTGGATATTTAGATGGTGGAGAATCTGCTACTGAAGCATGTTCTAGAGAAGTTGCCGAGGAATGTGGAGTTAGTATTCCTTCAGAAGCTTTTGCATTAATTAACGTGGAGACTGACCCTAAAAAGTGTAATAAAGGTAATGTTACTTTAAGACATTTATGTATTTTAAGTCTTAGAAAACATATTGGTAAACTTCAAGCAGGTGGAGAAAAAGATGAAGTTGACGGAATTAAATGGTTGCCTATAGAAGAAATTCCTAATTATAACTGGGCATTTAATCATAAGTCAACTCTTTTGAATGACATTATACCTAAGCTAGAGGAGTATTACCATAATTATGTATTAGGTACAATAAAAGTAACTTATGAATAAGTAAATATTTAGATTAGTATTAATTAGATCAATTATTTATATTTAAAAAATATTGTTATATGAACTCATTACAGAATTTGTTTGGTCTTTCTTTTAGCTCTAAGTTGAATAATATTCAGTCTTCTTTTCAGACTGCTCATGATAAAGCAGTTACTTTAATCTCCAAAATGAATGATAAGATTTCAGAAAAAGAAGAGGAAGTAAAGAAGATTCAGTCTGAAATTAAAGACATCGAGAATATTAAGGCTCAGGCAAATAAATTCGTAGGCAATCTTAAAAGCATCTTAGTATAATGTATAAAGTTATCGAAACTTTTGAGTACTATGTAGAAAATCCAAATGATTTTTGCCCAGTACAAGAAATAATAGATAAAGAGAAAGACTTAGGAGTTGATGCTTATTGGTATAATATAGAGAATGCACCTAGTCATAAGTATGGAGATAGCCCTTGGGGTAATAGTAATATCAGAGTAATATCAGAGTAATTAGTAAATAAAAATGTATAAAGTAACTGAAGTTTTTGAATATTTAGTTAATGATAATACTAATTTTTTATCAGCGCACGATATATTAGATTGGGTTGCTGGAATGACTTGTCCATTATGGGATGACTATCAAGATATGCTACCTAAAAATTCTGAAGGAGAGGAAGAATATATACCGTGGGGTAAAAGTGAGTTATCTTCTGTTAACTTATCAAATGACAAGGCATTCATAGATAAGAAGGTTCTCTTAATGTTAATTCAAAATTCCGAAAAGTTAGAGGCTTTAGAAGCCGAAGGAGTTGATAATTGGGAAGGTTATAGCTTAGCTATGAAAGAACTTAATACTGGTTATCAAAAGGATGCTATAACTGATGAAGTATTAATTAAGCAATATTGTGAATGATTGATTTTGAAACTAAAAAAGTGCTGTTCATTGATTTGGACGGCACTTTAATTAAGACTATTTCAGGTAAAACATTCCCTGAAGATATTACAGATTTTAGAATCCAGTTACCTGTGTTAGATAAGATTAAAGAGACATTTCCAAATCTTAGCTATTTCTTTATAGTAACTAATCAAGGTGGTATTGGCAAATTTATATCTGAGGCGGATTTTGGGACTAAAATAGATGCCATTAGTGATTTATGCTTTTTCTATTTAATTGAACGTAGATTAACTATGTACTATGATTACCTATATTGTGCTTCTAATGATAAGGATAATCCCTATAGAAAGCCTAATACTGGAATGCTAGAGAAATTATATTATAATCATAATCTTCACTACAATAAACAAGAGATGATTATGATAGGGGATGCTTCTGGTAAGCCCGGAGATTTTTCAGATTCAGATAAGAAGTGTGCTGAGAACTTTGGAATAGATTATATTGACGTTAGGGACTTTTTAGAATTATGAAATTAAGACTAGACGAGTATTATTATATACTTAATATAGATTCTTGGTGTGAAGGAATAGAGGAATATATGCCTGAAAATATGGCTGAAGAATTTATAAAATTTCTAGAATCTCATAGTTCTGATAAAATCTATAATTATTTAGAAAATTTATATTCATATATAGAAATAGTAGATACCCAATATACTATTGCTGATATGGATTTAGATAAATCTTATATTGCATATGCAGCGATTATAAAGGTTAATGGTAAATATTATTCTTTTGATTGGTATGATACCCGTTATTGGAATTTTGAGGATAAAGTAGATATTGATGAGGAATTAATAGAAGTATTTCCAAAAGAAGTAACTATAACTGAATATGAACCAAAATAATTCTTCAGAGTTTTATGAAGCCAATACTGCAGAATTCATTGAGAAATTTATTTATATAAATAAAAAACCAATGAAATTGAATAATAATCAAAAGTATCTAATTAAAATTTTAATCAGTCAATAATTATATTAAGTATGGACGAGTATGGATTTGTGAATGATTTAGATTTAGCTAAGTCAATATTAATTATGTACTTCTCTAATAAGTTTATTTTTGAACGTGGATTATGTCCCAAAATTAAAAATGAATTAGTAGAATTTGAAGGAGGTTTTACCTTTCTTGATGGTGATCATTACCATTTTGGAGGTCCCGATCAAATGGATGGATATGTAATCCAAACATTAGAGGGATGTTTAAAAGAATATGAAAAATGTCCTTCAATGTCCAGTGCAGCTGCATATTTAAATACATTTGATGTTGTATTCTATGAAATTGAAGGTGAAATTAAGTGCTTTGTTTTAAAAGAACTTGACTAAAATTTCTAATAAGAAAGTAGGAAAAGCAGAGAACATTAATATAAAACTATTATGACATTAACATTTGGTTTACAAAGAAGTAGTACTAAAAGTAAAAGAGCTCATAAGAAATTTCCTAGATATAAGTTTAAGGATTTTACAGCTATTCCTAGAAATTTAAAAGAATGGGGGTATTGTAAGCATAATTGGAACGATGATGACTATACCTATATTAATGGTGATTTTGAAAAGTTTTTAAAATGCAATGTAGGGCATCCAGTTAATAAAGTATTTTCTAAGTTTCTGTCTAGATGTAATAATCTGAGTAAATTTAATCCTAAAGAAGAATTTTATAGCTTTATTCAAGATAAAGAAGATATAGACTCTCAACGTGGTGGGTTTTATGTAACTAATGGTATTCTTAATTATAAAAAGCCTGTTAAAGAGAGTGATTATCAAATAATTAATAAATATAACGAGAATCAGAAAAGATTTAATAAATTATATTTGAGACCCCTAATTAAAGCTCTAATAGAATCAAGGGTTCCACAATGTATTGGTAAATATTTATTAAGAGAGGGTGAAAAAACTATCTATATAGATTTTTATCCAGGTGTTGGGTATTATGAAAACATTTGGAATAAAAGACAAATAACAAATATAATAGGAGTAGGTCGTGGAATCAACTATGAGGTTATCAATACACAGAGCGGTAAAACTAAATACCTTTGTAGTGTAGATACAAGCTGGGTTTATGGTAGACCTGATATTTGCTTTTATTTCAAGAAATAAACATATTATAAATGGTTAAATATACAAAAGAAGAAGCAAAACATATTTGGGTAACTTCGGATACCCATTTTAATCATGCTAATATAATTAAGTATTGTAATCGTCCATTTTCTTCAGTAGAGGAAATGAATGAAACTATAGTAGAAAATTGGAATAAAGTAGTTTCTTGGGATGATATAATCTATCATTTGGGAGATTTTGCTTTAGGTGATAAATCACTTATCCCAAATATTTTAAGGCGTCTAAATGGACGTATCAAGATTATTATGGGTAATCACGATAATCTTGATCTTATGCTAAAATTAGGTAATGAAGACCGTTTGATTACTGATCTCTTTTGGGAAGAAGTAATTAGGGTGGAGAAGAAAACTATAATTCTTAATCACTTCCCATTTGGTTCTTTGCCCGACCCAGCTACCAATCGTCCTATAATTCAATTGCATGGTCATGTGCATAGTACACCAGATAAGCCATGGAATTATTTCGATAATCAGTATGATGTAGGTGTAGATAATAATAACTTCACACCTGTAAATCTGGCGGAATTATTAGATAAAATTCATTATAAAGTACATATTAAATGAAAATAACTTTATATGAGCATTCTAAGAAAGTGTATCAAACAACGGACGCAGAATTGGAAAGAATCCCTAATATAGGAGAATTTATGTGTATTGATGAAGTAGGTTATAATGTAGTTGATATACATACTATTTTTGATACAATTACTGAAGAAGTAGAATTAATAATATGTTTAAATAAATGCAATTAATAACTCCTGAATATATAAATAATAATCTTGATCTTTTTAAATATTTACAAAAGATTGGAATACTTCCAGATAATTCTAATGTAAGAGATAAAAATATTGGAGAGAGCAACTATTCTAAGTCTATAATTCAGCCTTGGTCTGTATGGCAAGATTGGAAATTAAATCCTTGGGATGCTGATATAGTTAAGCGTATATATAGAACTAAAGTATTACAAGGAAAGACTGAGAGTGAAGCTAGAATAGAAGACTATGAAAAGATTATTCATATATGTCAAGAGAGGATAAGACAATTACAAAATAATTAATATGAAAAAATTAAGTAATGGAAATCTCTATACTAGAGATGAGTTTAGAGAGCGCGTTGAGAATGGATTGTTTATAGATTCTGACGGTGAAGGACAGTATTCTAATGAGAATGGAGATTGGACTCATAAATGGTTATCTCCTTCTTCCTTTACATTGGATGAGGTTAACAACAAAAATATGGAATATACGCATGTAATATGGTATAATAAATAATAATTAAGGGCAGGTCAGTGGAGTAAAATCCATTGACTTGCCCTATTTTTTTTACTTTATAGGGGGTGAGTTAGCAAATGCTAGCTTGCCCCTATTTTTTTTAATTTATGTGTGATATATGATACTTATTACAATAAGTACATTGATAAATAGTATAAGTATCTAAGTGCATCTTTTTAAGATATTTCTCAGCTAAATCTGTGGTATCAAATGTCATTTTAGTTTTACCTAATTTATTATAATGGCATCTAGGATATTTAGTAGATAAATTGTCTCTAGGTTTCATATTAAAGTATTTAATCTTCTTGTAAGGACTAATTAATGCAATTAAGTATAGGTCTCATCTAGCGTGCTGCAGAGAAAGCACTACATAGATTCTATTCCCAATTTTTATCTCCAGTTATAAGACTCCAACCATTACTTAGCTAATTAGTTGCATAACTAATAGAGAATGGATTCCAGTCTCCTACAAAACCAAATAAAGAATCTATCATATTGAAATCTAAAGCTGAATTTCTTACTGTTTTAGCTATTAAATTCAAGGATGTCGCAGCCATAGCATCTCCAATCTATGCAGATTTTTTAGCGTTTTTAATTTCTTCATCAGCTAAATCCCCTAATAATCCACCTAGTAAAGAGCCAATAAGTAGCATACCGAGTAAATCACTAACTATCAACTTCATATTCTACTTATAAAGTTTCTATAAGTCTTCGTCAGTTCCATCTAACTTCTCCTTCCAAGCAGCTTTAAGATTTCCCTTATGTCCTACAGCTCTTTTAAGCACATCATATAAGGTTATAAAAGCACCTTCCTCAAATCTACCCTTCCATTGCATAAAAGGTATTTCACTAGCTCTAGGATCTCCCTCTTCCACAGGCATTGAGGAGTTATCAATATCTCCATTTTCATTTTTAGAATAATAACACTTTTTACCATTAGGACTTACCATCTAGACCCATTTACCCTGTGCTTTAATACCTCCAGGAGCAAGATACTAATTCTTTTTACCAGACCAATATGTTTGCATTTGCATCATAAGACCTCCTAAGAATGTAGATTGCCACAATGACTTCTTGGAACTATCATAATATCCATACATGGTATCTCCAATAGCTTTCATAGATTCAGACTCTTTATTAGAATACGCTTTAGGTAAATTTGGATTATCTAAATCTATAGTATATAATGAACCATCAGCATTTCTAGCATTTTCCCTTACTAACTACTAAGCAGTAGCTAAGAATAAGGCTTTTGCTTTATTATATTCAGGAGAACCCTTTGGCTTATTAAATAATGCTTCAAATCTCTTATCCTTTTTAATATTGTATATTAAGTTACCATTGGCATCTACTGAATGAGCTTCATAACTACCATCTTCAAGCATCTATGCTGTGAATATTGACATTCTATTATAGAAGTCAGGACGAGAAGACCAATAATATGCAATTCTGTCAAAGAAATTAAATAGACCATGTTTATTAGTACTATTATTTTGAGCAAATGAGGCAGCGTCCATATCATTTATACCATAAAGAGCATTACATCCTTCTATTACAGAATTTGTTTCACTATGATTAAATAATTCTTTATATACTATACCCATAGCTTTACGCATATTAGAAAAACTAAATGTTTCTTTACCATCAGGTTTAGTTATAACTAATTTAGCAGCCTTCCAAATACCTTCTAGACTCTAATAAGACATTTGTAAAGGCGAGAAAGCTAATGCCATCCAAGAAGCACTTTTCTATAATATTCCAGTAGCACCTCTTAAATGTCTTAACTAAGGATTATCTATTGCTAATTTATTTATTTTATTTTGGACATATTCTTTAATATATTTCTCATCAGAAGAATAGTCTACTCCCTAATTATTACCCATTACTGCTAAGGATATATAAGCAGCCTTAATTAAAGGCATTCTATCTTCCATGGCTTGTTGAGTAGCATACGCCATCATATGGGCACCTAATATCTTTTCAATATCAGTCTCGAAACAATTAGATCCATATTTTCCCTACAGATGTTTAATTAAATCTAATCTACCAGGACCACTTCCCTAATCCATAGTATTTATTACTTTAAATACTTCACCATCAATACTTTGCTATTGATCTATCTCATCAGATAAATATTTAGATTGTATATCTTTTAAGGTATTTTGAATTCTCTCTTTAAAAGTTGCTCCATTATCTTTACTAATTAAAGGTCTCATTTTACTTTTTAACCAACCTAACCATCCGTCTGCATTAATTTTAGATGCAGCATCTGCTCTTATTAAAGGAACCTAAAAGAAATCTGGATCATTTGCTTCTATTTTATCTTTAATAATTTCGGGAGTCCAATCAGGGTGTTTATTTTTAGCTATTTCTGTTAATGCCCATTTTAAGAACTCTTTTTTATGTTCAGGTAGAGAATTATCTTTCCAAGGATTTTTAAATTTAAAGTCACCATCAGTATCATAATAAGTCATATCATTATAAAGAGAAGCCTAATTACCAAGTCCATACTCACTAATAACTCCATAGTTTTCACCTCTCTTTAATTCTCGTACTTTTTCAGATAGTGCATTAAGTCTTTTAATTGACATATCACGAGTATTCTAATAACCATCAAGAGCTAACTAAGTTACCTAATTAAGAAGTCTATTACCAAAGTTACCTGGGTTATCTATCATATTTCCAGACATACCATTCTCTAAGATATTTAAACTATCTAAGAAGGAACTATGTGCTTTTGTTTCCTATCTAATATCAAAACCATTAAGTTCAGCAATAGCTCTAAGAGTCATTTGATACATCTATTTAGTATATTGCTAGTCATAATTCTGTACTTCGGAATATATACTTTTACCCTTATTTTCTCCTCTAGTTAAAATATCTTTATTCATTCCAAAGTCCTTCTCCAATTTGGTTTTAAGCTAATTAAGAGCTTCAAGACTCTCTTCTACATTATTAGGTTGCAAGGAACTTTGTAATTCAGTCATAGCAGGTTTAAATTTGCTAAACTCTTGAGCTTGCCATCTATCATTAACTCTATCCATTATGTCTGCATACTCAAGGTAAGCCCTTTCTGCTAGAGATAATAATTTAATAGTACCATCCTATTTAAACTAATCTTCTCCATCTATATTAAAAGTCTTTCTAAGTTTTCTCCAGTTATAAAGCAACTCTTTATTAGAATTAGTTTCGGCTCCCTAACCAAATACTGGATTAAGAACACTTATATTTCCTAACTAAATAGACTTATTAAACTGAATATTATTTAAAACTGCCATAGCTTCCATAAGTTCTATATTACCATTAGTAGCTTTAATAATTAAACTGTCTGACTTAGAATTTTCTCCTAAATCAGCTTCTTTTGCTCCGACAATATTCTATCTACCCTTTCCCCAGGAATGCTAAAAGGATAAATCCGCTGAACTAATTTTAACTACCTCTACTAAGTCATTAGCCTTGTTATATAAAAATATCATACCAAACTATTCAGCAATATCTTGTGCATGACCTTCCATTACCTCCCAAGATTTACTACAATATTTAGATAGTCTTGTTTTAGTCCAATCACTCATAGAATTAGGTAACTAAATCTATCTAGTGTCTTCAGCTTGTGCCTATTTAAGTGCTCTTTTAATCTCTTGGGTTCTCTTTAAGCTACGTTCTCTCTAGCCTGTAAAGAACTTTTTAACTTTATTAAATAATTCAGCTTCTGCCCCTTCTTTCTACTTTACCGATATAGTCTTAGTCCATCCCTTGGGCTTAAACTCTAAAGAACCAGCTTCCTTATTTTCATGGAAACCACCCTAACCATCAATCATCTTTTTTATCTATTCATCAGTGGCTACATTACCATGCTCAGGAAAACAAGTTTTCATTAAATCAGTTACATTCTCTGTAATCTTACTAGAATCCCCATCTAATAATAATGGGGCTTCTATATATTCATCAAGGTTATTAGCTATGTAATCTTTATTGGCTCTATCAGTTATTGATTCTAGTAAATTACCACCGGGTACTACATCATCGTAAGTCCATTTACCATTCTCTTTTCTAAAGTTATTTAGTTTAAGTGGTATAATATTTAAACTTGTAGCAGTAGTATTAAATCCATGTCTTCTAAGCATTCTCTCATAAGTACTTAACTAGTAAGTAAATGTAAGTTTTTTAGCTTCTGCAAAATTATCATAATCTTTAGGAGAAGTTTTGTAATCCATAATATGAGGAATACCATCTTCATCAATAACTAATAAGTCCAAACGACCTAGAACACTTAAATCATCTCTGCCTTCATACTCATGATTTAATTTGGCACTAACAGTAATTTCAGGATAAAATATACATTTTTTACCATACTGAGACTATAGCTAATCTCTTAGATTCTTAGCTATTTCTAATATACTATTAATTTTGTCATCAGTCATTTCATCAGTAATAATCCCTTTATTACGCATATATTTAATACTCTTAGCTAAATGCATAGCTCCCTGATTTCCTTCCCATAATTCATATCGATACTTGGGATTTCCATCAGAATCTTCACCTATTCTAGCAAAATAACTCTGCATAATGGCATGAATATCATCACCATATTTAGCCTAGTGTTTCCACTTATCTTCCATTATTTTACGGAAGTTATTCTATTCAGCAGTTCCGAAATCGTCCTTTAGAGAGCCATCTGCCTTACGCCAATCCCCCTAATTTCCTAATTCTACAGGCTATACTTTAGAATCATCACCATCAAAAAATGCATCAATTTCATCTTTTGAATAAACTCTCTAACTCCAATTTAAGTATTGTTTAGCCCAATACTCGGTAGTAAATGTAGGTACCCAAAGATTACCTTCATCATTTCTCTAATCCATTAAAAACTCACTTACACCAACATAAGGACGAGTCATTTTTAATATTTCTTCTGAATCTATAAATGATGCATTTTTCTTAGCTTCAGCATATTTTTTATTTAGTTCCTCTGCCTCTTTATTGATGCCATCAATTTTATTCTGTGCAGATAGCTATCTTTCAGTCATAGAGAACACCAAGTCTCCATACTTACTTTCGTATATTTGTTTTTCTAATAGAAAATCATCTAACTGCTATATAGACTAAAACTGTTTTCCTTTATAATTATAAGTACATTTCATACACAATCTTCTCTTAAATCACCTTTTTTCATTAAATCTGATTTAGTATTAGCTAATACTCTATGCAAAGCTGCATCATCTAGGCTTCCATAAAAACTTGTTTCTAACATCTAGGAATTTACAGTTTCTACTAAATCAGCTAAAGACATTCTATATAACTTAGAATCAGGAATACTTTTTACACTGTACTAACCCATAAGTGCAGTATCTAATAGTCTCTTCATGTTATAATGTAACTCATTAATAACAGGTTCATCTAACTGTTCAATAATACTAGATTCCCCTGCTAGATACTTAGACATTTCTGTAACAAATAATTCTTCCATATTATCATTTATAGCTCTATTTGGGTTTTGTTCCATAAACTAATTAAATGTTGGAAAATTCTAAGCTTGTTGTACAATCCCATAATAAAGATCAGGATTTTTAAATCTAATAGAACCTAATAACATATGAGTCATTTCATGTATAGGAGCATCTGCTCTTGCATGGTCTGTATTTATATATACATCTCCATTATAAATAAAAGCATTAGCTGTCTAAATTTCAGGTATTCCCTACCATTCATCACCAGTTAGCTCTTTATCTGAAATGGTATGTAATTGTACTCCATACTATTTCTCTAACTTATTAAATAACTAATTAAATACTCCCTACATATTAGGATTCCTATCTACTTTATGTTTTTCCTATTCTATTGTTTTGTATTCAGAAGGTCTATCTTTTATATCAACCAGAGCATCCTTATATAAAGGAATTATATTTATATCTTTATCTTTATAAGTATCATTTAAACTGACATTAGCCTCTTCAATACTTGATGTATTAGTAGAAGACATAATATTATCTATAGATGTTGAGCTATTACTATCTAGATGTAATTTATTAATTATATGTTGAGAAGAATCAACATTTGGAATTTCATCTAGATTAGGTAATCTTCCATACTCATTCATAAATCCATTACAAAATGGATAAAATATAGATTCAGGAATACCAGACTAAGATAACTTAGTCCGATATTCTAAATCTTTAATTAAACAATTATTCACAGTTTATTATACTATTTAATTCTGATTCAATCTATTTTTCATCAATCACTGTTGTAAATTCTTTATCTAATCCCATATCTGTTAAAACTTGCTTAGTAGGTAGTACTCCTTTACACGCCTTCATTAATTTGATAAATTTATCTACCACCTCTTTATTTCCTCCCATATTTACTATTACTGGTTTACCATCTCTAATTTCATAAGTTATAGGATACTATTTAGTTAACTCTAAGGTAGTAGGCATTACCTATAAACCAATTGCATTATACTTAATTTCAGGATTCGAGAAGAAACTATAGTCTCTTTTAGCTAAGGCACTAGATTGCTATTTAACATAGTTATTAATTTCTGCCATAGGGTCTTTTCCACCTTCTGGATCAAATCCCATATCATTCATAAATGCATCATCCATGTCCTACTCAAAATCATAGTCATATCCACTTTTTGACTTCTTTTCCTTCTTTTTATAAAGTATAATCTATTCATTATTCTAATCCTTATATTTAAATACTTTAGAACCTCCAACGTAAGGAGAACTCATAGGTGCAAGCCATTCATCTGTACATGTCTTTACTAAATCTTGGTAGAAATCTAAGTCTCTATCTTTTTCTGCAATAAAGTGTTTATAACTCTAGGCTAGACCTGAATCCAAATAATCCTCAAATATTTTATGCAAAGAAGTAGGACCAAATTTACCATTATTACATATTAAAGAATATAGATAAAATAAGTCTTTTATGGCAAAAGTATTACCTTTAGCATCCCTAATCAGGTCATAAGTTGCTAATCTATTAAAGGCGTCTTTATGTATATCAAACATTTCTCTTTCAGCGTCAGACTAAGGTAACATGTTTATTCCATTTAATCCATAATAAACCGCAGTCATACCCAAATTAGTTCTTGAGTTAACTATAGGACTTAAATGCTATATAAATATATTATCTTTTAATGTTGGGTCAGCTTTAAGTCTAGGAATAAGAGTTTGCTCCATCCATAATTTAAAGTTAGCATCTCCCATATCAGTACCTAATTGTATAGTTTTATCAAAGTATAACTAACTATAACTATTTGGAGTTCCTATAAATGCATAAGTTTTCATTTTATCAGTACTACCTGGAATAGTAATCTATATATTACTATCTCGCATCCAATTCTGTCTTAATTTATAATCAACATAATTGTTACCATTTTTAAGTACCTACTACTATAAATTACCAGTAACTTTATTTTTCTAAATAAAATCTGCAATTTTACCTACTGTAAATCTATACTTTAACTACTTATTTAACAGACCTTGATGAGCCATATATAAAGTTTCCATATAACCTTTATACTAAGGATCTGTAGTAAGAACACGCAAAACATTATAAGATTGTTTAATTCTATCGTACTACGCTATTTTTTCCTACTAGTATACTTCATCATATAAAAACTTTTCTAAATCAATCTTATATTTATCAGGATTTTTTAACTCATCTTTTGTGGCACCATGACTATAATAGCTTCCTCTATTTTCAACTCTAGCAAGTTGTCTGAGTCTTCTAGTTATAACTTCTTCAATATTAGCTACCTAGTTTTGTAAATCTAAAGCATTAGTTTTTACTTCTTGGTTAAGTCTAAGAATTTTACCTATTTCTTTGTATTCATCAGCACCGAGAGCAAGAGTTTCTAAATCTGTAGCTATTATGGATTTTCCGTATACAGTATCGTAACTTCCACTATCTAATTCGAGTTTAATATCAGCAATATACTATTCCATAAAGTCTAATGCTTGATTATATAGAGTTGAGTAAAGATTAAATTCGTCTTCTGTCTAGATAACACCACTAATCTAATTAACTTTAGATCTTAAATCTTCAATTAACTAAATAGCGTTACTTTTATAAGCTAACTATCTAAGAAGTGGCAATTTTTCATTATAATCATTTATTATGCTATTCTATAATAACTACCAGGCAAAATCAGCTGGACCTAATATTTTCTAATCTTTTGGTCTACCTTCATTATATGTAGATAAATCAAATGTATTAAATCTTGCTAACTAGTCTAAAGGGTCTCTATGTAAATAATCCAAGGCTCCAATTATAGTTCCACAACCACTATTACCACTAAATATATCTCCCTTTGCTAGTTCTACTAATCTAAAAGCAAATGGAGAAGTCATTATTTTAAACAGAGTGTCTACTGGAACTCCAAGAGATAATCCATACAGATACATACCTAAGGTCTAAGTACCTGCATTTAATTTAGCCAAAGCTAACTCCTTAGCGTTATCAGTTGAAAGGGACAGAAAAGCAGAAGCTTCATTAGCAGCATCAGATTCCCATTCTTGGGCTAATAAGTAATTCTATAAAGTAGTAAAGTTACCATTCTCGGTATCTGCTAAACTTTCCATTAACTCCTAATTAGCATTTACATTAGCAAGTCCTCTATATGTTTTACCACCAATTGTTACCTTACACATTAAAGCTTCTTTTTCCTCATTACTAGTATTCTCATCATTTAATACCGTATTATACATATGAGTTAATGCAAAGAAAGATTTAAGACCTGTCGCACAGATAGCAATACCATCTTTACCAACCATATTTTCATTGATACTCTGAATTTTATTAAATACATTACCTGGAGTAAAGGTTTTTTGTACTGCATTTTTAGGAGAAGCCTTAGTTAAGTTCTTAGCAGTTGATGTCATAACATCTACAGAAGACTAAGCCTCTCTAAGATTAACTGGATTTTTAATAATATTTAATAGTGAAGTTACAGCAAAATTCTTTAATATTCTATCATTCTTAGCCTTAGAATTATTCTTTAAATAAGTATTATGCTTGTCTATAGCTTCTATTATACCATTTTCTATTTTATCATATAAATCTACAGTCAATTTTATTTCTGCATCTGTGGATAATAAAGATGCTAGAGCACTGGTATTAAGTGTATCATTTTCATAATATTTCCAGTTTTCCCCATCCAAGGATTTAATAATAGTAGCTAAGTCTTTTATATTCTATTCACTATTAGTATTTATTTCTACAGTTACGTTTCCATTTTTAGTATAGTTTATTAAGAATAAAGCATCCTACTAATTAAGTTTATTAGCTAATCCAAATAATCTTTTACCATTGTAATGCTATTCAGCTATTAACTAATGTATAGTAGTCTATGTTGGGTCAAAGACTAAATACTAATCTATTTTCTCTCCAGTTGGGAATGGTAGATATTTTTCAGAAGCTTTAAGAAGTGCTGGAGAATCCAAATTAGCATATGGAGAATAGGTCTCATAAATACCATTTCTATTTATATCAAATGTTTGTATAGATACAGCATCAATATCCAAGTCACTTCCTTGCAGGAAGAACTAGAATTTACTTACATAAGCATTATTTGTATCTGTATTCTCAAACATAGTTACTCTTTGAGCCATGAAAGACTACTAAGACTGTGCAGGAATACGTGCTGCTACATTTTCAAGATATTTCATAAAAGAAGTCCATATCTATCTAGATTCCTTTTGTAAGGCTAAATATGCTGGATTCTTAGTATCTCCTTTTATTAAATCTTCATACTTAGTAAGTTTATCTAAATAGTCTACCTATCTATCATAATCACCTATTTTAGCCAGCCTCTTTGCAAAGTTATTAGCCTTTTTAGATTTACTACTTCTAGCTGCATCTAATAGATTTAATAATTCGGCTTCTGAGCAATTTGCATTTAAATTAACAAAATTGTAATTAAGATTATCTAAATAGAAAGTAAATGGAGAATCTAAATGGATTTCTTCTCCAGTCTTCTAATCAATGGTGATACCTCGAATTTTCTTTATATCAGGATTCTTTACTTCATTGCCCTTAGAATCTTTCCAAGTATCTTTAGCTTCAGTAACTATTATTTCATTTCCATCATAGTCAGTATAGATTTTATCATTCTCACTATACATTGGATGCATAATATTTCCATCACTGTTTACTCTGAATACATTTCCATCAGAATCAACATACTTGAACCACTGAATTTCATTGGCAAAATCAGAATTATCAATCCCTCTTCTTATATAAACATGATTACCATCATTTCTCTTTAACTCCAAGTGATAATTATATACTAACTATCCATCCTTATAATAATCCTAAACTTTAGTGTTAAGTCTCTTAGCTAATCTATCTAAGAAGAAATCAGGATTGTTAACAATATCACTAACCTAGTCATACTAATTAAGACCAAAAGATGAAGCAGCTGTCTTAGGTATTACTGTTCCATAACTAGTTATATTAATAGTAGAAGGCTATACAGTAACTACTTTATTATTAATTAATACATTTAAAGGCTCTGTATTTTCAGGATTTAAAGCAGCTAATTGTCTTTGCATTTCTCTATTTAAAAACTTCAATGCATACTTCTAAAAGAATTCTTTATACATAGGAGTCTCAGTTAAGAAAATTCCATTAAAATTATCATTCAAACCATTAACAATCTAAACTTTATTTGAATTATTAGACTCATTAAATTCCTTAATTATAGCAGCTTTTAATTTCTAGTCTTTATCATACTTAGATAATACCTCTAATACTTTTCTTCTAGGATCTTTAGCTTCTCTTGCTTCAAAATAATCTTGTACAATATCTAAATCAGACATTTGCCATCTATTGCCTAAAGAATCCTAAAATTTCACATCATAACTATCTAAGTCTTGACCTCCTAATAAAAACTCCTTAACTTCAGTAATTTGACTAGTAACTCCAGTTTTTGGATCAACTACGCCGTTTAAATAGTCTATGAGCTTTCTATATCCCATAGTCTATTCCTGATATGGAACATTATTATAAAACACAGTACTAGTATCAGATTCCACTCTATGAGGTAAGGTCACATTTATAACTTTAGTAGACTTGTTAACACCATCTGAGAAAGTAACTAAGTATTTACGTCCTATTTTAACATCAGGCATACTAGTTATTAATCCTGTTTCATCGGTATTATAACTAAGTGGTTGTGTTTCTGCTTGTAACTATTCCATTACTTCAAAAGCATTCTCTGTATCATATTCCTTTTCTATGGCATCCATAGTTACATATTTATATACAGTAGAACCGTCTTCATTTAATAGAATATTGCCATCTTTGTCTTTAGCTGGTACTTTATACATTTTTATAATACCTTCAGCTGGATTTAATACTGCTAAAAGACCTGGCATTTTAGTTTTAATTCCAGCTTTAGTTAATGCAGAAGTCAAAGAACTAACTACTTTAGCAGAAACTGCAGCATCACTATAAGGAATTTCTTTATCAATATCTGCGTAGTTAGTTTTATTAATAGAAAACTGTTTTTCAGCATTTATTTTCTTTATAATATTCTTTGCTACTAACTATAACATATCGCCATCTGTAGCTGAAGCATTAACTAGAGACTTCATAATAGTTTCTGTTACAGCAGCATTAAAGCTATCGGAGAATCCATTTAACAGATCTCCCATTTCATCTCTAAACGCCTTAGTAGCCTATTTAGATAGACTATATAAAGCATTATATAGATTAGTAGCCTCCCCCTTAGTATATCCCATAGAACAAGCGGCTGAAATAACCTAAGTCATAAGAGACAAGTCTTCATTATCGGCTTGGTGCTCTTTATCAAGCTAAATACCAGCCTATCTCATTTCTACCTACATAAAACTTAAACCCTTTCTATTGAAGAAAGAGGAGACTGGATTTATGTTTGCAGCACCATGTTTAACAGCACCTATAGTAGGCATATAATGTATATCAGAATGCTTCATAGGCTAGATAATGTCATCTGCCGTTTGTGCTCTAATAACACCCTCTTTTTTAGTTCCATAGATATTGGCAGCATGGGCAGTCATTTCTATAGATTTTTCAGAACCTTGAAGAGTTCCATCTAAAAAGTCTACAGAGTTCATACCTCCAAATATTTGCCATACATCATAATTAGAATTTACCTATACTTGAATAGTATTTTCATTGCCCTTTACTTCTCCATTTTTATCAACTTCTTGCTCTAATATAGAATAAGTGTTATTTCCATCATAGGACTAAATACGTCTCTTATAAAATTTAGCCCCTTTTCTATAGTAGAAATCACCATAGTCAATATCATTACCCTCAAAGTCTTTAAGAATACCTCCATCACGCATAATATGTTGAGAACCATCAGCATTTTTCCATTGCTTACTGGTCATATTATACATCATATTACGGTAAAAATCAAACTGTCTTATTTTGTCATTAGTTAAACCAAATCCTGCAGTTTTAATAATACCTCCAGTACCTGTGGCTCTATCATAGAAATGAACAAATTGCTTCTTATTTATACCTGCTTTGTCTCCATTAAGAGAGTTATTCTCCCAAATAACTATAAATGGATTTACAAAGGTAGCACCATCAAAATTAGTAGCTTTATCCACATCTGCCTATACTGTATATACATCTGATTTTAAATCAGACATAATTGCCATATTATAGACAGAAGGCACACCATCTATTTGATTTAATTGAAACTCATGCATAGCTGCTGTATAAGATACATTTCTCTTATGCTATGCTGCAAAACGAGATGCTTCATCTTCAGTTTCATTTTGAAGAAGTTTACCCATTTCTTTAGTTATTAAATAAGAGCTAAAAGCTTTATCAAAATATTCTCCTGATTTGAATTCTATTTTAGGTACTATTAAACCGTTTAAAGCAGTATCAATTGTATTTTTCCAATCTGGATCCATACCACGTGCTACTGCTTCTTCCTAGGACATAGTTAATACTTTACTAAAGTCCTGTGGGAACATCTTTAATACAGTAGAACTAGAATTTAATAAAATTTTATTCTATTCCTTAGCTATAAGTTTAGCTTCATTCCATGCTTTCTTTACAAAATCCTAAAATTCTGGATTATTCTAATTCTATATTAAATAATTTTCTTTAGCTTTTGTCCATTCTGGATTAGTATCATAGTAAACATAGCCTTCATCATCAGAGAATGGGATAGATTTTTCTATACCTGTCTAAGCTTCAATAAAAGCATCTCTTTTCTCATTAAAGAAATCATCAAAATCCATGAGATAGTTTGTAGCTTGAGGATTATTCTGTAAGAATGTAGATAAACCTAATTTTGGATGCTTATAAATAATAGGGACATTATAATCTGCTTTAGAAGGATGATTAGTATGACATCCTACTCCTGCATACATATATTGAGAAGTAAAGAAATAGTCTAAAGCATTATATTTACTAAGCATAGGATGTAACTCTATATTCCAAGAATGCGGATCATTAATATCTAATCCCAAATTAATTAAGTCCTATTTAGTTAATATATCCTTACCATTAACTTTAGCAAATACCATTTTACCATTATGTACCCAATCTTTATAATTGTCTTTTAAATAGGTCTTAGCAGAAGAATTAGTGCCGTCAATAAGACGAATTTCTACATTTTCATCTAATAAGGATTTTAAAACTTCTGTCTCCTTCCACTACATAAATTTAGCTAATTTACTAGGGTCAGAAAATCTAGTCTCTAATCCCTTTAAAAGCATATTAGATTTAAGTCTCTTGGTTTTTTTATCAACAGAATAGTGAGTCTAATCAATTAACTATATAACATCATTGTGGGTGTCATTGTACTCTTTTACCCATTGATATAACTAATCAGCAGGATTACTATAACGACTATTAATGTCTTCTAAACTATATATGGCTAAATGATACTTACCGTTTATCCAATTAAACAACTTATCAAAATCTTTTTGTATATTCTAATTAACTGCCTTGAAATAATGTCCTAACTATTCACTAGTTAATTTTTGTAACTCTTCAGAATTAAGGTCTATAAATTGTTTACCATTAAGTTCAGGATGCGCCGAACTAACCTACTACATCAAATCTACACACATTCTGTTAATAGTATTTTTATCAGAGTTTACAGATGGTAGTAATCCTACTTTTCCATTACCAATAACTACATCTCCTCGAACATCCTTTTTAGTAGTAAAACCATCAACGAAATCATATAGAAAGGCACTCTAACTAAACTCAGATACTGTAAACTATGTTTGAGGTTTATTTCCATAAGGAGACTTAACCTCTCTTGTAGTATATATACCTCTAAACACACCAGGCTACATAAGGGACATCTTAGAGAATGGATTAACCTTATCATTACCTATCCAATTGTAAGATTTAATCCAATTATACTAAGGAATTAAGTTACCTAATAAACGACTAAGGGTCTATTGAGATAGAGTTTTACCATCAGCATCTTTAACTGAAGCAGACTACATAATACCAGAAGTAAGTGCTTTAGCTTTAGCTATATTATCAAGAATAGGAGTCATAGCATCACTGTATAATCCCATTTCCATTAATTCAGAATTATATTTAGGTTTATTAGGATAGCCTTTATATATATTATCAAATAAGTCATTTAATGCAGCTTTACCATGACTTCTTTCTCCCTTTACATTAGCTATATATTTATTAAGAAGTACTGTAGAAGTCAATTTTAATAAATCCTATATAGTATGATCTACTGAGTACATTTTAAGTGCTTTTCTTAAGTCTGTATCATAGGAAACTCCAATAGCTAAGTTATCGTCAATGAATTGCCATAAAGATTCTGATATTTGTGGGTCTTCTACTAAATTCTCTATTTCCTTTGGACTTAAAAGTTTGCCTGACTTATCTCTATAAGTAATGGAATTTCCCAATTCATCGACAGTTACAGTTACACCAGTGTTAGGAATAGTACATGTAATTCCTGAAAAATTGTTAGCCTTATCAGCTAATGTCTATATATTATATAATTTGGCTTCTCTCTCTTTAAATAAGGAAGATAAAATATGAGAAGAATTAATATATGCTATATTATTCTCTATAGATCTTCTTACATTTTCAGCAGAATAATCTTTTAAGAGTCTTGTTTTTACTACTCCATCTTCAATATTATACTATAAGAATTTTACAGAATTGATAGAATCAACTACCTATGTTATTAAATTATAGTAGTTCTAAGCTCTATAATCTTCTTTAGCCTAAATAGTCTGAATAGAATTACCGTTAGGGGCAAATATACCCTTATATAAAGAGTACATTTTATTTAGGTCTTCATCTGTAAAATTTAATCTTACTAAAGTATCTTTGTCATTAATTATAGCTGTAAATAGTAATTTACTATATAATGCAGGATTTTCTCTAATACTACAGATTAAATCCTTCAAAGATTTACCTTGTATAATATCTAATTCATGCTGAGTAAGTAAACCTGAATCAGATAAATTCTTATATCTAGAATCCAGTCTACTAAATGTAATATTAGAAGTTACAGGATTATAAACAGAGTCCTTTAATTTAGTTATAATCTAATAGAAATCAGAGAACTTTATATACTAGTCTGTTTTTGCATTGTTTTTATACTAATAATATGGGGTAGAATTAATTAAAGATTGTGCTAATGCTCCAATTTCCTATTCTAGTACAACGTCTTCATTAGTTCTCCAGCTTGTTATTACTGCATCATTTTTAGTAGCAAAGGAGTAATTATCTTCATTACTAAATGTATTTTCAGTTCCAGGTTTAATAATAATAGCTTTACCTAACAACATTCTAGTAAAGTTATCAAAATTCTTTAAAGTAAACCACTTTTTAAATATTTGATAATCGTCAGTGTCTCTATTTAATTGTATTTTTTGAGCATCCCAAGAACCAAAACCAAAATCTCTTATTGCCTTTCTGACTTCTTCATCTTCAAAGACACCAGTATATTCTCCATCTTCATAAATATCTGGAGTAAATTCATCTAACAAACCTTTTTTAATTAAATGCTCTTTAATATCCTTCCACAACTCATTTTTATAATCTCGAATATTCTAATTAGCGTCACTGGCATTTTTTACAATTCTACCATGCTCTCTATCTATAATAAACTTATTAATTAACTAATTAGTCACTTCTTGTTTATAAGCATTCTTCAATCGTACATTAGTACCCCATACATCATCTAAGAATTGAGACTTCTTGGCAAGAGTCTCACCCTCCTCTGGTTCTCCCAGAGAAGAGTTTGATTCTTTTACAGTCTATCTATATTTAGGATTTATTGCATTCTTTATACCTTCTATTGGTATATACTCATTCAAAAATACTAAATCTTCTGAATTATCAAGTAAATTCTATGTAATTTCTGCTATTTTATCTAACTAATTCATAGAGTACTAATCACCAATTTTATGCAATGCATCTCGAACTGCTTTTTTAATTAAACCTCCATTTGATCCGTCTCCGGCATTCATGAGAGCTTCATTAAAAACAGTAGTTACAAAGCTTTCCAATTCTTCTACAGATTCTTGACTATATCCTCCATAGACTCCATTAGGTGATTTTTTAAGTGAACATTTTGCCATTTTAAATCATTTTAAATTTAATAGGAATACACTAAGTTTCCTCTTTAATTAAATTATCTGTAGTTAAAGTTACCTATTCTCCAGTAACTTCATTTTCTGCTAACATAGTTTCTTTATTAACTATTGTATATCTCTCGTTGTTCTAAGTAACAGTATCTCCATTTTCTAATGATATAGTAGGGGTAGATTCAGAGATTATAGATTCTATATAAGAAATCATTTTACTCCAAGCCTCTTCTTGAGCCTAATTTCTTTTCTTTTTAACAGTAGCTAGTAATTTTTTCGCAGTCCCTAAACTACGTTTTAGATCTCGTTTACCTTGAGCTGAAATAGATTTGTCGTACTCTCTTAAAAAGACACTATTTTTAGCTAATAATGGAGGTATAGAATCTCTAATACCATCTTGGGCTTCTTTCCAGTCTTTTTCAGATACAGTAATCTTATTAGATTCTGCTTTTACCTATTTAAAGGTAGTTACATTACCCTACATAGATGTAATATTACCATTACCATCTACATTAAATGTAATTGTTATATCATGTTCTCCATTATTATCTACTCCCTTTAAAACTAAGTTATCTGTGGTAGCTAAGCTTGTAGGTCTAGAAATTAATGAATACTCAGAATTATTAAATAAATAAATATTACCATTATATGTGAATCCAAAATTATGAGCATCCTAAGAATTAAACCATTTAGCTATATCTTTTTGTATAGCAGATTTGTCTTCATGATTTAAGACTATTATGTTAGCTAATTCTTTTTCAGATATTCCTATTCTATTTATATAAGGAGCATACTCATCAATAGGGTCTGGTTTATTTTCTAATTTTTTCCGGTCTAAATAAACTGCCTCATATTTCTATTTAGCAGCTGGAGTCATACTCCATACCTTTACTTCCCTGCCATCTTTAGTTCTTATAGCTTTCTATTCTATTTCTCCAGCAATTCTAGCTACTGGGAGTTCATTTGATGTAAAATTAGTTGTATCAATACGAGCATTAATTCTAAATGCAGCGTCTCCACTTATGCCCTCTAGTTGCCAATTATCTCTCTACTAAATTTCAAGAAATGAACCATGAGCTTTATCTGTATATTGAGTTTTATAGAATATGTCTTTTAAAGGTTCTTCTGCATTTTCACATGCCTACTATATTTGATCAAGCACTTCAGGGTGATATATAATAACTTCCTTCTAACCGATAGCCTTAGTTCTATTCCAAACCATACAAGTTAAGTAAGTATTAAGAACCTTATTATTAGTACGCCCTTCCTAAAATAATAATGGACTATCTTGTCTAAGATACTAATTAACTTCTTTGATAGACATAACTCGTCTAGCATCAGGTTCTTTCATTCCCTAGTTAATTAACATCTAGTAGTATTCTTCCTCACCTCTACCCTCTATCTGATTAGAGTTATCTAAAGCTAAATCACCTCTCCATTTGCTTTCTATAGCTCTAACATTAGCGAGTATTGTCTTAACAGAATCTAATACATCTTTACCTGATTTATAGCCTTGTGCAGTACTTCCTATAGATGGTATAGAATCTAAAAGACCTTGTTTATCTAAACAGTCTAATACTCTATATCCCGTGAAATCATTACCTATATTATATACCTATTTGTTCTATCCCAAGGTATTTAAATATAAATTATGCTAATTAGTAAGCCAAGCAGATACTGTAGTCTTAGGAGGCATTATATAATATAAAGATACCTTTTTAGGTTCATTAGGATCTGATATTTGTTTTTCATACTAATTAACTAGATCTGTTGTACCTGAAAACTCATTAGAATTACCAACTAAAACAAAAGAATGACCTGGGTTTACAGCATGTGTTCCATTAACTAAACCGTTTCTAGATGTCAATATTCTAGATACCATAAACTATGGATTCTTAGCTAGTTCAGCTACGTCTATAAATTTATTAGAAGTCTAATAACTACCATTCTATTGTAACTTACCTTTTTCTCCAGTGAGTATAATTCCTGTAGGTGACTATTTAGCTAAATTAAATGATTCATCAAAGAAGAATATTCCATTTCCTGTAAATCTATACACTTTAAATAAGTCAACTATATCCTAGTCTATTCCACTCTTATCAAACTAATTAATTACTTCCTATACTGCTAAATCACTCTAATTCTTATCATTTGCATACTTAATTAATGCATCTGTATAAGTTTTATTTAAATCATAATGTAATAAATTACCCTCTGAATCAGTATAATAAATTAGTGAAATAGGTGAATTTAAAGATGCTACTGGGATTTCAAGAACTGGCTTACCATCATTAAATATAATGGCAACTACTTTCTTTCTCATAGCATCGTTTGCATCTTTACTATCAGAATGTAAATAGCTACATTCTTCGTTCTCTCCCTAATCATATCTATAATAGCGAGGGTCTGAAGAATTAATTCTTCCTGCAGAACTTTTTAAAGCATATCTAATATTAACATCTCCTTTTAATCCTAAAGCATAAACTAGGTCTTTAACTGCATCAGCATTATTTTCATTTGTAAATAATATATTTCTGCAATAAGCAAAAGTTCTATCTAACGTGCTCCAATCATCAGTATTTAGTATTCTTGATAAACCTACAAATCCATCAATACGTGCATCATGTCTAGCTTGACTCTCTGGAGTATCATCATCAAATACAGCCTTACCATTGTCATTTTTCATACCTGGTAAGTAAGTATTCATAGTATATAAAGTTCCTGTGGATTTAGGAGTTTCAACAGTGTCTTCTATATTAGATTGAGATATTGCAGATTCATATTCCTCTTCTGAAGTATTTTCCATTCCAGTAGTTATGGTAGTAACTTCAGGAGTTATAGGTTCAGTAGGAACTTCTCCTTTATACAATTTCTAAATAGATTCCTATGTTATTTCAAAGGATTTACCCTCTTTATCGTGTACCTTATATGTAAGAGGTTCTCCTGATAAGACTTCATCAATAGTTATCTAAGTGTCTGTAGGACCTGTTTGCAATAAAAATGTTTGTCCAACTGTGTAAAGAGGAACAGTTGTTTTATCATCCTTCTTCTATAGAGTATATTCTTTATTGAAATCTACTAAAGGAACACCAAACTCATCATCCCCATTCTTTAAATTTACAGTAGGAATCCAATTACCATTATCCTCTTTAGCTTCAACACTTATTATATCAAATTCCTAATCTAATTTCTTAGCTATTGAATTTGTAGTGCCATCAGGATTATATATAAGCTTTTTAAAATTCTCAACTTCTATATTAGCATCAGCCTAACTAGTTGTAGTATTAGCTGGAGGAACACTCGCAGGTTCTGGAACTGGAGGTAAACCACCTGGAACTGGAGGCTTAGTAGGAGTAGGTGTATTAGTAGGAGCTTCCAATTTAGTTATGGCATTATTATCATCAACCATATCTTCTAACTATTCTAATCTTTCCTTAGAAGCATGTTTAATGGCTTCAGCGCCTATGGTCTCTAACTAAAATTTCTTATCCTAGGATGTTCCTATAGTTTTAATACCCCTAGTAGTAGTTGGTGTTATAGCTAAAACTCCCTGTGAAGCTCTTGTTATACCTGTATATAAAGATCTTAAATAGACAGAATCGGGTACGTTAGAATGAATATCATTCTCTACTATATAATATTTACCTTCTAGACCCTAAGCATCAGAATCTTTATATGGTATTATTTTATTCTTATATTTAGTAGTTAATAACTTATATAATTCAGTATTAGTATCGTGATAAATATATCCTATTTTCTCATCACCTGAAGTAGATACCATCAAATCTATAGTAGGAACAATTCTATCAAGTTCCTCTTTGCTTAAACCTTTTAAGACATTAACTGGTTGAGCTATTTTTACACCAAACAAACCCAGATGTTCTGGATCATTATCTAGATAGGTAAAATTTAAATCCACATCTTTACCATCATTTAGATTCTAAATAGCTAACTACATCATTTTAGTACAATTAGTAAGCTATTTATTTAAAGTACGTAAAGATACCCCTAACTTAGGACTTCTTATAAAATTATTTCTATTTAAGGTTACACTTACAGGATTTCCTTTATATTTAACATCATCTATAAAAGCAATAGATGTATCCTAATCAAAGTCTCCAGCAGTAAGTACAATAGTTCTATGTTCTTTTGCCCACTATTCTATCATACTAACCTCCTACTAATTATAGTGAGAAATCTCATCTATAAAGATTACCTTAGGAGCGTCAGCTATTTTATTTAATTTCCAGGTATTCTCTAATTTACCTGTAAGTGGATCAAATTTATATGAATCTTTATATAAATAGTTCTTTCTATCTTTACTATTATCTCTAATATCTTTCCATTCAGAAGATAAATGTTTTAAAAAATCAACTCGTCCAAAAGTCTATCCTTGTAATTCTAGGTCTTCAGCCGCTTTCTATGCAGAGTCACTGGTTTCATGTACATAATAGGCATTTTTTAAGTATTCTGGATCAATATGATTTATAGTATTGATTACATTTCTAAATACTGCTTTACTTTTACCACTTCCAGCAATACCTTCTATAAATATCATATTCTTATATTGAGGAAGGACATCATGAGATCCGAAGTATTTAAGTAAATCCTTAGAGTATGCCTCACCACTATTATCAAACTGATTTAATAAGTCAGTTCTCTCTTTTTCAGATAGATTATTAAACTCCTAAACAACAGTATTTCTATATGCATCTACAAACTTGTTAAGAGTATTCATATTGGCTATAGCTGCTACCCCTAAATAAGTAGCAAGTTCCTAACTAGCAATAGGTGCAACTTTATCGTTTACTGCCTTTTTATAAGAGCCATAAAAATCAGATGCCCTAACTGCTGCTCTAGATGCTAAATACCAAATATAAGAGTTATCACTTAAAGATTTAGTAGATTCATTAAGTATATTATTAGTTTTCTAGAAGAATCCTGCATTGCCTGCAAATTTCTTTAATAACTTTCCTATTTTTTCAACACTTAATTCTCCTTTAGAATCTTTATTAGCTTGGAAGAAATCATATATAGCATTATCTAACTACATCATATACTTCTCTACGGCAGCTCTAGTTTCTTTGCTCTATTTAACTCCATCACCTTCTAAAGCATCTTTAACTTCTGTAGTAATATTATTAAAAGTATTTTTTAAATCAGCTATACTAGTGTCCTTCCAATCAGAATCTGATAAAGTGTCAATAAGTCTTTTTGTACCATTATATAATAATTGATTTTTTCTAGCAGCTACTTTATTCTGTTCCTTAAGCTTCTAGCCTCTATTCATTTTAGCTAAGGTGTCAGCAAATTCTAGTCTAGCTATAATTTTGTTAACATCTTCCAACATCATATTAGCTTCCTAAGTACTTATTTCTGCTAAAGGTACATAATTTTTCTATGCAGATTTCTGATATACTAAATTAAGTATTCTAGAATAACCAGTTGGATTATTTATATCTGCATTATCAACTTTCATACCATTAAGTACTGACCTAAATGCTTTAGCTAGTCTAAGTGCTTCTTGATTATTAGCTTCCCATACCTCATCAGTTCCAAATTCAGACATATCATCCTTATTATTATCTAATAAATCCATAGTTTGCTACCAATGATCTGTAAACTTTAACTAAGAATTGGTTGCCCCTATTTTAAATTTATCAATAAACTCTAAAGCAGGTGTGGTTGGCAGTTTCTCAATCTATTCTTGTAAATTATTAATTTGATTAATATTTTCAACGGACTCTTTGCGGCGTTTTTTTGCTTCCTCGTAATCAGGATGTCCTGGATAAACCTACATAAAGTCATTATCTGCTTTAGTTGCAATTAAATCCTTTAACTTAGATAATCCCTAGAGTAATGCTTTTCTGGCTTCAGGATGTATAAATCCCTACTATAGTACTGGTTTAACTAAATTATCAACATTAGTTGAGATAGTTTCCATAAGAATGTTACTAGCTTCTTGATTTAATTGTGCTACAACATTCGGATCAGTCTCTGTACTATCTGCTATACTCTATAAACGATTTCTCTAATCTTCACTTAAATATGGTTGTGCCATCTATTTAAGTGCTCCATAAGCTAAAGAATCATTTAATAACTAAGCTTTAGACTGATAAGCTTCCTAGTCAGTAGTATCAATACTATCCAACTTAATTAAATAGTTAGTGATAAACTAGTTAAAATCCTATATAAATTGAGCATTATTATTAACATTAGCCTATTTAATTAATTCCTAATACTGCTACACTATAGGAGATCCCAACTCCATCATATTCTAGTAAGCTGCAGCAGCAGTATGTGTATACTCCTTGCCATCACTGTTCATGTAGTTTTTAAACTCTTCAGTTAGTTTTGTAAGCTCAGTATCAGATAACTAACTAGGTAATTTTCCTACTTTAGCCTTTGTATATTGTTCTAATGAAGTGATGACAAAGCCATCGTTAATTAATGGATTTATCTCAAATACAGCATCTCTAATAAAATCAGGAGAGATAGTGCCATTAAGATATTCTTGTAATCTACCTCTAATACCGTCAATTTCAGCAGCTTTATCAGTTCTAGCTTTCTATTGTTCTGGAGTAGCAGCACTTTTTACATCACCAATCTCATCATCAATGGCTTTTAACTAAGCTGAGGCAGTAATTAAGTCAGCTTGTAATTTCTAATAGTCCTAAGCGTACATACCTATGACATTAGTATTTTTTAAATTACCTATTTTCAGATTTCTAAGAACATCCTACTAATCTTCCATAGCTAATTTACTAAGTAATGAGTCAGTACTTATCTTAGCACCATTAGTAGTTAATATATTATCAATAAATTTAACCTAATTACGAATAGCCTATTTAGCAGCAAGGTCCTGATTGTCATCTTTAGTTCCTTCTGCAAATATTACTCCTTGTTCTGAATCATATATAGTTTTAGTAGCAGATTTATTCTTGTCTCCAAGTGTCATTTTATCCACCTGCTTTAAGAAATCACCTAACTAATTATTATTCGCCATATATAAGAGTTGCTACATAGCTGCTGAATTATCCATTCCAGCTAAGCTTCTTACCTAACTGAAATTAGTTGCTGCAGAAGTTAATCCTCCACCAAATAAACCACCTAAAGCAGACATAGCATACCTATCTAAAGCATTATCTCCATCCCAGAAATTAAGAGTATCTTTTCCTCTTAACCATCTAGTTACATTAAGCATTGCCTTAAAAGCGTCTGCTAATAACTCTTCTGAGGTTTCTTCAAATGCTTCACCTAATGCATGGGCTCCTATAACTTCAGCGGATTTCTTAGTTAAAGCTTTTTCTGCATATACATTAGTGGCTACATTTCTACCTATATTAAGTAATTTTTTTACAAATCCCTATTTGTCTCCAGTCTATTCAAGTGCCTTTTTAGCATCATTAACTGGTTTAACTAAAGCTTCTGCTATTGCTTTATTTTTAAACTTATCAATATGTAATTCAGGCAATATCCATTCTCCTAAACCAGTATTAAGAACCCAAGCTTCACCTCCAGCATAACCAAGGGTCAATAAAGCTGCTTCCAAATCTGAAGCTCCTGCAGCTTTTGCATCACCATAAGTATCCTATACAGTAATACCTGTCATGTAAGCCTTAGAAAGAGGACTACCTATACTATTAGCTTTTCTAACTAAATCATCAACATATTTAGCAGCTTTAGTTTCATTAATAGCATTAAGTTCAGTCATGTACTACTGTAATAATGGCACATTCTTTTCACTTACTGCATCCTATAATAATTTGTCAGTAGTTAAATTAGATGTCTTTTGTAACTCTGCAAGTTTTGACTTTTTTAAAGCATCATAGCCTTCTTTAGACATTACTTTCCAAGCATCCTTTCCTTCAAATAATACAGGAGCTGCTTTAAATATCCATCGCTGTTCTGCTAACTATCCTATGGTGTCACCAATCATATTAATAAAGTTCTCAGCACACCAAGTATGTTGCTAAGCATACTCTGTAGCGGATTGTCTATTAACAGACTTAGCCCATCCCTATATATTATTTAAAGTAGGACTATCATTTCCTGCAACAAGTTTACCTAATGTGGCTAATAATCCCGTTGTCTAAGTAGCTACACTTAATCCAGTAATTACTGGACCCACATAAGGGATAAACATACTTCCCACCAATGCAGCATTCTTTAATAAAGATGAACCCATTCCCTTCTAATCTAAATCATCAGAATCGAAAAAGTCAAATTTATTCCATACAGAACCATCAGTGGTAAGAGTATTCATCTTATTAAGAACCTATTTATCATGCACATCACGTCCTGATAAAGTCTCATAATAAGGTAAACCATCCTCATTATATTTTAAGTCACCCTTCTTGTGTAATACTTCTCCTGTCTTTGGATCTACTACATCATTGTCATAAGAAGCGAGTACTAAAGTATTAAATAGATTAGAAAAGAAAGAATCATTAGGGCTAGCAGATTTCTCACCGGTAATGGGATTTACTACAGCTTGTGTCTAAGCTATTTCAGAAGTAGATAATGTCCTTTTTCCCATCTAACCCATCTATTCCAAACTATTAGTTACTAAAGTTGGATTTGCTCTTTTAACTAAAGTTGGTTTATAATCTATAGTTCTCTTTTTAGGATTTACCCATATATTATCTTTACTATATTGTGCTTGTTCTAGAATAGCTTTTTCATAATCATCATTAGACATCTAATTATAAAACTATCCTGCACTCTAGTAAAAGTTATGAAATTTATTTTTATCAAACTGTCCATTAGAATCCTAAAAAGCACTAACAGACTTAATCTTATCACTTTGTAAATATTTATCTTCTGATTGTAACCCAGTATTATCACTATTTAAACCTACAGCTTGAAAGTCTTCAAGAGTAAATTTAGGGTTAGCTAGCATATTTAATACAATATCATTTTCTTTCATTAAAGTTGTCCCGGATTTACGTAATTACGAGTTTTATTAGCAGCCTACTATCTGGCTTCAATCATTTCTGCCTAAGCTGTTGTTGGTTTAGAACCAGCTGCTGCCGAATAAGTAAAGTAATCATCGTTAATAGGCATAAATATAGTTCCTTTATAAACATGAGTATAATCATTAAATACAGGAGATATAGAATCCCACCAACTTTTTTCATCATATTCTACCTTATTTTTTTCACCCCTACCCTTATTTAAGATATTAAGAGTATTAGCTATTGTATTTTTATCAGTAGTTTCTGATAAATAATCAGCTACTTTAGCTTCATCACCAAAGGCATTATCTAAAGCGGTTCCATTTACTATACCAAATTTGATATAATTAGTTAAAATATCTCCATTAGGACCGTACATTACTGGTAAATTATGATTTTTATAGATGGCATTAATCTATCTTGGATCTTTAGTTCCTGATTGTCTTATTTCATTCTGTGCCTATTTATATCTACCTAACATAGCTATATCAGGTCTTTTCTAACCTGTTTCATTAAAATACTGCATATCTAAAGGTAAATAAGCTGTATATAAAGCAGTACCATCTATAGCTATGTTCTGCATTCCTGCTTGTGGTATCTAAACATCTCCCATAAAGGCATTACTAAAATCTAGATAACCTGCATAATCGCTGGATGCTACATCACTTAATGATGCCATACCAATACCTTCGCCCTTCTTAGTTATAGGCATTTGTACTGTAGGAATTTGTATACCATTAGAAGCACCTGCAGCCGTCTAAATAGTAAATTCATTTTTCTAACCATAACCTGCCTATAACATATCTACTGGATTCATAGATAAACCATCTACAGAATGAGGGTCTTTATCTCCTTTACCAGATTTCTCCTAATGGTTTAAAGCAGTATCTTCTAATTTAAGATCAAATGATTTTTCAGGAGAAGTCTTAGAACTGATTAATTGTCCTATCATAACTAATGCTTCATCATCTGTACCGCCTTTTGTTCTTGTTTTTAAAAGAGATTTCATATTATTAGGCAAACTTCTATATATGTAAGTTAATGCCTATTGAGCCTATTCTGCAGAATCTTTAGTCATTAATTTACCACTATATAAATCTTGAACAGTAGCATCATAATTTCCAGACTAAGCTACTGCCTATTTAAAATCATTTAAGCCTTTTAGTATAGTTCCAGCATTAACATTGGCATATAGATTTTCTTCAGATTTAGAAGCCCCTAATCCCTGAATACACTTTTGAATATACTCTGTTACCTTATCTATTCCTATACCATTATTAACTACATTTAAAATCTCATCTTTTCCTGATAAATTAGGGTCATTAGCTCTTAAATAGAGCAAATCCTAATTAGTCATTTGTTTCCATCCAGACTATTTAGCCTCTTCAGGAGACATTAACTTATAGTCCTTACCGTTAGTCATGTATACTTGACCATACTAATCTATAGCAGCTTCATTAAGTCCTCCATTAGATTTTACATTATCTAAAGCTTTATCATACTATTCCCTACTAAATGAAAGCTTATTCATAGTTTGTAAAGCATTTAAGTACCTATTTTCTACATTAGATGTGAAATCATGAAAAAAATCTAAATTGAGGGATTCTTCAACAGATTGAAGTTTCCACATAGCTACATCTACGTCACTAGGTAAACCTTTAAGCTTTTCTTTAAGCATAGTATATAAATCTTTACTAGTTAATTTACCCTTATCAGCATCACTGGCTACTTTAGCAGCTGCAGCTTCTTCTGGAATAGCTGAAGTTCGCTTATCAGACACTATTACTGGCTAATAAGCAACATAGGGAGGAGTAGTTCCTCCCTATTGAAACTTAAATATCATAACTTTTCTTCTTTTTACGTTTTCTCTTAGTACTACTATAATTAGTTAGTCTATTTATAGCATTATACATTCTATCTATATGGTCTTTAGTAGTTTTATAGAATCTATCAGCATCTGCAGTCTAAGCTTTTAACTATGCTGCTGCAAGTTTTTCTCCCTTTGCTGCTTCTCTTACCTTACGTAAATTCAGCTTAGCACCCTTTTTAGCTTCTTTAACTTTATCACTGTAACTATATGAAGGAGTAGATTGTCTGATAGTCCAATATTTAGATTTAGGAATACCCCAATACTCTCCCAATAAATCTTGCTAAATTTGTCTAGTAGCTGATAATATTTTATTCCACTATCTTAATTTAATTGGATCTTTCTAAATATCGCTCAATTTAATTGTACCATCAGTATATACTTTATTCCATAAAGAGACATCTTCAGGAGTTAAACCATATTTATCTGCATAATTAGAAAGACCATATTTAATAGCATTATTTATATCTCCTTGTGCAAACTAATCTGCTCTTGCTCTCATTTGTTCATAATCTGATTTCTCTTTAAATTCTTTCTCCTAAGCCAAAGCATCCCATACGGTAAATTTCTAATTAAGATATGCTGCCTCTAAAGCTTTATTTTCATTAGCAGTATTATAGAGAGATTCTCTATTCTTCATAGCAACATCATGTCTATTCGTATGATTAGCTACTTCTTGCTACCAAGCCTATTCCTACATTTCTCTTAATCTCTAATTACTCTATTGACGCCCTGCAATAATAGCATCATTGCCTTTAGAAGCTGCCTCTAACTAAAGCATAGATTGTAAATTTCCATCAGATGTAATAGAATGACTAGCTGTTCTAGCTAACTAAGCTGCAGCCTATTGACCATTCATTTCTGCATCTAAATCAGACTGAATATAACGATGGTCTTCTTGTGGGTCATATAATATAGGCTACTTCTTTAACATATCTGTAACTTTTCTATTAGTTATGTCAGCATACATAGCTCTAGGAATACCCCATTTATCAGTAACATCAATCCCATTTATAATATCCTTTAAGCTTAAATTATTAGGCTATTTAGGTTTATTATCTTCAGCAGGGTTTACTTGCGAATGAGAACCTGTAAGTTCATAATCATTCCAATAAACTGTTTTATCATCATTCCATCCAGAGATTACTGGCTTTTCTGATACTTGATAATTCTTTATGTCTTCAGGGTTTACCCAATGCTAAACTCCTTCTTTATCCTTATAAAAATAACGATTACCAGTATTTAAAAATACATTATGTCTAGCTCCTAAGATTTGATCATTACGAACTCTTTTAACATAATCTGCCAAATTAGTATAGGATTCAGCAGGTCTATTTAAACTATCATTATTTTTAACTGTCCATTTAGCTCTTAATTTACCAGTACTATCATAGAAAGTTGCAGGAGAATCCGGAGGTAACTGAGCATCTACAGTCTTTGCCCATTTTTCACCCATAGGAGTAAAGTTCCCGTCCTAATCTAATAGGTCTTCTCCAAATTTCTAATAATAATCTTGGTTCTCAATATCCATCACACTCTATCCAAATGTATTGTTAGTTGGAGTATATCTACCTACTCCCTATCCTTTCTAATTAGATACGTAAAAGTCTGATGGACCATTCGACATATCCCCTGCGTATAACTAATTAGTATCATAGTTATATTTGTATTTATTTACATCAAAGTCTCCCTTAGTACTAAGTCCTGAATACCAAGGATTGCCATTTATATTATTTCCATTAGCCAATTTCTAAATAGAACCACCCTATTTATATTTAACCCCATATTTTTTAAGTATGTCACTCCAAGCCTATGTAACTTGTCTAGAAGCATCTCTTTTTCCAGTAAAGGTTATATTACCATTCTAAACCATACCTCTGAGTCTATTATATTCAGGAGTTAAGTCTCTTATACTTTTTATATCTTGCTAAGCTTGATTTCTATAAGCATTAGCTTGAGTAACTCGACCTGCAGCCTACTCTGAAGCAGCTAATTTTCTAGCTCTTTCGATACTAGCTTTTAACTACTAATATTCTGAACTAGTAGCGTTATTGGCTTTCCATTCGTCTCTTAAGGTCTTAGTCTATCTAGCTACAAATTGAGCATCAGAAGGCTGTCTATTAGAGCTCTATCTAGCAGCTTGTCTATCAATACTTGCCTAAGTCCTACCTGTAGGTTTCAAGCCCCTTACTTCAATTTTATCAAGAATACCATTCATCCATTTAGGAGATTGCCACTGATGATTAGCTATTCCTAATTCACCCCATTTATAAGGTCTTTCATACTCTACTCCATTTATCATTCTAGTATTAGGCTTAGTAAAATCATACACATCAGCTTCTTTTATCTTAGCCTAATCTTTAGTTTTCCAGAATCGATACTTATTTCTAGCAGCATTAAACCTTAAATTAGAATTACCTGTTGCTTTTTGTAAGGCTTTATTTTGTGCTTCTAATCCTTTAGTTCCCTTAATACCTTCAAGTTTGGACTTATTTACTGTTACATAACCTTCATTAGTCTTAACTTTAACTTTATCTTTAGAAAGAGCGCCCTTCATTACTCTATTTCCCTTTATAGCTTGTGTTCCCGCTGTGGTTCCTGATATAACAAGTCTTAAAGAATCATAAATATTAGACCAATCCTGCCTATTTAACTCACTAGGATTAGAAGTCATCTTCTTCCAGGAACCTAAATAAGCATCCTTATTCTTTAGCGCTGACATAGCTCCTAAAGCGGTAATAATATGAGGTGCTAACTTAGAAGCTGTTTTAACAATTCTACTTGTACCAGTGATTCCTCTAACAAAAGGTATTACTGATAAAGCATCCATTCCATAACCAAGAGCATTATTACCTAAAGATTCCCAGAATCCCTAACCCTCTGCCATATCTGCTGCTTGGTTCTAAGCTGTAGCGGCTGCTCCAACTAAAGCAGAAGCAGGTGCCCCTACTCCTGAAAGGCTAGCTACCAAAGCCCCTACATCAGTAGCTAAGGCAGTTGTTCTTAAAAAGGTAGCTCTATCAGAAAAAGGATTTCCTCCTATTTTCTCCTACTTAGTTAAAGCAACTTTTTTATCATGAGGGGTCTAAGGATTATTAATAGCCTTTCTATTTTCTTCTTCCTTAATTGCCTATTTATCTGCTTTAGTTTGTAATTTCATACCTAACTAAGCTCTTGAGATAACCTAAGCCTTTCTTACAGAATATGGATCGTCTCTATAAGCATGTGCTTTTCCATTTTTAAACCATATATAAAGGGGTTGCCCTTTTGCATTTTCGGAACCTTTTAATTTATATATTTCATTACCTGCAGCATCCTATACTTTTTCAAACTAATCCCAACCACCTTGTGTTTTATCAAGTAATGGTTTGTAATAAGCAAGTGCTTCACCTAGATTAGAAATCTTCTATTTACCTCCATTAACTGTCATATTAATAGCTGTTCTAAGAAAATCTCCTTTTCTATTTCCAGTTTTAAAAGCATTCTATAAACGTCTCATTGCTTCTTGACTAGTTCCACTAGTATACTCAAAATCAGTATTTCCGTTCTGCCAACCATTACCAAAGACTTCAGTACCAAAGTTTCTTTTACTTACATTAGCATAACCTTTACCTTCATTAGCTAAATACTACTGCCATATCTTATTATTAGCAATTTCCTATTCCTATTTAATAGCTGCATTGTACTCATCAGTTATATTCTAGGATTCCTGATTATATTGTCTTCTGGCTAAATCAAGAAGATGCTCTCTCTACTCAGGATGAGCAGCAATCTAGTCTGCTAATTTATATTTATCAATAACTGCCTAATCATTATTTATGTCAAAAGCCTCGGGCTTTTTATCATCTATAGGTGTAGTACTTTGAGAACCAATATTAAAATATCCATTATTCCATCCACTAATACCTGCCCTATTTGCAGCAAGTACCATGTTATTCTTCCAAGTATCTAAATTAAAATTCTTATCACTTGGATTATATTGTCCTAGAATATTTCTATAATTAGTATAGGCAGCTTTAACATCATCATTCATTTCCTACTTAGACATATAATCATCTAAGTCTGCCATAGTTTCAGCTACTCTATTAGTGTATTCTCCTTCTTTGTCTTTATTCCAATAAGGTTGGAGGTCATTAGCTGTTCCTGCTGGATTATATTTCTTTTGCCAATAAGCATCAAATCCGTTCTTAGCATAATCAAATCCATTTGTATCGTCAGAAGTTTTATTTTTAGCAGCTAAAGCTTCTCTTAATCCTTTACCTATCTAATTAGCATAAGAAGCAAATTGTCTATTAGCTTCAAAAGTCTAATACTTACCTTGCTTTCTCTTTTTTAAGGCGTCATAATCTTCCTAACTAATTTGCTAACCTTTGTTATTATAATAGTAATTATCAGAATCTGTATTAGAAAATTCTCCTTTAGTATCTGTTATAGTTCCAAATTCATCAGTGCTGAATCTTCCACCTCCATTATTAATATCTTCCTATAAAGCATTAGTAAAATTAGTGTACGCATGCTTCCATTCTTCTTTTTGTTCTGGAGTCCAATCTGTTTTAGAATTAAGAAATGTTTCTGCGTTATCTCTTATATTCTAGAGATATAATTTAGCATCTAATTCATGACCTCCAAAATTATATTTCGATTTTTTAGTCTATTCTGCCATATTATAAAATTAGGGATATACCTAAATGAGTATCTAGATATATCCCTACGTTTAAAATTGATTACTTCTAAATTCTTCTTACAAGACGTCCACCTCTACGATAAACAGGTTCTGATTGTGGAGCGCCACCTGCCTCAGGTCCACCTTCCTCTGCTGGGGCACCACCTCCACCAAGCATTTCGAGTACCATTTGACATACCTGAATAGCGATTTGACAATCTTGATTTTGTACTGCTTGCTGAGCACCTTGCATCAACATAGCTGTTGGGTCTTCACCACCCTACTGTGGAGCAGCAGCCTCTGGTGCTGGAGTAGCTCCGCCTTCTTGAAACTTCTTAATAAATTGCATGTGTTTAAATTTAATTTGTTAATTAACTAGTTAATTATCTAATAATATTATGTATTTCAATAGTACATATTAATTATCTAAAATGCAAATAATTTTGATGACTTATGTAATTATTTATTTTTTATCGTTCTAATCTTTCTTAGATTCAGGAGCATCTACATATTCTGGTTCTCTGTGGTCTTGAGCATATAATTCTTTAAACATTCTCTTGCCAAGTCTCTTACAATACTTATTAAATAACTCCTTATTATCTTTATTAGCTTCTGCTTTTTTAGCCCAAGTAATCATCTATTTTGTAGAAATCCTACTAAATATACGCTCTCCACCCTATAGATCCATTTGAGTTGAACCATCTGGAGCAAGTACCTTCATTACATATTTATTAGGGTCATCAGATTCATCAAACTCAAAATCATCTCCTTCTTCTATACCTGAATTCTAGTTTACTTCAAGTATATATTTAGCATTAGGAAATGGATGTAATGTCTCATCTTCGGGCTAAGCTTTATATACTGCAGTTACTTCATCGTCATCATTAATAGCTATCTAGTCAAGTGGAATTTTAGTATTTTTCATCCACATTTCTATAACTGGCTACTATTCAGACCAGATAAATAACATTCCCTCATCAGGCGCTAACTATTCTCTATCTTGAAGTCCTTTCCTTCTATCTTCTTCAGTTTTAGCTATTTCTACAGTATATTGTTTGTCTCCTATAATTATTCTTTTCTTATCCATTAAGCCATTTTATTTAATACTGCCATTAAACTAGTTCCTTGTGGGTCTCTAAAATTAGATTTACCAGTTTTAAGATATTGACTTAAAGCTGCCGGACTAAACCACATTCCATAATCAACTTGTAACTAACTAAGACCTCTTAAATTAGCGAATTTACTAGATATATTTCTATTAGCTTTAAGTAATTTAACCGCAGCAGAAATCTACTCCTCTGGATTATTTAAAAATTGTTCTTTAGTTAAATGCGGTGCATATTGTTTTCTTGTACTATTTATAAACTAGAAATATCCACTAGCAGATGACTTAGCATTTTTAACAGTAGGATTAAAATTAGATTCCTTTGCAGCTATTTCTGTAAGTGTCTATCTATATTTAGCATCTTCAGGATGTTTAGCTAAATAAGAAGTCATAGCTAAATTGAAGGACTTAGAGCCCTTTGCAGGAATATAAGAAGTATTTGTTGAATTGTCTTCTGAAGTATTTTGTTCTAGAGGATTCCATCCTGCAAATCCTTCTTTTTTCTAATTTCTAGACTAAATTCTATCTAAATTCTCCTAATTAGTTAATTCTTCTCCTATTGGAGTATATTCTATCTAAGGAGATTCTAAGTAAGAAGGAGCCTATACCTAGTTATAAGATACAAATAAATCACTTATTCCCATCTAATGTTCCTCCTTTCTTACATTCTTTAATTAAACCAGTCCTATCTTCTGTATTATGTAGAATCTCATAAACAAGTAATTTTCCGGCTTCAATAGCTAATTCATCTTTCTCTTTCTAAGTATTAGTATATCCCTAATATCTTTTATGTAAATCTTCTAACTACTTAGTTACTTCTAATGAGAAGATAATTTCATTGCGTTCTATCTCAGCTTGTTGTTCACCCTTATTATCAACTACTGGTATGCCCTTCTTAGTTAAATCTTCCGCGTTTTCCATATGATGCTTATGAGCATGTAAAGCACCTTCAGGAATAACATTTTTCTAATTAGTTTCCTCAACCTTCTCAGGTTCTTGTTTAGGTTTATCAGTTTTACCACCTTCTTCTAATTTCTATATATCTAAATTAATTACAGGAGTCCACTCTTTAGATTCTTCTAACTATCCTCCCTCTTTTAATTTAGATACTTCTGGATATTCAAGATTAATTATAGGTTGCCACTATTCCTATTTAACTTCTATATCTATTTTATCTTTAAGCTAACCACCTTTTCTATGTTTTCTTAGATTAATTCTCTATAAAATAGCACCATGTTTAGCAGCTCTTAAATACTATTGTTGTATACCACCATTAATATCCTATCCATATCTAGTATAAGCTAAATATGATTTATTAGCTAACTAATCTTGATATTCATTAGATATATTAGTCATAATATTCTATTGAGTCTTGGCTGTATCAATAAGTCTATTAGCTCGTTTCCTAGCACCATTACTAAATAAACCATATTTCTTACCTGCTTTAGAAACAGCATCTTCTATAGTATTTACAGAATCTGCATAGTCTCCTCCAACTTTTTCAATAGTGTCATTATTAGCAGAGAACTATTTAGCTCTTTTTGCACCTATACCATTGATTAATCCTGCAGGAGTAAGTTTCATAAAGCTACTATCTAATATTTTATCTGTAGTAGTCATCTAATCAGTTCCTATTCCTAATGCAGATAATCCATCTCCTATAAATTTTCCAGCCTTCATAGCACCCCCAACAATAGTTCCTACAGGAGAAAACATCATTGCAGCATTAGATATAGAATCATAAGCATTATTTAATCCTTTAGTTAAACCTGAGTCATTAGCGTGCTATTTACCAAAGAACATATTATCTAAAGTATCTACTGCTTGACCACCAATTCCAGCCACTCCTGCTGTCTTATCCTAATTAGATAAATTCTTCCAATTAGACATTAACTAAAAACCGCTGCTAAAAGAACTTCCTAACTAACCTAGATTAGCCATTGTATAATTACCTGACATTATACCAAAATTAGTCAATCCCTAAGAGATGGGATTTAAGGCATTAGAAGCTGTCTAATAACCCTAACTTATTTGCTACTATCTTATTTTAGCTTGTTCATCTTGTTGTGCTTTCCATATATTAGTCTATTGCTAATTGATAGCATTTATAGTATTCTAATCTAATACAGAACCAGCTGTAGTAGGGACTAATCTTCCAACTAATCCCTACTACGTAAACTGAAATCCTGCCTAACCTTTCTATATTAGTCTTATTTTTTTATGCATAGCTAACTTGATATATAGTATTTATAAAATCAATTATTGCTAGTTCTTTACCTGAATATCTAATTCTAATCTTTATGAATTTATCTCTCATATCAGTTTCCTTTCTATTTTGAGCACTTCCGAAATTATACTTATAAATATTCACATCATCTAACCAAGAAGATGTATCAAATGGGTGTATTCCATTCTCAAAATCTACCTTATATAAATTATACATTGCATTATCCTTACCTTCAGTAGTATCTTTATATCCATCTAAGACAGAATAAGACTATCCAGGAATTGCTATTTCACCCCTTTCTTTTACTGCATCTGGAATAGGAGAATTATACAAAGGTAATGGAGGTAATTTATCTCCTAACCTAGTACCCGCTCCATCTTTCCAAGTAGAATTTTCTGGAGTGCATAAAGCCTTAGTAGAATCCCTTCTTTCATACTCATTTTTATAAGTAATTAATAAAGGATTTATCTACACTTTCCATCTATCCTCAAGATAACGCATATTAGAAGCCATTAAACCTCTTCCTCCAAAAGAAGAAGCTGAAGTATCAGTCTAGTCATCAACATCAATAGCAGGAACGTGATTCCAAACTCTGAACTCCTATCTATTTGGATAATATACAATTTCACCTCCAGATAAGTGTCTATAATCATGTGTTCCTACCTAAGCCATTATGTAACTATCTTCTACTTCATTAATGTGCTTAGCTCTTGCAAAATAATTATGTGGTAAATCTGCTGACTTATTCTATTGTCTAGTCTAAATCTTCAGGAAGTCACTATTGTACTCAATATCACAACCATTATATTGCCAAAGAGCCTTCATAGCTTCTTGTCTAAAATACATATTTGGTTTATCTTTTGCAAAATCATAAGCCTCTCCTATTACTTCATAATGAAAAGATTCAGGTTTTGCTTTATTAGCTATTAATTCCAAATTAGTAAATATCTTATGGACACTAGGATCATTAACTACAATAAATTCAAATTCAAATTGATGCTATTTACCATACCAATAACATGGATATATGTCATCTGCTATATCAAATGAACCTGCCTAACCGTGTTTCCAGAAATCTGTACTTAAAAACTACATATTCCATTTAGGGATAACTGCAACGGTAGATTCATAAGTAGCTACATTATAACTAGCTGTTTTATTATAATAATAATCTTCTAGGGATTGATCAGTATTAGGTATAGTAGCATTTATAGTAGCTTTGATATTTAATAGTTTAACTATAGTATCAGGATTTATCTATTTATCTTTAGGTAACATTTCTCTTTTACCTTGTAGATTCTTGAATATAGGAGCATTAATGTGAATTAACTCCGAATAAGTAACAGTTTGTGCATGAACTATATAAGCCTATATAGGACTATCATTGTACTTAAACATGTTATCAGAGTAAGTAACTAATTCCTTCCATTTGAAATACATAGACATAATATTAGTAGATTTAGATAACTAAACATCATTAGATACTTCTATCTAAGCTGATAACTTACCATACTAGTTATATAAGTCATTGATAATCTCATATGCCTTTGTTTCTTTAAACTTTTCTAAATAATTATCAGAAGTTACTCCCTATACAGTATCCGCAGTTAGTTGCTATTCTATAATATCTATACTTTCTTTAGTATTAGGCTCCCATTTATTTACATCTGTATCAGCATAAGCATGGTTCTTTTTATTTCTATAATAGAGTTCAGAAAGTAGCATGGATCTCATATCTTTATGTATAAACACACTACTTATTTTGTTAGGCTCTTCATCCTTAGTAGTTAAATACACTCTCTTAACTCCAGTATTATCCATTAAATCTCTTGTATACAATGGTGATTTAGGATTTATGTACAAACCATACACAGAAATATTATGGTCAGGAAATAATGCATCTTTTACGTTATCTTTTAAAGAGAATGTATTCTACTCATGACCATCTTTATAGAATTTTAATTTCTACAGAGTAAAATTTTTATAGTTGCCATAAACATCTCTACATAATTCATAACTAATATCATATGGCACATTGTAATTAGGAATTACCCTATTAGATAATTGTAATATACCTATAAAATAACTTGTTGTCATTACAGTTCCATAGGTAGTTTTATAAGTTCCATTCTTAGTTAAATAACTAATAGGTACTGATATATTCTAAACAACTTCACTATCTAAAGTAGGATCAAATACTACATTAGTTAAGGTAATACCATCTGCAAAAGAACTTGAAGAATGACTTGTACCTAGTTTAGCTATCCACTTAGAAGTGTCCCTATTAAATGAGAATGGTATATTATTTATATTCTCCATAAAGCTAGGAACCCAACTGTAGAATGTAATAAACTTATCTAATAATTCATTATAACATAAATTCCATACTTTCTCCTAGAAACCAGTAGTATTATCATAGAAAGTAAACATTACATCTCCTTTATAAGAATTATAACAAGTTTTTACATTACGAATCCCTAATGTAGGTGTAATCTCCCTTTCTCCAAGAGTAATATTATTATTTAGAAATTCTTGTACTTTAACGTCTGAAATACAGATTAGGGAGCTTCCGTCAGTCTTCCAAATCTTCTTAGCTACAGTATCTACGCCATATACATACTAAGTACTATCTCCTCTTTTTCCTGGAGTCTTTAGAATACTATCTGCCCATTGACTACCAAACATATCAGAGATAACAGTTGGAGTCTCTGGGAGCACTCTAGAAGTAGCTACAAGCTATCCTGATACCTATTGAATTGCTGTCTAATTAACTGGAGCAACTGCAATTCCATGTTCAAATATAATTAATAAATTGGAATTTAATGAAATTAACTTAGTTATTTCTCCATATTCCCTAGTATAATCAACGCTATTAGTCTTTCTAAATACTCTATAACCATTTTTATATGCATCATTAATATGAATATCAGAATACATAATACGTGTTCCAAACCAATTCTTAATATAAGGAACATCAGGCAATAAGTTATTCCATCTGTCACTCAAAGATTTACTAAATCCCTTATTATAAATGTGTGATTCTGGAATTTTATATGTGCCTTCTACACTCATAGGAGTATATGGAAAATAACCCCTAGAGTGTCCTGTCATTTGTTTTTCATCAACATTAGAACTATCTAAAGTACGTATATTTAAATTGTATGATGAACGTACTCTGAAAGTTACCCACATACCTAACTAAATGGCATTGACATCTCCTAAGTTTATATTCTCATAACTCTCCGTTTTCTCTGGATTATAGTTATCTTTCCAAGTATTTTCATCAACAATTTCATCATTATAAGGGGCAGAAGGAGAATTAAAGTTTCGTATTAATCGATGTGTAAACTAACATATATAACAGTCTCCTCTATAAACACTAAATGATTTATTATCATCCTTATCTGTTTCCCCAACAACTAAAGACTTAGTTTCTAAATCCTTAAAAGCTATTCTATCAGATATTGCACTATAAGGAGAATTATCATCCATTCTTATTTTTACATAATCTAATAAATTAACTAAAGAATAATTAGGAATGTAAATATTAACAGTCTCTGCCGGGGAGAAATTGTTAGCATCTGAAGCTATACCTAAATAAGCTCCAAAACTACCTCTTACAATATCTGCATTTATCCTTTTGTTAGAAATAGTTTCTGAATCTTCATCAGAGTTATTTTTTGAATACTCACTCTTATAATCATCTCCTATACATTCATATCTAAAAGCCTCTTCTGCTAAACCTGCCCTACTTCTAAATTTATAATCATTAAGTCCTACGCACTTTACGTCATCAGGCACTGATATAATAGGCAAATTATAGCTATTACGTATATTCATATCATAATAACTATTTAAATAGAAGTGTCTACCCTTATTAGTAAAATAATTAGAACTATGACCTACAAGTCCATTAGTACTTTGAGATATAGTCAAACCTATTAAATGTTTATTACCAGTAAATATTTGATTATAATAAGCTGGATTAACTTCATAGTCAGGACATAAAATTGCCTAAACTTTAACTTTAGATGAGTCTTTTATAATTAATCTATCTTTAAATGTTTGGGTTAATTTTCTAGATTCATCATTTTCAACTATCTTATATCCCTTAGGACACTTAGTATTTCTACCATCTAGTTTCTTTTTACTAAATAGCCTATTAGTACCATATCTTACTTCCTAAATTGCTCCTAGAGTAGCTAATGTTGCTCCTACAGCTAATCCTGCACCTGCCGCTATTACAGCTGAAGCTCCTGCAATACCCAAAGTAGCTCCTAATCCAGTAGCAGTAGCACCTGCCGCTACTAAGATACCTCCAATAGCAGTACTACCTGCAGTTATGGCACCTGACAAAGAAGCTCCTGCTAATACTGCAGCTCCTGCTCCTGCTGTAAATACACAGGCAGCAGCTATAGCTACTACTCCAACGCCTATAGCTATACCTTTTAATATTTTTCCAAATAAACCAGATGACTTCTTTTTAAAATGAAAACTATATCTGCTTAAGAATCCCTCAGATATATAATTAACATCGTTAATATCAGAAGTTTCAACATGAGTAGTATTTAAGTTATTACCTAATTCTGTTAAAATACCATCAGCAGTAGCTATACAAGGAACATGAGCTTCCTAATCTACACCCATAGTTACTCCCTAAGCTAATATTGTAGGAATACGAGACTATCTAACAAAGAAAAATCCGGTGGCATATTTTTTAAGTTCCTATATTGCTTCTTTAGATATTCTAATGTCAAATCCGTGAATTACATTAGTATCTCTATTAGATTTAAGTCTAACAACTCCTTTTACATTTTCATTCTAAACATTTTTAGCTTCCTTAGTAGACACTACTAAATAGTTGCTTTCATTATAAACAACTTTATCAGGTATATTATATTGTGAATAGATTATTTCTCCATATTTCTAAACATTAGTGTTACCTCTAATATTAAAGACAGGTGTTAACTAACCATTAGGCAATATATATACTACTCCTAATCTATATAATTCTTCATTCCAATATCCAGTATACTTATATATAAATTCTGAATTATAATATCCCTAGCTAGTAGATGACACTATATAATTTTCGTCTATATTACATATATAATCCTTCTCTTCTAGATAAGGTAAAAAATGTAGAGATAAATCTTGTAACTTATCATATGGAATATCCTATTTATGTACATTACCTAGAAATAACATATTCTAACACTATTCCTGAGTTTTAGCTGCATCTATTATTTCATAACTCAGATTAATATCTTTATCAGTAACATCAAATGTAGGCTCAAAACCTGTAATGTTTACAGTAGCAGTTCCTGAATTAGATATTATAAATTTTTTATCTATCTTTTTATATTCTGTGTTAAAATTTTCTTCCTATTCTGCAGTGTAACGAGAATAATAAACATACAAATAGTTATAAGATAAGTCTATATTAGATAAATATAATGAAACACCTTTATAACTATTCTAATTTTTAACACCAGTAGTTATACTAGATGGATTACTAAAACCTATAAACACACTAACTAATCCTGATTCTGCAACAAAGTCTGTTTCATTACCATCAGCATCAGATAATTTAATATAAAAATGATAGTTACCTATTTTTAAATTTCCTCCGGATGTAGTTCCCTTGTACTCTAATTTAGGTATAGTACAAACACGTTTAAATAATGAAGTATCAATATCAAACTATGTACCTTGGTCATATATATTAGTGTCATTATCTCCTTTTCTATCTATTATCTCATAAGTATTCTTACCTGTAGCACTGAACCTACTATTAATTAATCTTGGCACATTTATGCCGTCATTAATAATTAAGTTAACTGAACCATCATAACTATACTAAGGAGTAATATTTACTGGATGTTCTAGATCAAACTATAGCTCATCCGTTATAAAATCTGATAATTCTCCTATTTCATGCAATATAGGTGCATTCTCTGTTAGAGGTACATAAATTTCTCTATTATCTACAACAGTTTTTTTAAGCCATTGAGTTCCTCCGGTCCATGGAAATATAGAATTTATATTTTTAAGGAATTCCTCTTCCCAACAGAAGTTTGGTTTATATTTTTCATATAAAATTTGCCAAGCAACAGCTGCTGGTCTATTTTCTATATAGTTACCAAAATTATCTGTTGATTTTTCTCCATCAGCTCCTATTCCTAATGTTTTAAAATATTGTCTATAAGAATAATCCTTAAAAGCAGTGATTGGTACATCTATTGCCTAACCATTTTCTAGAGCTATCTTCTAGCCATCTTTATTAAATGTAGCATTTGGTACCACTTTATATGTTTTATCTATAATTATATCAAAAGTATCTTCTAATTCCTACTCTGTATAGAACTATTCCTAGTATTCATATTTGTTCTAAGTCAATCTATAATTTCTTAAGGGATTATACTCATAAACTAAGTTACCCTTAGTAGGTAGAACTTTCATCATTGTATTAAGTGAAAGTTCTGTGGCTAGTACTTTATTTTTTGTTGCCATAATTATTTAAGAACTGCTAACCAAGGAACTAGTTTCTCTTGACTGTTAAATGCATATACAATCTAATCTGGGTCAGTCCAATCATCATCTAATAATCTAGTATTAATACGGGCTTCATCTTTGTAATTGGTACTTGATGCTAAATATAAATCCCCATTTTCATATTTGAAGACAGATCCAATATTAGTTTTTTCAAATCTTATGCTATTAATATCCCGAGTACTCACCCACCCATTAGTAGTATCGTTAGGATTTTTAGGATCTATATTAAATATATATGTAAAAATTAAATCTCCTTCTGAAGTATAATACGAACCTGAGTAAACACTTGGTGTATAAATATCCCAAGGCTGTAACTACCCATCTTTATATATATAAAGAGTATCACTGTTATAAGTGCCTGATATGCTCATTAGTGGAGCTTTTCCACCTAAATTACATGGTTGAAACAAATATTTAGTATCAAAAGATTCTATACTGGTATTAGGAGTTTTATAATTTACCTATAACTATATAGGTAATGTTTTTAATACACTGCCTATTTCTATATTTATATTAGATTTATCTATAGATTCATCCACAGAGTTATTAATATCATCCTTAGGCTTATTAGTCAATAACTTCTCTACATAGGTATCATAGTTATAACCATTAATATTTAAATAAGGTTTAAAATCAGTTACTCCTGAATCTCCTTTTTTAAACTCTGCCTTATAAACCATATCTACTGTATATGTAGAGGTATATGGCTATAAATAAATTATATCCTTTATTACAGTTACGCTCTAAGTAGAAACTTCATCTGATACCTTATAAATGTTACCAAATGTGGCAGCTAAACTGTCTTTTATATATCCCTAATGCTTAGAAGCCATATTAACCATTCTCTTATTACCTGCTGAATCATTCATCACATAGGTATAGAATGGAGGCCAATCAAGATTAAGACTTTTATCATCAACCCAACAACCCTTTCTATCTTCTACGTCACTTGGATATCCTACTTTACTTACAGGTAAATTCTATTTTGCATATGCAGTAAAATCAGATTCTCCATATTTAGTCATTATATAATTTCGAAGCCCCTTATTTCCTCTTTTCCACGTATTATCAAATGCCAATATATTATATTTGTTTTTTAAAATAGATTCTCTATCCATTTCCCCAGCAGTATGACCTCCTATAGTAGGTCTATCCCCATAACTGGTACTTGATAACCAATAAGGAACTCCAGTACCAGAGTAAGGGGATACTTTAGCATCATAACCCTATATTCTAACAGCATGAGTATCATTTAATGCCCAGTTTATATAAGTATCATATACTCCTGAAGTAGAATATATATCAGAATCGTTAGTAAGCCCAAATTTAACTAAATCTGCTTGACAACTAATTAAAGGTTTAATTAAAGTACCTGACATACTAGAATTATTATACATAGGAACATACTTACTAAAATCTAATAATTCTATATTTAATTTTAGTTTATTATTCTATAATTCATTTAACTACTATGTTTTACAAGGGGCGTTAGGTACTTCCGTTTCTTGATAGTTATAGTTATAGTAATTTATCTTTGCATTTTCTGTATTTGTCTTATCTTTATATTCTACTTTCCACTAATTTTTATAATTAGTATAATCCTACCACAATTCTTTAGCTGAACTATCTGTAGTGTATCCTAACTAATGTAGTAATGAAGTACTTAAATTTGCAGTAGAATAAGTAGCAGATACTAAAGGCTATAATATAGGAGCTTCTTGTAGTGTACCCTACATATTCATATAACCATTATTATTAGGAGAGGTTACATAAGTGTTTCCAATATAACTAGTTATCTATAATACCTCTTTAATAGTTTCACTGTCAGCACCTTCACTTAAACTAAATGTATCATAAGTTTCCTATAAACCTGCATCTAAAGATACATCTATTTCTCCCTTTATTTGTTGCACATTAGCAGACAGCGTATCAGATAAATTATTTGATACTGTAGTAGGTGCTTTATAATCAACTACTTTAGTATCTAATTTAGAATCATATGTAGGAGCTATATCTAGATTTAAAGTTAATTTTTGGTCATTATAATCTTTTAATGAGGTATAATACTAATTAAAAGAAGTGTTAGTCCATAACCAACGATAGAAAACTCTATAATCACTTGTGTACAATGAATTATAATTACCTAAAATATCTTTAGTTGTATACTTTACTGTGATTTTAACTAAATAAAGCATATTGCTATAGATAATACCTGCATCATTACTACAAGCATAATAATCTCTATTTAACTCTCCTGTAGAAGGTTTATCCTTCACTGTTTTGCCACTTTCAGTTATTAAATATACCGAACCATTAGTTTCCTTATCTAAAACTGTTCCAGCATGATAAATAGTATTACCTTGTGAATCAATATTAGTTAAAGTTCCAGCTTGATTTAATTGTATATTTAAAGGCATTACTCCGGAATAAGAAACTCTGTTATTAATATGATATGCGGCAGCTTTTCCCTAGTTATCACAAAATTCTAAAACTACCTCTTCTATACCTTTACCTTCTTCTACATAGCAATCTAGTCCTAATTGTATAGTACTTAAATTTTCTCCATTAAAATATCTCCAATTAGTTAATTCGATATTACCACTATTTATTTTGCTAAAATCAATATATCCTTCCTATTCATATACATCTAAATCTCCATAAGCCATAATTGGAGTAACTTTGTAATGATATATAAAGTTAGAGTTATCAATAGGCACTTCTTTTGTTTCAAGTGAACTATTATTTATAGTTACAGTTTGACTAACAGGCACTTTAAAAGAACCTAACTTTTTACAAAATGAATTCTTAAAATAATTATTTATAATAGTATCTGGAATTGCATAAGGTTTAATTTCTGATAATTCTCCATCAGAATTAGTTGTATAATATTTTATCTGTCCCTTTTCGGACTCTTCTTCTGGCTTTTCATAAATAATCTAGTCTAAGTCAATTAAGTATTGTCCTACTATCGGTTCATTATTTTCTACATACTAAGTTATTTTGTTAAAAGAATAAGATTGATCTTCTTTTATTTTATTTAAAACATTTTCTTTAAAAGAATCAAAATTATAATCGTGCTTAAACTATTCATAATTAATAGCATCTCCTATAACATACCCATTTATTTCTTTTTCTACGTCCTAATTATTTTCCTTAGTAATATATTTATACGAGTTAGTTATATCAAATCCTGTTTCTAACTTCCCCATCGCCTGAGTAATAGTAACATTATTTAGTAATTCATTTTTATTCTTATCATAAGTCCATGCTTTATAATAGCAACTTCTGGCTTCTCTAGAATTATTCACTTCTTTAGGAACCCATTCAGACGTACTTACTTTTATTCCTTTAGGATTTATATTATAATTATCAGTGCTCCAATGAAAATTTAAATATACATCATAAATATTATAATTAATATTACATGAAGTACTTGTTTCTTCTTTATCATTTTTTACTTCACCATTTACTGTTTTAGTACTTGTACCTGTTTTATATACATTATAAGTACATTCAAAACCAGTTATGGTTTCTAATTCTGCTAAAATAGCTAATTTACCAGATACTTTGGACTAGAATATAGAATATCCTGAACTTAATAAGTTTCTATAACTATCGATATCAGGCTAACTACTTCCTTGGGTGTCCTATGCTATATTAATATAGAAATCAAGATTAGACCTCTCTCCTATATTTTCTTTAGTAATAGATTGTGAGGTATTTATTTCATTTGATGTATGTTTTACTTTATCATACCATCTAACAGAACTATCTAAGTAAGTAATTTTACCTGAATCTTCTATACTAACTATATGTAATTTAACTATTTTTGGAAATCCACCATGAATGTGGTCTGTATTACCTAAATCTGATAAATATGTATAATTCTTTTCTAACATATCAGTCTATGATACATATATGATATATTTATCACCAGGATTTAGATTATTATCAATAAGTACCTATTTAATAGAGGTATTAGTAATTTTACCATTGGAATCCTAGAATGCACTATTATCAATATTATGCTCTGCAGAAGATAACTCTTTACTACTAATATTTCTTTCAGGAGATGGGAAACAACCTATCTAAGACTTATTAGTTAATGGATTATACGAAGCAATATATATAATATCTCCGAATTCACAAGTACCTACTGGAATATAGCCTTCAGGTAAATAAGCTGTCTCTACTCTACCATTACCCATATCATTCTATAATGATAATTCATTACCATTCATAGTTAATAAGGTAGCATTAAGGGCATGAGTAAGACAAGTAGCCTGGGTATTATCAGGTGCAAAATCCATGACGAGTCCGTCTCCAAAGGTATTCTTTGCAGTCATTATAGTATTACCTGCCATAAATTATTTCTTTTTATATTTACGTTGTTCATCTATTATAAATTCATAATTATATTCTGATAATAATATGTCTTTGAACTTTAAAGGTTCTCTAAGTAATATTAATTCAGCTTTATCTGTTTTTAATTTTGCTTGATAGAAAGAAAAACCTCTATCCCAAGAATATGGAAATTTAAATATAGCTACATGTCCATTCTACATAATGTTACATTCATCATATACTTTGAAAAACATAACTTTTTCAAATATAAAATTCTTTTTAGGTCTTCCCCTACCGGTGTGTTTCTAAGCTAAATAAGCTTCATATTGTGGTCTAGTTAGAGCAAAATAGTAATACCCATCCCATTTGATTTTCTTACGTTTATACATTACTCTTAACTTAGTTCTCATTTTATGCTAATAATATTCAAACCAACGTAATGAATCTTTCATTAAATATCCTGAATAAAACCATAACTTACCCTAATTAACAAGCACATCACCACCATAACTATTGTGTAAATAAAAGGCTTTCCAACCATACTAGAGTATTCTTTTTATATCAGATTGTGCTATAGTTGGATACATCTCAAATATCTATTCATAATAGTCCTAAATTGTTTTCTATTTCAATACTATTTACCCTAATTAGTGTATTCAGTTATTCTATCTTTATCGCTAGTAGCTAAATAAATGGGTTTTTCTCTTCTTGTTCTTTTCTTGCTTTCCATTACAAACTATAACTAATAACCACAGAAATTAGATGTAATGAAATCGACATCACGCCATTTACCTCGTTTAAAAGCTTTTTTAAAATCATCTCCCTCTGTTCTTTTCATCTATATGTAAGATTGTGTTCTACCCATTCCAGGTAATTTAAATTGAGTATTATTCTCAATAATATCATCAAGAATTAATCTTACACTACTCATCCAAATAGAAGCTGCTAAATCTCTTTTACTCCCATCGGAATAGACTTCTTTACACTATTCAGGAGTCATTTTAAGCTTTCTAACCGGAAAGTTCATAAATATGTCGTGGCATGTAAAAGAATGCCCCATTGCAAAGTTACCCATTTATATTTGTTTAGTTATTAGAAACAAAAATAGGGAAGCAAAATTGCCTCCCTATTCATTACATTGGTTTATATGATTTATTATATACCTTTCTGTCCCAAGAATATTTGGCATCTAGTATATCATTCATTTCATTTTGTGAAATATAATCAGGTACTCTAGCAGCGTCTAATAGAAATAACCATCTTTTACGTAAGAATTGAGCTTCCTACATAATTACTTGGTTATGAGTTCTAAACGCTTCTTTCTATTTAATAATATAAGCTATATAAGCTGCTATAGCACTTGCTTCTTTATCATTTATATCCGGTAATCCATCTTCGTCTAAAATATTGGCATGATATAATAAATTTACTATATCTAAACCTTTATTTACATATAAGGTATTACCTACTCTTTTATATTTAACAAACTTACCACTTATATAATAAGGATTGGTAAATGCTTTTCTGGATTCTATATAATTCTCTACATTTGCAGAATAAGGATCTCCATCATACTTTACATTACTAGTATAATTATAATCTTCACCACAATAAGTAACTGCTTCTATTATAGAAACATCACATGGTAACTAAATAGACCCATTAGAGCAATCTACTTTTAACTGTACCTATTTAAGTATAGTATTTTTATTTCCTATTTTATCGTAAGCAATTAAACCAATTTCTTGTAAATCTTCTAAATCGCCTGTTACATCATATTCTGTTTTAGCTTGACTTATTGCATAGTTAAAATTCATATTGTATTTAATTAGTTACCAGAAGTATATTGCTAGTCATTAGGTAATTTAGGAGCAGCTGCTTGTCTATAATAATAAAGTTTCTCTTTAGTTAATTTGTCCTTAATTAACTAATCAATAAAACTGTTATTTACATCAGGACCATTTAAATCATCTAAATTACAACACTTATATTTATTTAATTGTCTTGGATCTTTAAATACTGCAACTATAGACACTTGTCTCACAAAAGGAGCATTAAATAAAAAACAATCTAACATTCCATCTGCATTAGGAGCAAGGTCAATCCACACATAAGGTTTAGTTAATCCCCTTCTTCTATATTTTATAGTTTGTAATTCAGACAATGATGTGACAATAGTAAATTTATTCTATCTATCAGTAGCTCCTAGATATTTAATAGCCTAAGTTCCGTATGTTGTGACAATTTGTGGTATTTGAAAATGTGCTGTAATGGTGTCGCCATCACTCTTCTTACCACAAGAGCATCTCTCTAAAGATTCACAATCAACATCTACACAATTAATAGCCATTAATAAGTCATCTATAGGAGCAATTCCTTTAGAATGTAATTCATTTATTATTGATAATCGACAAGCTACTATTTCATCCTAGAGCTAGTCTATATTCATAGATAAATTCTAGTGATAACCTCTTAAACCTGATACTACATCATTTCGTATCTAACTAGCTAATTTCTCTATGTACATTTATACTTACTATTTAGATTTATTTTCCTCAGGATTCTGTTTAATTCTATGCTAACATGTAAAATTATAACAACGTATACCCTTTAAATAAGTAACTTTCGATTTTAGTTCTGCAATTTCTGTGCATTTATCTGCAATAGCTTTAGATTTTTCAAAAGAAACTTTATCAATTTCTCCTCTTAATCCTTGTAGCTGTTTTCTAAAATCACTCTCTAATTCATGATAGTCTTTGATATACTTGTCACAAGTTTTCTACAGGAAATCATACTAATCCTGTTTTAAATCTTCTTTCTTATGTTCTACTTCTACTAAACTTTGTTCGGCTTCAGCATCTGCTTGTTTCTTTCTACTATTAAAAGTAAAAATATAAGTAATGGCGGCACCTAGACCGCCACTACCTATTATTGGTAAAATCCATTCAAGCAACACTTGTTCCATTAACCCTTAACAGTTTTTACTCCTTTAGTTAATTCAGATTCTGCTTGAGATACTTCACCAGTATCTGCAGAAACATCTTTATTAGTATCTGAATCTACAATAGTGCCAACTGTCTTCAAAGCAGTTTCCCAAGCACTAACTAAGTCAGCATCATTCTTAACCCAGAATACATGAGTTGTATAAGAGTTTAAGCGTCCGCCAACAACACTCAATGGATGACTGTTAGCAGGAGCATGATATTCAATGATATACTGATTGTATGTAGCACCTACAATAGGAGTTTCTACCTGACGAATAGCAGACCATTGATAATTTGCAGCAGTAGGAAGTCTCAAATCTTTAATAATCTGAGAATAAGTACCAAATGCATTCTTACCAAACTTAACTAATGCGATAGGATCAGTAGCTTGTACCTTATTAGGATTCATTGTTGCTACTTCATCATCATAATCAGCTGCTTCCTCAAAGATATTGATAGTTACCTTTCTAAATCTCTGATACTCTGTAGCACCAGTAAGAGTAATCTTACCTTTACCATCATTAGCTACCTTGATAAGGTCTTTATCTACTTGGAACATATGATTAGACTTAATTGTCTTCTCAAGTCTGTCTGCAAGAGCCTTAGCACTATCACCCTTCTTAGCAATAAATTCTACCCAGAAAGGTTTGCCCTTATGATACCAAGGAGTTGAATAGATATAAGGTTCAGCACCATCTACTCCTAAATAAATATCAAGTCTCAAATAATTAACTGCATGGTCTGTAGGTACAACAGAAGTTAACTTAGTAAAGTCAATTGTTGCTTCACACAACTCTGCTGCATAACCTTTACGTCTACGAATACAATCAACATTATCTTTTACAAAGAGAAAATCTCTCTTAATCTTGAGAACATCTTTCTCAACTCCATCAACTTTCTCTTTCTTACCTTCAAAGAGAACTACTCCTTTACCTGAATCTGGATCCAGATTACTATTAATAATAGTTTGTGTCTAAAAATTTAAACCTGCCATAATTAGTTATAATTTAATTAAAATTACTACTGTTGAGCTGCCTACTATTGAGGTGCAGCCTACTACTGTCCAGTTGGTCGGGCAATAGTATTAGTCATCTAAATATTATTTGCCAGTCTTGGATCATTTGAATGCTCCATAACTAAGTGTACCAACTCATTTATAATCTCCTGGTTTACATAATCTGGGAACTCCATAATCTGAGAAGTATCTTCAGTTAAATCAATCTATTCTTGTGTCAAACGAATAAATTGAGGACTCTTTACATAATCAATTTGTACTTCTACTAACTAAAAAAGTGAATCGTCTTTACCATAGCGAATTTCACAACGAACATTACTTGGATTTGCAACTCTTACTGCTGTAGGCTTTTCTACTAAAGAAATTGTTTGCTCAAGCTTTTCGCCACCATCAAGTGGCTATGATAATTTAAAGGTTCTCTAAAAATTAGAGCTTTGTTTATCTTTATCAGTACTAACTTTCCCACTGTCAGTAGTGTCCCCCTTTGCATCAATTCCATTATCTGTTACTTTATAAGGTCTTGCAGGCATATCTGTTCCGGTATATCCTGCTGGGTTAATATCAGAAGGTTCTCCATTACCAGTTACTGGGGAAGTCGGAATGGTGATACTAGAAGCTTGATTATGTATATAATAATATGGACGCATTGGAGAAGGTCTATTGTAAATATCAGTCACAATCTAACTCCAAGAATCCGCTGTAAGTCGAGTTGCAGGAATCTAAATATATGAACCTGCATCCCAACAGTCTTTTTGTTTTGCAACATAATAGATACATACGCAATTAAGCATATGTAAATAATCAATAGGCATAAATACCTCATAAGTAGCACCATTCAAAGATTGAATCTAAGAATGTACATTACTTAAATAAGAACTAGCCGTAGCATATGTAGTAGTATCGCTAGGACTCTATCCATCATATGCGGTTTTAGTACCTCCACTCTTAAAATTATTGTAAGGAGCATTATCTGCTCTATACTTATGAGGTTTTAAATAAGCCGTAGATTTTAATACTCTTAAATCATCAGTAGTCTGCTAATTAATATCATATACATTGTATACTTTATTAATATACTAATTAATCGCCTTGTTAAAAAGGTAATTAAATTCATACAGTTTAAGAGCTGGAGCTTGAATCTTACTCAATTCTATTAAAGTTGCTTCAAATATCTACCTAGCTGTCATTTAAAACGATTAATTTTGTTTATTATTTCTTATCTGAGAGTTCTTCATCTACGAACATTTCAGGATAAGTATCTTTACGAATCATAGCCATGACTTTACTATTTTTAGGACTTTGCATCCATTCAATAGCAGCATCATCTGTTGCTCCTAAGATACATTTTCCGTCGTCACCGAAAACATAGAGACCTTGTTTCTTTCTAATTACTCCATGTTCACGAGCTTCAATAAATAACATACGGAATTGCATGTCTCCTCCAGTGTAGCAATTAATAATCTTCTCTGGAGTCTTTTCTGCAATAGAAATTAAATAATCCTCAACATCTGCATTAGGTTGATTCTTCATATTTCTACCCAATACTCTAGCTACAAGCAATCTGCCATCATAGCCTCTTTCGTCATCAAGAATGAAGTTAATAGCTTGGTGAATGAGTTTCTTTCTAGTAACTCTACGAGATGCATCAAGACCAGGTCTATCAACATATAACTCAGCAGCACCATAACGAGGTCTTGTAGAGTGTTTGTCTACAGTACCGTCAATTAAATAGTCACCCTTATCATTCTTAGCATATCTATCTACAGCAATAAGGTCACAATTTTTAATTGCTTCCCATTCAGCAGCTTGATAAATATCATCCAAATTAAAAGACTTACCATCAGTAATAGTAAACACTTCAGTTACTGGAATAAAGTGTACTAAACCTTGTGCTTCTCTATTTCTTTCATCTTCTGTGAGAATAATATCTCCATATGAATTTACCTACTTTACACATTCCGGAAAACGTCCAGTTTTAGGATCTCTTTGTGGTTGAATAAAATATTTCTATCCAACTTTACCATAAACACTTCTAAGAACAACAACATTACTCTTTAAGTCACCGTCTTTTACATCATTAACTTTCTTTGCCATAATTCATTATAAATTTCTATGAATAGGTAGGAGAGCACCTCGTCTCCTACCATATCTTAATATTATTAGATAATCTTTTTAAATCTATTAATTAAATCAATATTCCTTAGCTTTAAGGATAAATGATTTATAAGGGTTAAATACAGCAATACCTGCATATCCCCAAATTGTCATAAGACCACCAGCTACAGGTGAACTTACAACACCACTTTCGCCTCCTGTGCGACCACCTACACCAAGAACTTCATTAAAGATATAATCCTTACCCTTCAATGAGAACATTTGAATAGGAGGTTGTGTAGATGTCTTACCTGTTGTCAAATCAATACACAAGAAGTATGGGTCTTGATACTCTCTAGACAATGTTCTATCAACCTTGAAGCTGATAGTATTACCACCCCACTCATATGCATCGAATGTAGCACCTACTTTAATATACTTTCCTTCACCTTGCTTAGACCAGAGATAAGCTCCATCGGTCTTTCTAGTAGAAAGATACTCACCAAGTACTCTCTGTACAATAGCCCAAGCTTTTTCATTACACATAAAGCAGAAATGATTACCTGTTGGCTTATCTGCTTTTGATACCATATCAGAAATTATTGTATGGAATGTACCTATTGTAATTCTGTTTGCAGAATACTTACTTGCAAATCTCTCAATTTGAGGGATAGCACCATCACCAATGAAGATAGGTCTTCCTGTAGCTTTATCAGCTAATGTAGTCTTACCGTCAACACCTACAGTACCCTTAGCAAGCAAAATCATATTCTCTCTTGCATACAAGAAGTTCTCGATAAGATTCTTCTTCATAGGATCCAGCTTATAGATTTTTTCAGTAAGGCATCCCTAGTTCTCTCCTTTACCAATCTTGATAAATGTATCTTCCATCAATGCATACTTAGCACTATATGTATCCTATACACGAATAGTACTCATATAATTACGCATCTTTTCTACATTACTCTGATACTTAACCCAACCAGTCT